TGATCATTTACAACACATATAGCAGGAACAATCGAAGTACCTAAATTAGCTTTAGTGTAATGAGTGTATATTTTTTTATTTAAATTTTCGAAAAATGAATAATGATTATATATTAATTTCTTTGTAGTTTTATTAAACGTAATATGATTAACTATTTCTTGAGGTAATACATATATATCAGATAATGTAAAATAATTTGTATAAAAAGCCTCATTATATAATTTTGTAGTAGTATTTTTATCTTTAAAAAGATATGTGGATGTCTTATGACCAGACGCTGGCCATACAGGGGGTCCACTATAAACATCGACTTGGTTACCTGATACTACGCTAGAGAGAGTAGTTGTAGTTATTGCTAGATAATCATGACCATCATGTAATACACTATCAAATGAAGCAATTGTTTGTGCACTAGTATTTTGAAAATCAGTTGTTAGATTAATAGGTATAGACCATTTAGAGTTAGGACCAACTCCAGGATGGTTTATTTTTCCTGTACTAAAATTTAACCTAGTTATAGGTGTATCTAAAGCTGTTTTATATAGTTTATATATATTTCTATTACTGGCTATATATAAAACATTTTTTGAGGATTTACTATTAACTATCTTTTTAAAATTACTTCCTTCAGGTTTATATAATTTTCGCTGAGTAATTGTCGAAGCAGGTCTCGCTTCAGGAAATACATAAATTTCATATGGTAAATATGATTCAAATATTTCTACAGGGTCTCCTATAACTCTCGAAACTGGATCATATTCAAAAATCCTACCTTTATTAGTAAGTATATAACCGCGAGGATCTGTATTTGTATTAGATAGCTCATCTACAACAATTGAAACCGGTTCCTCTGGCGACAAGCCTGTAGGGTATGTAAACAAATCACCATGTTTAATTTCTTCAATAAAATTAAAATTTAAATCATATATTTTAATACTACGAGCACCATTATCTAAAATATATATTTTTTCTTTATGAATACTAAAATCAACAGGATCAACTAGTCTGTTTTTTACTTGAGTATATTGAGTACCTCCAAGTGTTTTTAGTAAAATACGACCAGGTTTTTCATCTACCTTAGATACTCTAGCTGTAGTTCGTTTAACGGCAACATCATTAGTTAAAAGACCAGAGGCCTCGAATTTAAATAATGTCTTATGACCTCGATCTAAAACAAATAAGAACTCATCAACAATATCTACTCCTGTAACTCGGTCAAATTTAAATGCGTTTTTATCATCTTGACTATATTCAACAAAATTACCTGATAATATTGTTGAAAGAGAAAGAGTTCTAAAACCAGTGCTACTCTCCAGTACTGCCGAATCTCCTTTAGAATATAAAAAGTACACAAATTCATTACTATCAAGTTTTTTTGTTATATGCGTTTGAATATGACCGTACATAGAAGACAAACTATTACCAGAAGCTGGATTAAGCTCTGTTGAAACAAATGTAGGAAGGAACCTATTATCAAGATTAATGTAATGAGTATGCGCTGATGTAGGGCATTGAGATGTTACCATTTCAGCGTTAGCAATTAACCATAAATAATTCCGATAAAGTTTACGAATACTGTCATTATATACTTCTGTGACTGCAAAGTCATTATGACTAATTTTAATATCTTCTAAAGAATATGGTAAGCTAACAGCAGGAGTTTTAAGCGACCCTAGCACTCTGTTTGTAGGATAGCCAATACCGGTTACTGCAGTAACCTCATTGTATAGTGTATGAGCCATTATTAATTATTTAACGTTTTTGCCTTGATTTAACAGATTGAAGTTGCAAAGACATTTGTAAATATTTATAATGCCGAGGAAAAAAGTAAAAAAAGAAAGACACAAAATAACTCCTGATCTTATTTTAGATTTATACAAACACACTAAAACATTACCTGATCCAGAAAAAGAAGAAACAGTTGAAAAAGTAAAAGGTCTCGTAAAATACATAGGCAGTGAAATTAGTATAGATTTACATGACATCAAAAATTAAATTATCTTGGGAGAGTATTGAACAAGACGTATCTTTATTAACAAAAAAAGCAAAAGATTTTCATCCTACATGTATTCTCGGTGTTGCAAACGGTGGGATGATTCCTGCGACTCTCTTAGCGAAACTATTAAAAGTTGATAAATTACTTTCATGTAACTTAAAATCATATCAAGACGATGCACCACGAAGTGGTCCTCATAATATAAATGATGTAGTAAAACAAATCTCCTTTCCAACGCAAGATGAATTAATGAGAGAGAGAGTTTTAGTAGTCGACGATCTTGTTGATACAGGATTAACTCTACAAAAAATATATAACAACTTTGTTTTATATAATGATCAATATAATATAAATTGGGATTTTGCTACATTATATTATAAACCTAAAACATCCTTCATGCCTGATTATACAGTAAGACAATTTGACAATGATGCGTGGATTGTTTTTCCGTGGGAGAAATAATTAAGTATATCCAAGCATGGTTAAAGTATGACCAGAGTTAAATACTAAATCAGACGCATCAAAGGCAGCCCCGACTTCACCAATCCGAAACTGAAAATGAAGATTACCAGTTGTTGAGTTACTACTCAACGGGCAGAAGAACTGTACAACTCCGCCATGTGTTAAACCACCACTACCTTCTGATCTTTCATAAGCAGCTGATAAAGTTGGTGCAGCATTATTTTGAAGAGCACCATCTCTCACTTCAAGAAGACCATGTTTTTCATTACCCCATGTACTAGCATGACCTGGCCATAAAAACTGAAATAAACCTGTAGTGGCATTTTTAGGAACACCAGACGGGTTTGTGTATGTTAGCCAATTACATGCTGAACCAGCTCCACTATGAGTAGAAATCGTTACAGGTGATGAAAGAAATTTTAAAGTACCATCGGCGATTGCTACAGAGTCTGTAGTAGCGGATAATTGACCACCAGCTGTAACAACAACATTTCGGTTACCAGTTCCTTTGAGACCAACTACAAACGCGCTACCACCAGTTACACTGGTTGTTGATACTGTACCACTAAAAGTTACATCACCGGAAATATCACCACCTGAAATATAATCCCCTTTAATATCATCAGTTTGTACATGTATATTACCAAAGGGTATACCAGAGTTAATCGATACCCAGCTAGCTGTCGCACTTGCATCAGTTGCAGTTAATAACATAACACAAGTAGCACTTGCATGAGGAGTCGAAGTTGTAACTCCATCGGCTTTATAATATTGTAATGCAGGAAAGACAGCTAAATCTCCTTGCATAGCATAACCACCTGTACCACCATCATATGCAGAAGCTTGTACTAATTTAGTATGAAAATGGCGACCTAATTCACCACCGCTAACATGAATAGTAGTTCCTACTGATCTACCGCCCGCTGTTGAACCATCCCCGATTACTATTCTAAAGGCGTCTGTAGAATATCCGAGTTCGCCTGCGCACAACGTGGTAAGCTTTCTATCTGTATCAGTACCACGTCGTAAAAATAATCTAGCCTTCTTAACCTCTGCCATATAAAATATTTAATATCTAGATGTGATTAATACAAGACTTATTAAATAATTAAAATGAACAAAAATGAGACCTATTATGCATTAGCTACACAACAAGGTAGCTCTATTAAGCTTGAAATTAGAGAGACAGTAAAAGGCAATGTAATTAAAACTTACAGATACCCAGGTACTCTAGAAGGTCAGCCTGTCGTTTCTGGAGATACTGTAAACCTTACGGTAGCAATAGGTTCTTATAGGAAAATGATAATCCAAAACTTAAAAACCGCAAAGAAAGTAGAACGTCGAATTCAATAGCATAAATACTTATGTTATGAATGATTTATTTAATTACTTAACAAAACCACGGGTAGCAAGATCATACAGTCCTATGTTTGATCTTTTTAATACACTAGAGCAATCATTTACTGGACCGTTTGAATCATTTTCAAATGATAATATCCGGTTTAATGAAACTAAAGAAGGGTCAAATGTTGAAATTGATCTTCCGGGTGTAAAGAAAGAAAACCTTAAAGTCACTTACAACGATGACACGGACGTAGCTTATGTTGAAGCTAAACGAACCATTACTACAAAAACCGGTTCTAAAGAAGAAACATATAACCGATCATTTAAAATTGATGGAAATGATTTTAATGTTGAAGAACTAAAAGCAGAAATTACTGACGGTGTTTTGCGTATTAATGTTCCTAGAGCTGAACGTAAAGAACAAAAAGTAATTAACGTCGAAGTGGCTTAAACCCTTCTATCTAAAATAGTTACAGGTAGCGAAATATTAAAGTATTTCGCTACCTTTCTTTTCATGTGATACAGGCTGAGCTTGTGCTCGAATATGACTATTACATTCTTCACCAACACCACGAACACCGTCTTTTTCTTTATATAACTTGAGAGGTAAATTCTTAAACGGATGAGTATGTGGATATGACTCTACTTTGTCGTCATTACTGTCATCATTTAAAGTTAATGTTATTTTACCCTTACCTGTGTTGGTTCTTCTTCTTTCATGCTCCGTTATGTTAAAATCCGCAGTAAATTCTAACCCTTCTAATAATTTAGCAAATAACGTAATCGGTTCTGTTTCCTGTATTTCGACAGGTGCAGAAATATGATGAACACTTAGTTCGCCTTCGACATGAGCACCTCCTTGAACGATGAGGTTTTGAGTAACACCTAAATTACTATCTACTAATACTTGCTTACTATGTTTATTTCGTAGTGTTAATATTTCAGCAGCAATATCAATTCTCTTTGACGACATATTAATCTCATACTCCGAACTTATATTAACTTGTTGACCAGCAATATTTGTTATCGTACCTCCAATATCAACTCCACCCGTAGACTTAATACTAACACCTCCACTACCAACTAAAACATTCCATTTATTTCCAATATTTTGTGTATAATCTCCTCCCGGGAAATCATCTTGATGAACATATTCCAATAAAGCTGATTCTTTCTTTGTAGTAGCAACACCTTTAGTAAACACATTTACTTCATAATTTTCTATCTTACCGACTTCATCTATACGTACTGACGGGAAGTCGTTATAAACTAAACCAATATTTTCTATTTTATGCTTTGTGATGTTTACAATCTCACTACCACCAAGACCTAATTTCTTCTCAATATTAATTATTTTCTGAATCTTTGCTTGTAAATTATCTACCACAACCTTCTCTTTATCAGACGCAACATCCCAATTACCATCTTTACTAGAAGGACTCTGACCCGTACCTCCGCATACCGGGCAAACTTTTTTACCTAAAAACTGTCTTGGACTAGACGGGTCAATTAAATCGCTAAGAGTATTAGCGTACAGTGAGTCAACTTGCCCTGCATGATCAAATGAAGAATTACCGCTATCATATGCAAAATTTTGCGTTACCGATTTAAATGTATATATATTGTCCCATATCTGATCTTTTTGAAACACATCACTACAAAGCGGACATTGTGCCGGTGTACCAACTTTTCGTTGAAGCCCTGAGGTCTTTTTTATAAAATCATTAGGATCGTTTACTGGCTCAGTTCTTTGTAGCTCAAATAATTGCTTACCGTCGGCAATATCTTCCATAAGATCTCGCCATTCTTTTTGATATTCCCTATTTAAATTACCAATTTTCCTGTAATAATCTCCATTAATAATCTGATCATAGTCTCTACCAACATAGTCATTTTTAGTTCCATTAACAGTAAAAAACTCATCACCTAAAACTAATTTTTGATTATTCTTTGTTGCAAATTCTATATTAACATCGTTATTAAATTCTTTAAATGAACCGGAATAATGAGTCAATTTTAAAGCTTCTTTAGTGTCAGTACTAACTATTTCTATAGTACCACCTTTTTGATTAATAACATACTTATTTCTATAAATGTCTGTATTATGATTATATTCAGTACTTATATTTTCATACGAACCGGGATAATCTAAATCAGAATTATATATTGACTTCCATTCGGCGGAGCCATACGTTGTCGCAAAATAAATCGGGTTATTTGGATCCCCTTCCGCAAAAAACACCCACACATGAGCACCTACATTAGGTATACTAAAACTACCTTTTGCACTATTAGAATAAGAAGTTGGAACATAATTATATGAAAATCTATTTACATTATTAAATCTAACTTCATTTTTATCTGAAAATGCATCAGCAACTTTAAGGTCGTGATGCTCATATTTTCTAGACGGCTTTTCACCTATACCGTCTTGGTTTAAATTATACTCACTTTCAATAGACTCCTCCGCAGGAGTCGAACTATTAACGTTATTAGAATCCGATATTGTTGCTGTTTGAGTATATGCGTTATATCTTGCAGGAGCAACACTACCTGCTATCGGAGATGCACACTCTGCCCATGGAACTACTACTTTAAGCTCTTCTATAATATCTGTAATATCACTGTTAATATTTCTTCCGATAAATTTAAATGCTTTATCATTATTATTCTCGTCCCAGTTTTTATAAATTGTAGGTGAGACAGGAGGTACCCATACTTTTATTCTACCTCCTTTATCGGGATCATTGTTTTGTATAACTAGTCCTATATAATTACCGAAATATTTCTCAGTGTCGTTTAATCCTGCATTTGCATTTACATGTATACTACTCATTTTGTTTATTTTAATATCCGGGTGTTGGTGGGTTTGGTAGCACTCTATTACCTTCCGGTAATATTTTCATTCTTAATCCTGCAGCTGTTTCAACAGGTTCATCGGCCTGACGTTTTGATAATTGCATTAATCTAGCACCTCCTTTAAAACGGTGCCTAGACTTCACAATTGAACTAACAGTATTATTACTTACTTTTTGATCTTTTTGTATACTTGTATTAAGAGTACCTACAATTTGATCACTTTTATTCATAATATCTTGTTGTTTTTTATCAGGATTATTTCGCCATTGTGCTATTGTTGTGTCAGGCACTGGATCTCTTGTTGACGACTCTCCTGTACGTCTAGGAGAAGGTGGGTCTAATTCATCTATTTGATTTTTTCTTTCCGTATCTTCAAATTCCTGCTCTCTTCTTCTCTTCCCTTCTTCAAAAGCATCCATTAATTCCTTTACTTCTGCAGAAGAAGCAGGTGTTGCTTCCGGGCATATATCTCTAATCTGTCCATGTAAGCGTTGTTTAAATAATGTTAATTGATGTATTTTAATTTTCTGATACATTAAACCACGAAGCTCTGCGTCTATTTTTTGTTCTAATTGATTACGAAACTTTCCTAAAATACCATTTAATCTATCTTCAATATTTATCAAAAAATCTATAGTAGGGAGTTTATTAATTAAGTCTCTTATAGCTTTATTAATACAGCCAAGTACTGTCTTCATAAATGTTTGCTTAAGAGCGCTTATCTGTGACGTAATATTATCTAATACTGCACCACCTAGACTACCTAATAAATTATCTTGATCTAAACTAACTCCTGTAAATTTTTCTAAAGTACTCGTTATAGCTTCTTTAGGGGTTAGCTTTAATCCCTGTTTATATGCCACGGCTAGCTGTTTAACTTGCCGAGGTGTAACCGTAGCGATAATGCCCGTCTTTTTGTCTCCTGTTAACTGATCTGATATCTTAGTAGGATCTAAAATATCTGCAACTGCATCAACTTTTTTCTTAATTGCCTCTTTTATTATTTTTCCTGATATCAAAGTATTTTTAGCAAATTCTTTAAACGGTCGAATCGTTGGAATTGCGATTACTTTTCTAAAAGCCGCCACAGCACCAGCCGCAGTACTTGTAAGAGCCTTTTTAACAGATCCTGGCATATTATAATTATTTATACTTGATCTTTGTAGTACATATGCTATAATACCTGTATGACGATTAAGGTGTCTCATGAATCTCCTATTGCTCTACTACCAGAGTCAATATTATACAACGATTATCAATATTGTTTAGTACATTTAATGGAAGAAGAACCAGAATATAGAGACTGGTTTCTCGGAAAATATAGAGCCATCAGACCAGATGGTGAAATTCTATTAGATAATTCTATTTTTGAACTTAAGGAAGCGTTTGATTCGGAAAAATATGCACAATGGTGCGAGAAAATAAAACCAAATTATTACATTGTACCAGATGTATTAGAATCAGCATACGGTACAATAGCAAACTTTAAAGCATTTACACAAGATTATAGTGGTCTTCCGGGAGCAACTATCGGTGCAGTTCAAGGTAAAACATGGACGGATGTCGTTGATTGCTATAAGTTTATGTCAGAGAATGCAGATTATATTGCTATGAGTTTTGACTTTAGTATGTATAATGTAACGGGTTTTAATCGATTAATTGATAATGAAAAACTTATGCGACAAACTACAGGAAGACAAAACCTTGTAAAAAGACTTATTGATGAAGGATGGTGGGATTGGGATAAACCACATCACTTGTTAGGTGCTTCATTGGCTAGAGAGTTTAAGTGGTACGTGAATAATAACATTTATAATATTAGAAGTCTTGATACATCTAATCCAGTTGTAGCAGGATTATTAGGTTATCCTTATCAAGGAGATTTTGGTCTAAGTCATAAACCTAGTCAATTACTAGCACATATGATTCGAGCTCAACCTGATGATGACGCAAAAGAACTTATTAGATACAACACAAAGATGTTTAAAAGTATTATTGGACGATGAAGTGGATTGCATTTTTTAGTCAAACTGGTTCTGAAATTGTTAATATATCTAAGACTATCAATAGATGGCCAGATCTTGTTGTAACTAATAAACAAAATGACGAAAGTACTAATATTGAGCTTGTTCGACGAGTAAACCAACAACTAATTAATATAGTTAGATTACCAAAATGGCCAAAGGAAATGGATTATCTTAGAGCAGCAGATGCTTTAAATTATTCTATTTTAAATGACGATTGGACAAACGATGTATTTGTAACTCTTCATGGGTATCTTAGAATATTACCTCCTGACTTTACTAGATCATCTAATATCTTTAATGGTCATCCAGGAGCTATTCATATCTATCCTGAACTTAAAGGTTTTAATCCGCAGAAAAAGGCTTGGGAAGCAAACCATATTCGAGTCGGGTGTGTTATTCATAAAGTAACCCCCGAACTCGATGATGGTCCTGTTATAGAAAAGTGTCTTATTAATAATGATTTTGATTCATACGAAGAACTAGAGAAAGCTCTTCACGTTGAATCTACAAAACTTTGGATAAATTTTTTAAATGAAAGATTACGATGAAATTAAAAAAACGGTAGAAGCAGATTACCCTCAAACATGCGCAATGTTGAAGAATTTGCTCGAAGAAGAATATAAATTGTTTATTCAGAAACAATACGATTACGGACCAGGTAACATTTCAGTTGGTCAAGACGTATCGAAACCAGAAGGACAAATAGTCGCAAAAACCGGACTAGTGTTTCGTATTCATGATAAAGTACAGAGATTGATTAATCTTATCATTGTGAAACGTACTGACGAAGCTGCCAATGAACCAATTATCGATGCTTGGAAAGATTCAAGTTTATATTGCAAAATTGCTCAGATAGTCGATAATGGTACTTGGGGCAAATAATGTTAATATCTTTTACAGGAGCTCAATCTTCAGGTAAGACGACGTTACTCAATCATTGGACTGATTGCAGGAATCACTTTAAAGTAGTTCCGGAAGTTACGCGTAAGTTAAAAAGACAGGGGTTTGAGATAAACGACGATAGTAGTAACTACGTCGATACTCAAATCGCAATATTAGCTGATCATCTAAATAATATATTTTTATATGCTAATACAGAAACAACTGGAATAGTTGTAGATACTATTTTAGATAGATGTATTATTGATGGATTTATTTATACACGATACTTTCGACGAGAAGGTAAAGTAGATGAATTTGTAGATAAGATATTTACTTATATGCTGAAAAAGTATATTGAGAAATATGATTATATCTTTTATACTAGCCCGTATGATGTAGCTCTAATTAATGACGGAGAAAGATCTATGAGCGAGAGCTTTCGCAATAAGATTATAAAATTATATGAAGAATTAATCTTAGATAAGTATCCGAATGTTTATGTACTTGAAGGAAGTGTTGAGAGTCGCTATAATAAGATGACAGAGATAATATATAATGAGTAAACTCGATAATAAAAACATAAGTAAGCACCTAGGTAAAACTAGCAAATATAAATCTCAATACGATCCGAGTCTTCTCGTAAGAGAGCCTAGATCCAGTAACCGCAAACATCTTGATATTAAAGAGAAAGATCTACCTTTTGTAGGGTACGATGTATGGAACGGTTATGAAGTATCAGGACTATTAAATAACGGTGTTCCTATTAGTGCAGTTGCTAAAGTAGTATATCCATGTGATAGTAAATATATCGTCGAATCTAAATCTATGAAACTATATTGGAATAGTTTTAATATGACTAAGCTTGGAGATACAATAGAAGAAACAGTGAGCGCTATGGAGAAGATGGCTACTGAAGATCTTAGTACGTTACTACAAACGGAAGTTAAAGTTAAATTATTCTCTTGCGATACGGATTTAAAAGGAGTTTCTAATCCATTCTTAGAATCATATGATGCTACTCCAAATTCTTTAACGATTGTATCAACTAAAAAATATGTAAGGTTGGAGCACTACTTGACAACTGGATGGCGGTCAAAGGAGAAGATTGAGATTACTAAGTATAATGAAGATCCTTCTATATTTGATACTAAATATACCTCTGTATCTCAGCCGAATAATCTAAATGTAATGTCTTCATTACTTAAAAGTAATTGCCGAGTTACGTCGCAACCTGATTGGGGAGATGTATTTATTCATATAGAAGGACAATGGTTGCCTGGTGTAAGAGAATTACTTGAATATATTATTTCGTTTAGAGACGAAAACCACTTCCATGAAGAAATATGTGAAACTATATATAAACGCTTGTATGATAGGTTCTCCCCGCGGGAATTAATGATTGCGTGTCTATACGCACGAAGAGGTGGATGGGATATTAATCCAGTTAGAGCTAATAAAATAGAATTAATCGATAATATTATGTGGGATGAAACCATTCCATGGATTAAGACTATTAGACAATAAAAAAAGGGCGCTCTTTCGAGCGCCCTTCGATAATAAACAATATTCGACTTACTGGAATACCGTAGATTGTGCTGCAGCAGCACCACTGTTGAACTGCAAGCCGAGACCAGCAACAAACACAACATGGTAGTAGTTAGCTGCACCAAAGAGGTGATCAACTACACCATAACGTGTTAACATACCGACCTTCGGATAGAAGCTATTCGGATCAACCGAACGCTGTACCATAACCGGAATATAAGGACAGTAAATGATACCAGTATCATAATACTCTGGTCCTTTATAACCAAGCAATGCATACTCAACCCTTGTGGAGGCGCCTGTATAACCTGTTCCCAAGTTATATGTAGCTTCGGTACGTGTATCGCGATAAACGTTAAAACGTCCACCAACGTTACCAACCTTAGCAACACCAACCGGTTGTGTGTTAACATTACCGTTAACGGTCATCCAAGAGAACTCAGGAAGCATCTCAAGAATGGCGCAAACACTAGGTGTTGCAACAACAAAGTTAGCAGCACCACGACGGTTGCGAACAGCCATCCTATTAGCCTCAACGATCAACTTCTGATAGAAGTCGCGATTTCTCTCACCCTGCCAGCGAGCATCAGCAGCTGATACCTTGTATGTGGAATAGCCAGTGTTATGACCACCACCGATAGCAGCTTGAACCATGCGAATAATCATCTCACGGTCGATTTCAGCTTGAATCTCATATGACATAGCATTTGTCAACTCAGCGTCAACATCAATACCATTCATATTCTTAAGATCCTGCTCGAGCTCAACTGACCAACGAGCGTTCAGCCTACGAGTACCAGCTTCAACAGCTGTCTTCTCGAAACTCAACTCGACGGTAGGAGCTGACTTAGCCTTATCAAGCTCGAAAGCAGACAAAGCAGCAGCAAAACCTTCGTCCTGTGAATCAAGACCAGCTGACAACCAGTGCGCTGTACCAATACCAGCAAGGGTACCAACTGACGCAGCAGCTTTAGTTCCCGCTTGAACGGTCGAGCTACTTACACCAGTAAATGATGTACCTAAGTAGTTGTGACCCAACTCACCGTTAGGTGCGCCAGCAGAACCAGCAGCAGCTGTTCCTGCATTATTCACTGCATCAGTGACATCACCGATATGTGAAGCAGCGCTTGTATCAGCAGCAGCTGTATTATCAATAGTATCAGCACTGTACTTATAGCGAAGAGCAAATGCGAGACCAACCGGACCACTCATTGGCTGAACACCAACGATCTCGTTAGTAATCAACTCAGGGAATGTACGGCGAATCATCGGAATAAGAATCTTCGGTAAACGTGCGTCGTTAGATGCATATGTATCCCCAGATCCATATGTACCACCGGCCTGACCAGCACCATGACCAACGCTCGAACCAAACGAGCCTTGATTACCTGCGGCATTACCAGATGTGTTACCCTCTCTCAAACACCATTCCTCTTGGTTCTCAAGGAGAATGGCAGTGTTCATCCGCGTATGCGGATTCTCAATAGGCGAAACTTTGTCAGAGGTATAGTCCAGAACTGGACTCCACTTCTCCAACAATTGCTCTGCTCTATTATTGTCAATATAATTAGTATTTGGACGTGTATCTGTTTCGTTCATAATAGTAATTTCCTTTCATTTATATAATAATAGTTTCCGTTGCATTGGAGAATCAGGTAGTATATACCTCAACATCAAAAATGGATTTTACAATCTCATATTAGCTAATTCTTGAGCATAATGACTAGCTACGGTTTTAGGTTGCTCTACTTTCTCTTCAACAACCTCAACCTTAGCTTCTTTAGTCTTAGACTCTGTCATAGCTTCTTCTTTTAACAAATCAAGAGATTCTTGAGCCTTCTTGTCAAAGATATTGACTGTATACTCAAAGTTCTCTTCAATAAACGCAAGATCTTTATCTTCAAAAGTCTTTCTTACGAAATTCATTTTCTTTTCATCAAAACCGGTAAGCTTCTTCTCTAAATAGAGATCCTTTTTAAGACTTTCTAGTTCTTCTGAAACTGCATTATGGGATTCAGTGAGCTCATTAAGTTCTTTCTTCTGAGCATCAATAGTCTCTTTCCCATCTTTAACTGCATCCCTAACAGACTCGGTGGCTAATGCCATATCAACTGAAAGCATCTTGCGAATGTCGCTTAATAAATTAAATGCTCTCTTATTTGTTGTAGCTTCCTCAATTGTCTTAGTAGGAATAGCTTCATCTATATATGAATCAAGATAATCTGAAACCGACTCAACAACAGTGTCTTTCAATGAACCAGCTTCCTCATTAATAGCGGTACGATATCGTTGAACAACATTCTTTAATTTACGTGCTCGATCTTGATCTACTGCCTCAACAACTTTAGTGAGTTTTTTAGTGTGATCCTTATCTATAGCTTCCAGGAGCTGTTCTAACTTCTTAGAGTGCTCTTCATCTTGAGCTGTAAGAGCCGCTTCTGTCGCGATTTGAGCGCGATCTTCGGCCTTTTTATCAACTGCTTCATTGAACACTGTTTCAATTTGTTTAAGACTGTCTTCTGTGAGGACGTCTTTACCTACTTGTTTAAGTAAATCAGATATATTGCTCATGTTTAAAATAAATCCTTTTTAGTTGCTTTCGCTATTTTTTGTTTAAGTTTTTCTGCTACAACCGATTTTAGATCTGCAGTAGCATTGGCGTAATTTTTATCAATAATATTACCGATAAACGATTTGATCTGTTTATTTTGATCCATCATAATTATTTAAGTAATTTATACAATTTTTTTAAAAGTTTTGAATTAGTTCAATGAACTTATTCTTAAAGTATTCATCGACATCCTTACGTGGTAAGTTATTTAAACTTTCTTCAAACCTATCAAAATGCTCTTCAAATTGTCCGCTATGATTTAAAATCCATTGCTTCGACTCTAATATACCGTTAACAAAGGCATCTGAATAAGAAGGATCTGCAACACAATCAATCGCAACTAACTTCATTTCAGTAACATGACCAACATCACTATCAGGTTCTTGATCAATCTTACCTAATGCCCTTGACGACATACCAACTCTCACACCATCTGTTACTAATTGTTTTACTATAGTACCGCATGGTGTTTGTAGGACTTTACTCTTACCATAAAAAATGTTACCGTCTTGTTTCATTTCGGTAACTATATGACATGCTCTTTCTAAGTCGACTTCAGCTGTAGTAGGATGGTTTAATTCACCCATGGCCCGATCTGTCTTAATCATTTCTTTTTGATACCGAGCTACTTCTTGAACCATATTATCTAAATCGTATACTCGTTTATTCTTATTAACTTCAGAGGCCATCATATATGGTCCTTTGATGTATAATCTAGATTCAGATTTATTATTTTTTTCCTCTACGATGTATTCAAACTCGGTTGGGTCCGTTTTCTCTACTAGCAATTTAAAGGCCATAGCGCTATAAAATATTTATTGTTTATCTTACTTTTTTCCGTTAAATAATTCCTTTTCTGTAAGAATTAGAAAATTATATCCATGATCATCAGCCCATTTTTTTGCTGCTTTCCACTTAGATTGATTAACATCATATGTAGCTTGTTCATGTAAAAATGTACTTCGCTTCTTTCTCCCTCTCATAACCGGGCGTTGAGTCTGACTATATGGCTTTATTTCTACTAAGTATTTTACCTTTTTATTCCTCTCTTGTAATACTAAAGTATTATCGACATAATATCTATGCGTTCGAGAATCTAAAGGGCTTATATAAGGAACTATAACACACTCGCTAGTCCATTCAAGTACATTTGGATTATAATCACACCACTTAAAAAAATGTAATTCCCAAGAACTTTTATATTGAGGATATTTCTTGCCAAGAAATTTTTTATTATTAATAGGCCTATATACACCCTGTTTAAATGCGCCTTTTTTATGAGGAGCCATTAGCCTACGAAGAACATTGGAGGGTCTGAATCTCCAAAACCAGCTGTAGCACCGGTAAAGAGCCTTTCTTCTAATTCTTTCTTTTCCTCTAACCCTTCCTGTAAAATACCAGCATCTAACCCTGTACCACCGAACAACTGAGCGTTACCGAACTTACCTCTTACTCTGCCTAATGTGATTTTAGTTAATGCGGTAGCATATTGATACACCCACGGCTCTTTAATTAAGTCTCTGAGAGATTTTTCTACATAGCAACTCAATACACCATAAAACTGTTCTCCAGTTTTAGGTTCCGGTATCATAAGTAACCGTTGCCTAACATCATCAAATTTAAAATAGCGTTTCGTTGAGAGCATTTTTTCACGCGTCTCTAACCATTGCTTTAATATATACCAGCTAATTAAATCAAACCCATAATTACCCATTGCATAGCTGAAATAAGTTTGTTGCGCTAAAGTCTGCTCAATTGTAAATAATGTATTTAAACTACTACTGGTCGATTCATCATAACTAAAAACGTCTATTACCTTTCTATGCTGTCTAGTAAGACCGTCAAAGTACCCTATATTACAACTCCTTGCTGTAAGGGCATCTCTAGTGGTAGTGTCACTTAACATACTCTTCCGTGTAGCAGTAACTAGCGCGTTTGTATATTCGTTACCTCTCGTAGTAAGACCAATTTGTACGACGTTGGATCCAGAAGCTGAAAGCGAGCTTACAGCGGATACTATTGTTTGTGCTGTTGTATATACATCCCCATATTGAGTTATACTAACACTAGCAGGTCCACTACTTGCCGAAGTACATGTAATTAAAGATTTTACTACATGAGCTGATTCAGGTTCACCAGACAATGTAACTACAAATGTATATTCAGATGGATAAGTTGGAATCTCACCACAATCAAATTTAAAGACTGACGTAAATTTTCCTCCATATGCATCATAACCAGCACCAGAAATAGTAGCTGTTGTAAGTGTGGGTAATAATGTAGATTCCCCAGCTGAAGTTTTTACATCAGCTTTACCATCAGTAGGAAATGAATAATTAGCAGATAGTTCATTTGTAAGAAGAAATAATTCACTAAGATCTAATCCTTTACCTCGAGTGTATTTAGAACTATCAACAACTAAATGCTCTAAAGTATACCCAGCAAACTTAGAAAACATTTCTATCGATTGAGCTATATGAGTAAAAATCTGATTACCATGTAATTCTAAATTAATAGTAGGATAGCCTAAACCATAGGTTATCCTATCGGCTAGCTCTTGATAGGTGTCAACTGAATTAGCAAGATATGTAGAGTATAAGTGACTTCCTGCGTCTAAATAATCATCTGTCCATGTACTAGTGGCCACATAATTATTTATGTCGGCAACGCTGAAGTTTCGCCCCCAGCAGTGGGCTCAGGAGTAGGTGCTTCAGTATCTCCCCCACCAGCAGCAGGCGCGCCAGTACCGATTTCTGGTGGAATATCATCACCAGGACCTGGTGCTCCAGGAGCTCCTGGAGCGGGCATCGGCGCACCTCCAGCAGCTGGAGCAGGACCGCTACCGACAGCCCAGTCAGGACCGCCACCTCTGATTTGATCTAGTTCAAACTGTAAGGCTGCATCCTTTCTAAGCCACTCTCTATTAGCTTTAATTTGCTCATCTGTCCATCCGAGATATTCTTTTTGACCAAATCCTTGTGATATAGATTCATTAGCAACAACATTAGTAAAATTGTTGAGCTTAAGATCCATTATTTGTTGCCTGCGTAATTCAAAATAATTACGTGGCGGTGTAAACGTCAAATCAAATATGTTTTCTCTTAAATCAAAATCTTTCCATATATGTTTTAATTTAAGATGAGTAATAAATGCATCTTTTAATCCAATGGCAAATTGATGTTGAAGTCGGACGATAAAATTAGCAAACTTTAATTCTTCTCTCAAAACAGTCGCATCGGCACTATATTGAGATGTTTCAGACTCAACTCGATTAGTAGGTACCTTAAGAGCCTTATATAACTTTTTAACGAAATATTTTAAATCATCTAATTCACCTAAATTTTGACCTCCTGGTAGTGTTTTAACTTCTGTTCCATTACTACCTTCTCTCTTCGGGAACCAATAGGCATCTAAAATAGACTGTGGATTAAATGAATCCACTCTTTTATTATCATCTAAGCTAAATGTTTTCTTACTCCAATAATTTTGCATTAACCGTCGAATATATCCTTCAGCTTTTGGAGCGCTCATATTACCAACATCAACATTAAACACTAACCGTTCTGGAGCACGAACTAATCGATATATAATAATTGAATCTTCAATTAAAGATAACTGTCTATATGCTCGACGGGCATTCTCAATAAACGGAATTCTAAAAGTTTTATTTTCATTCCACGTACCAGAATTTATATATGTAATCTGATTTTTTTCCATCGGAATAAAATCTTTATCACCATGAGAATTAAATTGTTCTTCTGCATCCTTATGATGTTTAGCCTTTCTAAGTAAATATGCTTTAATGTGCATATTTTGATAGTTATCATACACTGGATCTATCGCTTGAGTAGGGACATTAATAACACCTAATATTCCTTCTTTAATATGCTTCTCGTGAATTATATTTTCAAAATAAAGCTCACCGTCAACTAACATCGACCTCACATATTCCCAACCACGTTCTTTAATATCAAATAAATTAATAAATTTACCAAACTCATCATTAAGTTGCTTTTTTACTAACGGATCAAAATCTACTACATCTCTTAATTCTAAATTAATTATATTTCCGTGCTCATCTTCATTGAGAAAATCATCACAGATTTCATCCAATGCATCTGCCACCTCAGCAAACTGAGCCATTGTCCTATAATCTCGTAAACGCCTGTACTTATCTACATCGAGTGTAGCATACATTAATTCATTATACATCCTATCTGCTAGGAACGAGCCTACAGGATGAGATGACTCCGGAGCCTTGGGAGCAAGAATAGAATGCTGGGCTAATAGTTCTTTACGTAATGAACCTGCTTTATAGAAATCTTTAAACTTAGGGTTCTCTTCTGTTACGTCGTCTATAATCGCCGCAGGAGACCTATAGGGTAAATTATTTTGAATAAATTTTTGTAACCCTCTACCAAATGTACCTTTTCTTCCGTCGTCAGCCATATTAATCAATTGTTATTGTTGTGTTTATATCTCTTACTATACTACCATATCCTGCTACATTCATAGGAATAATATCTATACTACCAGTAGCTGTAATCTCTGGGAATGTAACTGTTAACATATTATAGTTATTTAATGTATAATTGCTAGTCAATAACCCACTCATAGCAGGACTTAATGTAGCTCCATCACATAAAGTTGAGAAAGAACTAAATCCCGTTAAAGGCCAATTTGTAAAATCTGCAGCACTAACAAATACATTTTGATTATTATAACAACTTATTAATACAGATTCTACAGAGTCTAAACTATAGCCTATAAATGATTTTTGTGCTGTAAATCCGCAAGTAAGAGTTGTATATGTATTACCAGCGGTAAATTCTGGCCGTCCGGATAATGCTCGGTTGTCAAAATTACCGCTAAAAGACGTAACGTCAGTTAAGTTAGTATTATATTTTATAAACTTACTCATAATCAAATGTATTTACCGGGATGTAATCTTGATCAATAACAAATATATTTTTAACATCAGTTGTATCCCCTTTAAACAACCACCCTTTCATTGTAAAGCTAGTATCTGCTATAATTCTAGCAGGTTGTGCACCTGATACTTCAACAGGATAATCTAAACTTATATTACCATCCCATAATACTTCAGTTCTTATTTCTAAATCATTAGCTAAATTCTGGGAAGACGGTACCTTCCAGCTTATAACAATATATGGGTTATTATAAGGTACAAAATTACTTAAAATCTGATCCATATCAGTTTGAAACTTTGTCATAATAGACATTGATATACCGATATTAACTGGTATGGGTGTTTTCATCCAGTCAGAGTCAAAACCACCAGCACTTACTGAAGGAGCTTTAGTATAATAAAAGCCCGGTATCTTATTAAAGACCCTTTCAGGATCTCTAGTAATAGATGTATAATGAACAGCAATAGTCGGAAGTTTTAACGATTGAGATTTATTAACTATATCTTGAAGAGCCCGTTCCTTCGGACCATAATAGAACCCAGTCTGAATTCTATCAACAATAGTTTTACTTCTATTATATCTATTAATGACAATACTATTAAAAGCAGTAATAAACTGCCTTATCATGTCTTTTAGTTCAAAACCATAATACCGGTTTTTCATTATAAATATTTATTAAATAAAACGGTCTATAAAATAATCTGGCAATAAACTTCTATATTCAGGTAGTAATTTTCTTATACCACCAGCGTCAATGACATACGTAGTACTATAGTCATTTTCGTCTCTCGTACATCTTCCACACTGTTGAATAAACGTAGTAAACATTTTATTTGTATACCATTTATAATCATTTTTAGACATTTCTTTTACTCGTATGTCTCCTAAATCAGGCCATGGGCATTTAATAATAATACAAAATCGAGCCGCATCACCTTTCAAATCAACCCCAAAACTTAACGACGGGCTAGCTAATACAGTAGGTTTCGAACTTTCAGAATGCTCGGTCAATATATCTATATTATCCTTATCACCTCTTATACGATATAACACCCTATCATTTTTTAATTCGTTTTTTAATCTCAATGTCAAAGCATTTGACTGAGTGTGAATTAAACCTTTTACATCTTTATGCTCCTTTAAAATTTGATCTACACATTCAACAACTTTAGGAAAATATCTATCAATATTCTTTTTTGAAAGTTGAATAGTACCAAATACAATTGGTGACAGTTTCGGATCAAACGATGAAGGTAAATCTATATATTTAAAATCTTGCTCTTCTATACCTAAGTTTCTCATAACACGTCTATAATCGACGAATGTAGCAGACATAAGAAGTACCTTATCAGCATATCTAAATAAATGCTGCGCTAATACATCAACCTTTTTAGGTATTAATTGTATATATTTTTTATTATAAATAGAAGTCTTATTAACAATATATTCAGATTGCTGCCAAGTATCAATAATAAGAGATAAGTCGCGCTTTAAATCTGCAATAAATTTAAACTCTTTCTTTACTGCATCACTTATAGTGTCAGAATGCTTCTCAAGCATACGGAGCAATTCAACATACCTACCTTCTAACTGACGATGTAAGTTAATTAAATTATTATAAAACCGTTTTCTGTTAGATGAATATAATAAACTAAAACTATACCTGTTTAATTTACCCAATTCAATACTACAACTAAACCGACTAACAATTATATTTTCTAATTCCGACGCCTCGTCACATACAATAAGCTGTCTATATTTTAAATGATCAGGTTTGTGAAAGAAGCTAGAATAATTTTCTACACTTATTTTTGCAGTTATAGATTTATTTTTAGCTTCATAATAATCACACCTATTACAATCCCAACATTCTCTTTTTAGTTTAGAACTAAAAGTACATGGAGCAGCATCGGCAGTACTTCGATCATCTAAATTACAAACATATGAACCTTTACCTTTAAGAGGTTTTATGTCTTTAAAATCTTTAGTGTATTGATCTTGTAATGCTTTTGTTGTTGTTAATATCGATGTGCCGTAATTTTTATCAATAAAATCGTCTGCATATTCATAAACTAATTTACCATTATCCCATGATGTCTCAAACGCTCTATAATCGGAAACTAATTTTGATAACCTTGACGGTAATTTTTGTAATCCGTTTGCTATTGTTTTGGCAATAAAACTTTTTCCGCAGCCAGTAGGTCCCTGCATAACAACAAACTTGTGCTCTTTAAACGCATCAAGTATATTAGGGATAGCATACTGCTGACTCGAGGATGGAGTGTATCCTTTCGGGAAGTTTTTAATACCCATTCACATATTATAATATTTCTATAGAGAGAAGCAAGTCGTAATATTTGTTACGTTTATTTTTGATCAACCGGTTAAGTCGAGCTTTCCATATAATATCATCTCGATGTATGTGTTGTAAGGTATAATCGAAATATATAATTTTCTTTTCAGTAATAATATTAAAAGGATATAATAACTCTACTTTCTTATTATTATTAAAAAATAATTTAATATTAAAATCCTTTATATCATATAACATAATTTGACCAGTACCGAGAGTACGTTTTTTCGATGTAATCTTAACATCGTGAAGTAATAACTTTTTTAATGTGTTATTAATATCTTCGTACGTCATGTATTCATAAAGGCCATTTTCTCACCTGCAGACATAGGTGCGATTTTTTCATTTATATATACCCAAAATGTTTCATCTGCTTCTAATGTACTAATTAAATCCACTGTGTCGCAATTTATAGTTCTATAATCTTGCATTATAATATCCCAAACTATAATTAAATTCTCTTGATTAGGATTATAATTCGGAGCTTGTCGCGGTGGGTCATAATTTAAAATAGTACGACCCTCTACGGAATTTAAAAGCTGTACATTATTAGTGCACAGCATTCGTCTAGTTGCTGGACGTCCAGGTTTAGGGTTCCGTCTTACAAACTTTACCTCACATACCTTATCTAATAATATACCTTTAAGATTAGCTAGACTGGTTATCATCGTCTTCTAAGTCCTGACAAATTCCGAAAAAACGTTGTTCATTTAAAAATATACAATCCCTAAGAGAATTCTCATAACCTACTACTCGTAAATTATCAACCTTTATTCCCTTGTCGTCTGGAAAACAAACAACATCGCCAGGAGATGAATATTCACATCGAGGACCTACTAATATAACCCTAGCTAATCGCCATGTACGTTTAACTTGAGATAATGGAATATGTATACCATTCCGTATAACAGACCGACCATCATTTGATAAGTCTACATATTGTGCTAAAACAATATCATCCATAACCTTACTCAACTTATATCCTTGAAGACTAAATGTATCAGTATCTTGATATGTATCTAAATTGATTAAGCTACGCTTTACATCATGATCCAAAGCGTCCCGTTGACTATCAGTTAGATCTAACTTATCTAATGCTTTGTCGTAATGTTTTTTCTTTATTTTCTCACTCATATTTTTTAATATTTATCTTAAATGTTTCTGAATACAAATCTACCTCTCTTTGCGACAATTCATATTGTTTACACACTCTTTCATACGCGGTTTTATCCTTTTTTATTTTTTTAGTATAGTTAATATATTTCCTTTTTGTTTTTGGAATTAAACAATGCAGTAAATTATAATGATCAACATTTATACTAAAAACAGACCCATACATATTAACACTATTGTTTATTAATGGAACAAACCTAGCATCAGCAAATGTAATATATCTGTTAACTATATACGGAGAATAAATCTGCGCAGATGTTACGTCTATATCAATTTTACTTTGTTCAAATAAAATATTAGTTACAAAATCAAAAAAATTATTCGCTTGTTTCATATCTGGAAATCCCTATAAGGATTTTTTCCCAATTTTTGCAAAAAAAATTTGGACTACGGTCGTAAGCTAAAAAACTAAAATTACAAATCGCCAAATAGGGAAATCCCCGGGTTTTTGCGAAAAAAATTTGACCGCAGTACGTAACCTCATAGTGTTAATTTCGTTGTCGCAATAAACGCGTCATCCGTCATGGAATAGTACAAATCCACCACAATTTTCATGAATTCCTCTACTTGATTATCGGTTAAATTAGTGGAAAACGCAAAAGATGGTGCCTTTTGACCAGCTAGCACATTAATTGCCGTGTGACCAATCGCAACATTGTCTTTTGAATAGGTTATACTAACACTACACTTACCTTTTGGTTGTATAATGCCGTGTTGCTCAAATTCTTTATGTACGATTAAGTCATCACCATCAACTTCGATGGGAGCCTTCAAATATTTCGTCGACAACAAATTCGCAATTTGTGTGTTAAATAATCTTTGAAAGAAAACAGCCCCAAGAGGACATAAATTAGGAAGCTCCCAACAAAAATTGACAGCGTCATCAGAGTAAATAAAATCATTGTTAAGAAGGTCTTCATTATCAATCATCCCCTCGGTTTCTACTTTCATTGGAGCACGAAACGCAATAATATTACCAATTGGGAGTGTTTTTTTACGAAAATATTTATAAGCAAACCGACCGTGAATCAAATTTCCATCATAGATATCGATATCTTTTAAAATCATGCTAAATATTATAGATTACCCGCAAAAATAATCAACATGAAAGTGCAGTTATTTTCAATAATTTGTTTAGATGAAGATGAATATCCAGATTTAAATTTATATAGACATTTTATAGATCATTACAAGAGTTTAGGGATAAAAAGTAAACACTTTAATATTATACCATGCGGGGTTGATTCATATAAGGAAAACTTCGAAAAATTTAAAAATATAAACTCCCGTCATAACATAACCACCTTAGAATTGCTCCCTAAAAAATATGACATAAAAGAGTCGCATAAAATATACTTAAATTGGCGTGATAAACTGGATCCAGAGGAGTGGGTTATTAGACCAGATCCAGATGAATTCAACGACTACGGTCCATTCGATAAAATACAAGAATGTGCACAGTATTTGGAAGAAAATAACTATCAAGCACTACAAGGTGAATTAATGGATTGCGTTGCTAAAGATCTTGTCTTACATAAAGTACAATACCCAGAAAATTTATTCATGCAATTCCCGATCCGAGCCAATATAACAAAATTTTTTATAAACCCACTAACTGACAAGCTCTTATTATTTAAAGCGAAAGTAGAATTCCAGCAAGGACACCATCATGTTGTATGGAACCCAAAAAGAGAGGCGATAGCAAAATCAGAAGATATTATATGGGATGAAAAGGCGTCAATCTCTGGTGTGAAAATACGATATAATACATCTGAGTATTGGAACCGACCACCGTCACCAACACCGGGAATATATGAAACAAATTTCAAAGCATTTCATTTTAAATGGACGGACGTATTAGTGCGCAGATTGGAAAACACACAACATAAAAACTTATATGTATCCTTTGGTAAAGACAGAAAAAACACTAACGACATTATAAAGGGAAATAAATTTAATATTGTAATTAAAGAGGTCGAAACCGTGTAAAATCATATATCTCATCTTTCGCAAAAGAGGCAGATTTTTCAACTTTCTCTACTTCTTTTGTCCACGGGACATGAATACCAGAATCTAAACATTTTACTGCTCTACCGTAGTATTCATCTTTTGACATCTGTTTGCTGTTAACACATCGATTACCACCTGGATGATAAAAATATGGTTTCTTGAAATTATAAGTTATATCATCAGTAGTCCAGCTTACATAGTCAGAAATATCAGATCGTATGTTTTTCAAAGTAGTATATTTTTTTAAGACTGTACCCAACCTTAACTCACTAAACATATGCTCATAAAAATATTTGTTTTTTATAATTTCATTTCTATAATTTTTTAATGTACTGTTGTTAAAACTAACACATGTAGTCTGACCACCAGCACCATAATCGTCATCATACATAGAGACATCTCTATGTTGATCTATAAAGCTTTCGAACTTTTGAATCCAAACCCAAGCTTGACCTGGATTATTATCAACATTACAGCCTAGAAAATCTTCCCCTTCTATGTCGAAAAAGTCTAAAACCGGTATGTTGAATATAGTATCGTATTCTACGAAGAAATAATAATCATACTTCGGTTTATGTCTATATGCTTCACAAAATAATAAATCAGCTTCTGACCATTCCACTGGAAGGGCACCCTCAATACAAGAATTCGAAGGGTATTTATCCTTTTTCGCAATTAACGATCCTGGTAGTAATTTATTACCTTTAAAACCAATACTATAAATATCCCACTGAGGGTTTAACTTCCGAAGCTTTTTAAATGTATCACGTACAAACTCGTCTTCATAATGGTGTGTGTAAAAAATAGCATTCACAGGTAATGTAAAAAATAGTATATGTTACTTTAAAATGAAAATCCAGTGATTAAATATTTATATGTCAGAGACACCCCCATGGGTACCGACCGGGCCTTTCGATTTAAATAACGTTGTTTTATCTTCTTGGGAATTTATATACGATAATGGTGGTTGGGAAGAACAAGGTTCCGGACCAGGTAGTACAGTAGCTAATAGCGGTGAACTAATAACTTGGATAAAAAACTTTATAACTACTAATAACTGTTCTAGTATGGTTGACGTAGGGTGTGGCGATATGCAATGGACAGCTCAAGTATTAAAAGCAAATCCCTTAGTAGCGTATACCGGTATAGATTGGGTCTCTACTGTATGTAATACAAATAAAACCAACCACCCAACACATACATTTCTAACTCAAAATTTCATGCTTTCTACTTTTAGTAACAGTAATACGTATGACATGTTAATATGTAAAGATGTATTACAACATCAATGGAATGGTGTAGATCAAATAATTACTAATATAGGAAATATTAATGCTGAACATTCTATCTTTATTGTACCGACAGTAGCAGACAGCATTCTAGAAAGTAAATTAGTAGCAGCAGGTTATACATTATCTACGACAGTGTCTTCAGATGAAGAGAAAAGTATATTCTTAAAGTCTACTTAAAATAACCTGCCTGGTGATTGTCCCGTTTATACCTCTGAGGACGTGTCATATACTTTTTGCTAATTTGTTTTTCGTTGTCAATTTGACTTTCAAATATTGTATTGTCGCATAGAAATGGTCGAAAGACATATGCATTATAAAATTTTCTAGCAAAAATATTATTAGAAAGCGATGCAGTAATACCGTCGGATGGAAGGATTATAGGGTAATATTTCCATAATAAATGCTTTGCTGTTTCTATAGTTAAAGCGTAACAAACAGTACCACCATGTTCCCTATAACCGATGTAAAAATAATCATTAAACTGCCTTCTTTTTTTACTTAAGTTCGGCTCACGAACTCCTTCGAAATCTCTCCAAGAATGAAAATGAATGATGTCCCAGTCATCAGGTATATATTCCTTCCACTCTAATGCATTGTTACATAATTCCTCATTAACAATAGCGTCATCTTCTATTACAAGAAAATTATTTACATTATCATCAATCGCTGTTTTATATGCTTTAAGATGACCATATGAACAACATATTTCAGCTAAAGATATTGGATGAGGAGAGCCAGAAACATGACGTGTATTGTCATATTTAGCTGACGCCTCCATCCATAATTTTTTAAACCTAAATTTTCGATTTTTTTTACCCTTAACCGTTAGGTTATCTGGAACGATACTACGAATGAACTTATAGTTTTCAATATTACATTTTTTAAAATGATCCTTAATATACTCTTTACGCATAGGATCTCTACCCCACACTACATATATTTTATCAAATAGTGTGTCGAGCATTTTTTAAAAAATAAAAAACTATCGCAATAGAGTTTCTTTATAACCTAGCATTTCCCATGTATCGGCTTCCGCGGACCAATAAACAACAATACCAATTGGAAGCTCGGCGGTATCAACAAACTCATCATTAACGATACCCTTTTTAATCTTTGATTTTTCTACAAGAAAAACCTTTTCCTTAAAGTAAATAGCTTGACACTTCCGCTTATACTTTATTTCATACGCTTCCTTATCAGGTACTTTAGTCCAGTCCCAAATTAACGGATTCCAAAAAACTGAAAGATTAGGTTTAACCTTTGCTTGAATTGTCTTAGTCCCTAAAAATGAGATTTCTTGTATATCTTTTTTACCGGGCTTATATGCAGATCCATTGTAAAAAATATCTACATTTTCGAACATACTATCAGTAAGAGGATCCTTGAGGTCACCTGGATCAACATCCTTTGTGGCGGCTCTCTTTGTTTTAGGTTTAGTCTTTGTTGTCTTAGTTGCAGTCATAATTAGTATTGAAATAAGTGTTCATTCTTGTAATTAATTATACATGTCAGATGATCTTTCAACTAGGTTTTGCGACCGGCCATGGACTTTTTTAGAAATACAAGAAAAAGGATTATATAACTGCTGTCCGCGCTGGGTAAACCTTAATAAAATAGGAGAAATTACACCAGATTTAGATTTTGCTAAAGAATGGAACAGCGAAGCTAGTAAAGCGTTTCGTCGTAGTATTCTAGATGGGTCTTTTAGTATGTGTAATAAAGAGGAATGCCCTATGATTCAAAATAAATCACTACCAAAACGTGAAGACGTATTAAATGGATCACACGGTACTAAATTACAACAAACTGTAGAATGGGATTTAGATATAGCTGACTTACCTTCTACTATTAATCTATGTTATGATAGATCTTGTAATTTAGAGTGTCCTAGCTGTAGAAAGCAGAAAATTTTCTATAACAAGAAAAACTATCCCCGTCAATATGAACATGCGTTACGAGTTAACGACAAATTACTAAGAATGATTCATAGTAAGCCTCATGACGTTACTCTTAATATTACGGGTTCTGGTGACCCATTTGGATCACCGTCGTTTTTTGAGTTAATGAAAAAAATTAACCCGCGTCTAAACCCAAAAATTACCTTAATGCTACAAACAAACGGTGTATTATGGGATCGACAGAGATGGGCAAAATTAAAAAATATACATAATTTACAAATAAAAACTATTATTAGTTTAGATGCGGGTATAAAAGAGCATTACGATAAAGTTAGAGTAGGAGGAGACTGGGACCGATTGATGAAGAATTTAGAATTTATTAAATCTCTCCAATTACCATGGGTTAGACTAGATATGTGTGTACAAAAAAACAACTATCAAAGTATACCTGAATTTATTAAAATAGCTGAACACCATAATTTTAATTCTTATACATCTAGGATATTTAATTGGGGTACATTTAAAGAAGATCAGTTTAACGAGCACAATATTTTTGATACAAAACACCCGGAGCATAAAAAATTACTAGAAATAATAAACAAGGAATATGATAGCCCTAGACATGATTGGGGAAACTTGACTGACTTTAGAACATGAAATTAGCAGTAGTATTATTTGGACAACCCCGATTTTGGGATTTAAGCTATAAGAGTATTATACAAGAAACTACTTTCGATAATAGTACTACGGATTATTACTTTCACTTTTGGGATAAAATAGCGTATAATACTGACGATCCAGAATATAAATTAACCGATACAGACAAGGCAAATATAGTAGATGCCTATAAACCTAAAAACTATTCCTTTTCTGATTATTCTATATTAGAAGAAACATGCGATGATGTATACCGTATAGTAAAAAAACAGAAAAAAGAATTAAACAAATTTTTAGATGAAAAACACGGTACACCAGAAAAAGAATTACTACCAACAGATACTATAGAAGATATTATAAACAATGTTCGAACACTTAACAATGATAATATACAGAGACACGCCAGTCGTTTAAGGAAGACTATTTTTGAAGTCACACAACCGAAAAATTTAACATATTTTCTTGGTCAGTTTGTATCATTACAAGAGGGAGCGAAGTTGGTAGAAGAAGAAGGAGAGGAATATGATTATATTTTTAGATTAAGAACGGATGTATTATTTGTTACTCCTGACTTATATAAAAATAAAACAGATTACCTAAATGATAAACAATTATTTTATAATAGAATAGAAAATTTAGATAAAGGTATTTTCTGTAGAACCGGGGATTTGCAAATCTGGGAAGGATCATGTCATTCAGACGATGTAGGTGTAAAAAATAAATCTGGGTTACCAAACTACGGACCTAAGGAAAGAATTTTTTGTAGTAGATTTAAGTATGCGAATAACAAAATGACAGCAAGGCCACATAAATCGAGCATAACGAAGAAGCTACATACATCGAATAGTAAAAATACAAAATCTCATACATATAACCCTGAAACACAATACTTACACATGAAAGACTGGTTTATGGTAGGATCTGGTTCAGAAATGTTATTAAGTATGAAACAATATGTTAACACTATTATACATTTAATTAAAAAATCTAAACAATTCCTCATAGATAACGGTATAGATAATAATTGGGCGGCTGGGGAGCTCGTATGCGGAGAAGTTTTAGGGTTAAATGGTATAAGTGCTGCAGAATTAGGTTTTGAGCATTATGGTGAAATGATTATTCCTAATCGATTTATAAAAATTGCTAATGACCATACTAAAGAATTTATTTTAAACCGACCTCATGTTAGAGTATTAGCGGATTCTGATATACCAGTAGAAGAACAATATAAGGAATTAATACAAACTTTTTATATGAAGCCTCATATGAAAGATAAAATAAACATTTAGGCATGCCGAAGAAAGGAATAAAAGGATTTACAGAGTGGAGTTTAGAGTCATCAGATAGACGACCTCCACCGACAGCACCTGTTGGGTTGGCACAACCAGCTCCTGTGAAAATGAATAAAAAAAATATGAAAATAGCAATATTAATGTTTGGACAACCTAGGTTTTTAAAACAAACTATTAATTTAATAAAGGATGAATTTGACCTACCTGGTCACGAAGTACATTATTTCGCTCATTGGTGGAATAGTATTGGGTATCTACCTAACGGTAAAGAAGAAATATATGATAAAAAAGAAATATATGATTTAGTAGAAGAAAAACTACCCAATTCAGTTCTTCCTAATAAACCATCACAGAGAAACATAATTATACAAGATTATGAAAATTTAGATGAAACGTGTAATCATATATTAAATTTTATAAGATTACATAAACGAAATTTACCAATAAGCATAAACTGTGCAATTGAAAATTTAAGATATAAATTCGGACAACATCAGAGTATGAAATGGGCTTTTAGACGTATTTTATCATACGAAAAAGAAAATGATTTTAAATATGATGTAGTTATTAAAGTAAGAACAGATATTGTATATAAATCAAAAGACACATATGAAAGTGAAGAAGAGTATTATGCTGCAAAAGAAGAGTTATATACAGATTTATGCTTCAATGTTCCTCATTTAAAATGTACAGCGCTTAGATATGTAGATCTCACAGAAAGACGTAAAGATAAAGCAGGTAGTGTTGGTAAAGATAACAACATAGGTATGTTTAGATTTTATAAAAATAATATATCGTTTGAGAGACGATCTATTATACAAAAACACAAAAATGGAACATTCGAAAAACATATAAAAACAGCCTACGATCCGGAAAATGAATGTCATTGGATTAAGCATACTGAGGACTATAATAAAAGATTAGCATTTAATGATTGGACATTAATATGTAACCGAGATGCTGCAGAGATAATGTATTGTAATTGGTTTGAAAATTACTTTCTTACCTTATCGAAAGATATAAAAAATAATAATACCAATAATTGGTTTATTTCTCAATCTGATCATTGTCTACAAGGTCAGATGTTACTTAATTACAACTTAGCTGCTGAAAGAATATCTCCTAGAAGAGATGCGAGATTAATTCATCCAAAAATAATAAAAAAGGATATTAAAACTGGAGGGAAGATTAAAGCTGAATCAGAAGCTCAAATTAGAAAGGATATATTAACGCATAAATTTTCGTGAAAAAAATTTGTCATATTAGATGTAACGATAAGTACTGGGAGGGGTTGAATGTATATCCATTATTTTCAAAACCTAAGCACCAGTATAATTATTATCTTAATATAATTAAATTATGGGATGATAATTTAAAAATAAAGTATTTACCTTTTAGAAAGCGTATACGAGATTTAGTTCTTGATCGTATTTTTAATATGGAGTGCTTCGATGTTGTATTAGAAAGTAATCAACACTGTGAAAAATATCTTAACGAAAACTCAAGTAGTAATATTTTATTTTTTCAACAAGACGATGATGACATCTTTTTAAAATTACCCGAAGTTACTGAGTTAACTGAAGGTATTAATATTTTTAATTACAGTTTTTTAGATCCTGTAGGTGGTCGACGAAAGCCAGGGTATAGAAACCGAGTTTTCGGTTTTAAAAACCCAATGAACAAAATACAAAGTAATCATAGTTTAATTTTTAATAAAAATAATAATATTGATCTACAGGAACATAAAATATATAAAGCAGATCATTCAATATATACCGAGATATTAGAACCTTTACGTATCCAACGTAAATTAGGTGCTGTGGGGAAATTAAATTCAGAGATTCCGTATAATTATAGAATTATAGAATACCCAATATCAATTCAATTTTATCACTTACACAGTATTTCATTATGGAAGCATCAATTTAAATTTTCTAATACTAATTATACAGAAGAAAGTCAATTTATAAAATATGTAGAAAGATATATTAAAGAGACTGAAGATTTATATTTACAGTATAAAGACATACCGTTGTTTGAAGAGATAAACAATTTATATCGAATATTATTATGAGCAAAAGAAGATGTAACACTGATAACGCCGACGTGTTTATAGGGGCATGGCATAAAACAGGTATTAACGCGATTAAATCCCTTTTTAGATTATACAAAGAGGACGTACCAACATTCGAATTTCAATTTAAAAAGAAATTAGGAATAGGGTTTAATCATTACGTACTAGAACATAGTAAAGTCATACTTTGTATTAGAAATCCATATGAAACTATAGTCTCAGGTATGAGATACCATCAAAAAACTAAAGAAAAATGGTGTATACAGCCTCACGAAAGATATGGAGGGATAAGTTACAAAGAACATATAAGCAATCTAGAAACTGAAGAAGAAAAATTACTATTTGAGATGAGAGAAAACGCTTATTTGACGATTACTAGCATGTATGATTTTGTAAGAGACCATTCTCAATACGAAATATATTCAAAGACTAGTAAAAATATAAAGGAAAAAACACCCGACGGGACTTGGCGTGAAAAAGGTTATAATATAAATGATAATATTGTTTTTATAAGGCTAGAGCAATTTGAAACCGAGGAAGGACGACAAGAAATAGTTGATACTATTACTTCTCATGTACCTAATATGGATAAAGACATATTAGCAGAATGTATTCAAGCTCATGGTAGAAAAAAATTCAATAAAACTCACGACGGTTCTGGATATACATACGACCAACATTTTACTGGTAAACTATACCACGAATTTGATGAATTGTTTCCTGAAGATTTGTTTGAGGTTTTAGGATATCAGCGTAAATAATTTATTATGATACCATCTACGAACGAGGTTAGAATAGAAACATCTACTGCTTGTAATGCAGGATGTGTTTTTTGCCCTCATCCTACTGAAGATTTTGTCCGTAAAAGAGAGGTAATGTCCTTAGATGATTATAAATTTTATTTAGATAAAGTATTAAACGAGATAGGGGATCAAATTCAAGAAACTACGTTTTCTGGGTTTGGTGAAATTTTTATAGACAAAGGCATTATCGAAAAGATTGCTTACGCTGGCAAAACCGACCTACTTATACATCTTTTAACAAACGGGTCTATGCTTACCCCAGAACGTATAGACAAAATATATGAAATTGGAGTTAAGGATATAAGAGTAAGTCTTCATACTACAAACCCTGATAGTTATGGTAGAGTCATGCGGTATAAATCTTCAGGATTTGATTTCGATTCAGTCATGAAAAATGTTAATTATGCTATTGAAAATAAACCAGAGGAATCTGATATTATAATTACAGCCGATATAGTTGAGGAGAATAAAGAAGATGTAGAGCAAATGATTGAATATTTTAAAGACAGATGTTCTCTTGAAGTGTGGTATCCTCATAACTGGGTTTACGGTAAGACTTATAGAGATAAAACTAAAGAAAATACTTTAAAATCTTGTGGCAGACCGTTTAATGGACCTATACAAATTCAAATAGACGGAGATATAATTATGTGTTGTTTTGATTTTAATAATGAACTGGTCTTAGGTAATTTTAAACGTCAAACATTAGAAGAGATATTCAACGGAAAGGTTTTTCAAGAACTTTATAATCATCATGATAATGGTACCTGCACAAAATCAGATTTTATTTGTAAAAATTGCGATCAACTTAAAGATAAAAGTGATATTGTTATATATAACAACAGGGTAGAGGATAAACAAAAACGAGCGACACAGACCAGTACGGTATTAAAAGAACTAAAACCTGAATTGAGTAATGGCTGAATATCAAAAGATTTCTGATTGGACCATTTTAAAAAGTGAAGAGGATACTGCCATGGTGCAGCATGCCAAAGTAGGTATAGATAACTGTGTATGGCATGAGAGATATATAGATGATATTTTATTACCATACTTTTTAACAGGTAAACGACGCACTGTAATTGATATTGGTTCTAGTTACGGTTGGATGGCTGTTTCTTTTGCAAAACATTTTGATGAAGTAAAGTGTTTTGAAGTTAGAGAGGATATAAGAGATGCTCTTAAGGAAAATGTTAGTAGATTTTCTAATGTGGAAGTTTTTGATTGCGGTGTAAGCAGTGAGGAAAAATATGTTAGGGTAAATAAGAAGAAAGTTACAGGAGTAACTCGTATTGCCCAGAGACGATTTAGCGACACTGGTGCACCAATTATAGGTAAAGATGAATATGTAATAGAAAAACCGCAACATAAAAACGGTATTCTAGTACGTCCGCTTGATAGCTATAATTTTGAAAATGTGGATTGTATAAAGCTTGATATTGAAGACCATGAATATTATGCAATACTCGGTGCTCAAGAGACTATAAAAAAATGGAAACCAGTATTAATTCTTGAAATATCATTTATAAGAAGGAGACATTTAAGTTTCTTTAAACCTAGACAACGCATATTTAAATTACTAGACGACCTCGATTATCAAATAGCAGATATAAGAGGCGGTGATGTTATTTTTACACATAAGAATCTAACTCACTATGATGCGTTAGGCCTGTAACTTCGATAGTTGTGTTTTCTTTTCTATCTATCCAAGATTTCTTACATTTATCTTTTAAATATAAGCGTATATATCTTCTTTCCTTTCCTACTAAATGTATGTTATTATATATAGCTGCATTACCCCATACAACATCCTGTTTTTTATGAGATTCGAGCTCTTTTTCTAACTTATTTACAGAGTCAAAAATAAGTGTTCTTAAATACGTTTGATACCAAGTATTAAACAAATAATACGCAGCAGATCTCGTTGCAGACATAGTGTTAATATCATACCTAATATTTTCATATATACTTTCACCTGTTAGTGTTACTCCAGGTATATATTCTTTTAATTGATGGTTTTTAAATCCGTTTAATTCCTGTACAAATTTTCGTATTTTTAAATTTGTTACTAATGCAAAATTTGTATTTATTTTATCTTCAGGAATAATGTAATTATCAAGTTTATCGCTATTGCTATAAATATAATCCGTTTTCGTTCTTATGACAACATCGTATTTAAAATTATTTTCTTGTTCATATTCTTCCATCAATGAATATGCTCTTTTATTACTAAACCATTGACCGAATTCATACCGATATTTGTCTTTTACAGCCTTAAGCAATATTTTATCACTAACCAAAAAGGTATTTAAATTTTTAAACAAAAAAACTAAATTATCTAATTCAGAATAATCTTCAATTTTATATTTTTTAGGTTCTAAATAATGTATATATTTTTCTAAATTATCATCAGTTGTATAATCTTTAGTTTTTTCGCATTGAGGTGAAAATCCTACAACGTTCCAAAAATGTATAAAAAAATCAACTTGTACATTAGGAATATTAAACTCTTCTTTTATTCTTTTATATGTTAAATTTAGAAATCTAGGTTGTGCGCATAATAAAACAGCTATTCTCATGATTAAAGTACCTCCAATTTAAATTGATTAGTTCTACCTACAAACCGCGGATGACTTTGGTGAAGAATCGGCCATACTCTATGTATGTTAGTATGATATAAAATATAATTTGCTAGTTCAGCGTGACTACTACCTTTCCATACTGGGACTTTATTAGTATACATACCCATACCTATAGGTATTTTAGGAAAATGTTCAAACATACTATTAAAAACAGTAGCGTTACCTAGCAAGTAAACATGGTATATCCATGGTTCTTTTCTACCTGGAACAAAAGACATTCTTTCTACAAGCAATGAATCTCTTTCAGTAATATATTTACAGTAAAATTCTAATGTTCTATTAGTAATTGACTGATCATCAAATAAACAATCAGTTTTTACAATGAGAATTAAATCATATTTGTCTTTATTTTTAATTACGTTAAAGCTCTGAGCCATACTGTATAATTGTGAGAAAGATGGAGTGTTTGAGTACTTAACTGCAAGTTTTATATCTTCACTAGACATAAATTCATTACTAGGGTTGAATTTATCTATATATTTGTCAAGTACATTTTTATTTTCTATTTTATAATTTATAGGTTGAAGTACGTTTAATAGTTCTTTATGCTGTAGATTAGATTTAATAACACAGACATCCTCTAAATCTGCTTTATTTTGTATTAACTCAATCATATTTCTACATCTACGAGTAATATTATCCCATAAATGAAAATACACATCTACATTAAATTTATTTTGATCTAAATTTTTAAACTTTTCAAGATTTTTTGCAGCGTTATTTTCCCAATTTCTCGCCTCACCATAAAAAGTTATAGCTATATTATACATATTTTTAATAATGACTATATTTTCTTTTTTGCTCGTTATAATAAGTTGGCATTTGATGCAATTTATATTTTAACGCATTATGTAAGTGTCCGTGGACTTTGACTTTAGCATGATTTAAAATTAAATTCATAAATACTGTGTGATCGTTCGTGACGCTTAAATGAGGACCCCCTCTATAATAATATAAATCTGGTATAATTTTTTGCGGGTAATTTTCCCATATATTTTTACCTAATGTTTTTGAGTTACCAAAAAATAATGAAAACTCAGGTATAATTAAAGTTTTATGTTTTACGCTCCATACTTCCATATTAGGTAGAAATATTTGTTCTTGAAAATTTGATCTTTCAGATACTTTTTTAATATGCGCAAAGGTAGGATGACACCTAAATTCTACATCAGTTCTTGTTTTAATAATTAAATCGTATTTAATATTATTCTTTTCTTCATATTCTATTCTCATTAATTGATTCTTACATAAACTATGTAATTGAGAATAACCAGGTGTATTAGAGTAGTAAATTTGATTTTTTAATATTTCTTTTGTATCATATCTAGGATTTGGTTCATTTAAATTACAAACATAATCCCATATGTAATCTATTTCTTCATCCATTTCTTTTTTATCACCTAAATGACCTACAGTAGAAGGATATAATTTTTCTATCTCTTCTGCGGTTACATACTCTACAAATGGATCTTGAGATTTATGATTACGTTGACGTTTAGTAACATGATCCCATATATGATAAAAAACATCAACACGTACATCATATCCCTCGACAGCTTCTCTAAATTTTCTAAGACTTTCAGCTCCTATTTCTTTCATCCGCGGCTCGCCGCATATACATATTGCTATATTCATAGTGATTTTAAATATTTTTCGGCAACAACAAAGTCTTCATGTGTATCTAAATCAATACACTCCGCTCTATCGTTAATTATATAAAAATACGGAGTAGCACCTACACGACATCTAAACCTATCATACGCACTTTTCGATATACCATATAAACCGGTTGTCTCCTTTATAACAGGTGTAGCGTCTTGAGATCTAGGTAAGATATTAGGCTGATAATTTACAGGATGATCTTTATGCCAAAACCACCCAAATTCTTCTGTAGCTGTAAGTATAGAATCATGCTTTGAACTATGAGTTAACTTATGTACACATTCTCTAATAGTTTCTGGCTTTAAAAACGGTGCTGTAGCATATAATTGAAAGTAAAAATCGTAATGCCCTATAAAATCTATATCATAGTGAAAGACATCATTACCATTTGCAGTGTCTAATGTGAGTTCAGGTTTACGTTTAATGCATATTACCTGATTTTTTACACAATAACTATTAATCTCAGGACTATCAGTATCTACATATATATCATCAAAACATTCTGCTTGTATACAATGATCAATAATATACTGATATAAAGGCTTACCTCCTAAATCTTTAAAATTCTTATCCTTTACTCTAGTAGAATTACTTTTAATTGGAATTGTCGCGCATACTTTCATAATTAGATATAAAATTATTCAAATCCTCCGGAGTACCTAGACCCCACATTTTCGGTACATCAAAAATTTTAATATTTTTTCCATCTTCTATAGCTTCGTTAAACACAGGACAAACATAAAATTCATTATTTGTCCTAATATTTTTATCTATCATTTGCTCAGCATATTTTACATAATCAGACCCTTTAGACCAATAATAAATACCAACCGTAGCAATATTAGATATAGGTTTCTTTTCGGCGACTTCTGTAACAAACCCATTATCTCCTAATCTTGCATAACTCCATTTAGGATGTGTAGATTTAAAAGTTAAAATACCACCATCTACGTTATCTCCGACCATAGAATACATAAATTCATTACTGTCCCAATCTACATATTGATCAGAATTAGCCATAATTAACGGTTTATCATTATCAATAAACTCTTTAGCTAATAAAGTAGTACATGCTGCTCCCTCTGTTATACCTTCAACTTGTACAATTGTGCATTTCGGTGCTATGTTTTCTAGTACTGTTTGTAAATGATATTTGTCATAATGAGATTTTTGGACAATAAAAATATAATTGGCTTCAATATTTAAATTGTCCACCACTGTCTGTATCATCGGTTTACCGTTTACATCAACTAACGGCTTTGGAAAGGTGTAACCAGCTTTTTCAAACCGTGTACCAGCACCAGCCATGGGAATTAATACATTCATATCACCACCTAACCATTTAGGTTTTATTTCTTCCATAGTCTTATCTTTATTTTTAATAAAATTAGTTATATAATTAAATGTTACCTCTTCTGGCCCTGTTACAGGACACAGATGTGAACCACTTCTAATAGCTCCTTTTCTCCCGGTATGTGAATCTTCAACAATTACAGTTTCATCTGGATTAGTCTTTGTATGTATCATACATCTCATATACATTTCTGCATTAGGTTTACAGAGAAACACATCTTCATTAGTTAATACATAATCACAATACTTAAGTACCCCTATTTTATCAAGACATGTCCATACTGTTCGACGTATTGCATTAGATGCAATTGATATTTTTAATCCTTCATCTTTTAAAAATTTAAATAACCGTTGTAAATCTAAATTCTCTTGCAAAGATTGAAGACGTTCTGTTGTAAATTGTTGTTTTAATTGCCAAATTTCATCATACTTGCTCTCTGGAAGCTGCTTGGCCTTAGTTAACAATTTAAGTTTTGCGGTAGTTGTATGACCGTCATATGAAGATAGATGCTCTTCTCGAGAAATAACATAGGACTCACCAATTGAACGTAAGGCATCATTAAATGCGTAATAATGTAAATCTCTACTATCTAGTAAAACACCGTCAAGATCAAAAATAACGTGTTTTATATAATTGTACATAGTCGGAGCAAATACCCTTACAATTATAATTAGGAGGATTTTTCGAATTATCTACAATAATGCAATTTTCTGAAGCGTATTTACCTGGATACGTCCAAATAAACCGCTCCGAAGTAATAGTATATTGATCTGTTTCATGCCAAAAGCAATGTATGTTACGATTTTTTAACATCATCTGTAATGCTTCTAAATTTTTAGCATGACACCATAGATGAGGATGTTCAAGTGCATACTCCTTAATACGAATTTTCGGTTCATCATGTCCTAATAAATATTCACCGTTTATAAACCAAACATCTATCTCGCAATGAAATCCTAAGTCTAATACCGTTTGAATTTGGAGAGGTTTATTCTCTAATTTAGAATTTTTACCAGTTAAATTACCTCTATGAGAGATTAAAATCATTTTACATCCTCGATCCTCTTTATTCCGTCAATAAGAAAAAGTGTATCCATTGATAAAGCTAAAAACTCTGAATCCCTGTAAATGTCTAATTGATCTTCAATATTTTTAACTATGTGATAACCAAGTTTATTTCCGACTTTCGATTTTAATTTTTCTATAGCTGTTTTATATACAGGGGAATCAAAATTACCAACACATCCTAAGCTTGCAGATAAATCATATGGTCCAACCATAAAATAATCAAAATCTACTTCTGCGATAATGCTTATATTATCTAAACCTGCCCGTGTTTCTATTTGAGCTACAACTATAGGGTCACGTTTTTTAAAATCTTTATTACCCCACTCATTCTCTCTGACTAACCCTTGCCCTCTACTACCTTTAGGTGGATAGAAACAGTAATCATAATACTCTTTAGCTTTAAAATAATTCTGTACTGTTGAAAATATAACTCCTGATACACCAGCGTCTAAACTCATTCGAATAACAGTCTTATCTAACCAAGTAACTCTAATAAAACATAATTTGTTTTTAAGTAAACATACCTGTATACAGGTATACAGCGTCTCATTATTAAAGCATCCATGTTCAAGATCGAAGACTACTCCGTCAAGTGTAGAGTTACATAATATCTCTGTAATTGTTGGACTAGGAAGTTGTTGCCATAAGAGTCTCATTAATTTTTAAACACTCCTGCCAGTTATCTTCTGTGTCAATATCAAAATTCTCAGGATGATCGACTTTAAAGAAAGCTGGATTTTTACCTACCCTATTTTTAATAGTAGTAAATACACTTTTCTTAAACATATAAAAAGCAGAATTCTCTTCATACAACGTTGGAAGTGATTGAGTTTGTTCTAGTTTTAGAGGGTTATGATTTACAGGACAATAACCATATTCTTCCTTTCTCCATAAACGAGAATTTATTAAATTACAACTAACAACAGAATCACACTTATCATTTTCAAAAAACTTATACGCCTTCTCTAAAGTTTCTAATTTAAGGAAAGGACTAGTTACATGAATTTGACATACAACATCGCTAGGCTCTATAACTGTTGACGTCTCCGCTCCTCCACGCCACATCCCGTTTAAAAGATTATCAATAAGCTTATTTACTGATACATCGTTACCACATAAATAATGAGGTCTCTTAAGAGTAACAACATTCCTTAAATTAACATCATTACGAATATTATGAATTATTTCATCACTATCCGTATCAACAAAAACCCTATAATCTTTTAATTTGTAAAGTGTATGTTTGTAAAGAGGTAAACCGCTTAATTGCCGAAAATTCTTACCAGGTACTCTCTGAGATTCATGTTTAATTGGTATAAAAATCTTCATCCTTCTATATATAATTACAATAGTTTGTCAAATAATCTATAACAAATAATTTTTACCTTTCAAGTCTTCTATATCTTTTTCGAAATACAAATATTTTATAATAGATTTAATTTTAGATTTTGTTATATCAGGTGGGTTATTAATAAGTTCCGCTGGCCACGCCTTAACCCACTGAGATTTTTCTGGTTTTTTAATCCATGTACCGTTCCATTTATTAAAAAAATACATCCAAGCATATTCTTTATATATACCAGATCTAGTTTTCCAAATTTCTTGATGCTCGGAGTCATCTGCTCTTCGCTTTAACGTTTCATCTCCTCTAAAACCTTGTTCTTTAACAAATACTCGATCAGCTACTGTGTCTAATTCAAGAGCATCAGTGTTATTCAATTCAATACCATGTAGGATGTCATTAATACACGATTTTTCTTTATTAAAAATTAAAGCTCGTAACCAATAATCTGCTTCTTTATACTGTACTCCAAAGAAATTTTCATCCCAAATGCCAATCTTCTTAACAGCTGCTGGTGTATAGCTTACTAAATTATCGCCAAACTTACCTACGATAAAATTATACTTCTTATGCATTTTTAAAAGATTACTACACCAGTTAGGATGAACACTTGTATCATTTTGCATTGTGACTAGATACTCACAATCTGGTTTATTGAGATCTTTAAACCCATTAATTAAAGCTTGGTTCCAATTTTCAGCTAAATTACCGTTAGACCAATCTGGTCTAAGGACGTTATGTAATACATTAACTTTGTCTTTAAATTGCGAATTAAGTTTAAAGTCGGTATGATTGTTAATTATATTAACTTCTGTATTTGGTATTTGAGAGAAATCAGATTTAAATAATTTTTCTAATGTATCATTTAAAACATCTGATCTCTTATACGTTACTATATAAATCTTGAGTTTTTTCATTAAATTCCTCTCTACTAAGAGCTTTTAAATTCAAAATTTTAGTTAATACGTCATCTAAAATAACTTTGGGATTATCTTTTAAATGTTTACGAGAATACTCCCATTGATTTACTTGATTATGGCGTTTAGATGCAAAACATTGCTTAGCAAATTCCTCTTCATCTCTCGTACAACCTTCTTTATAGCCTGGTGTAAAGTTATCTAAATAAAAACTAAACCCAGTAATATAAAGAGATTCAACACCACGATGTAACAGATCAAATATCGCTGCAAAACCAGTATTAGCTCTACAAGCTACTCCTTTGTTTAGTTCTCCATACAATCTATAATCCATTACATGAAAGTTAAAATTGTTTGCTATTTTAGTTACGGTTTGTGAATTGACCATCGGACTCAACCTGTTACTATGGCAATTACCTTTAACATCAGAATGTGGTATTGTACATACCCACTGTATGTTATGATCTTTAAGTCTATTAATATCTATTATACCTCCATTATCTTTATGCTCTATAAGACAATTATAAAATACATCTGTTTTAGAGCCGATATATGGTTTGTACTTATCTATGACATCTAACCCTCTGTTCAATCTTACTACGACGTCAAATTCGTTATCTATTTTTTCACCAAAACCATAGAACGGTTTAGTAGTAACATACTGTGCTGGACCAATAATAATAACTTTCTTACCTTTTAAAAAGTTAGAATACGATGCCGCCGCATCCTCTATCGCTCTATCCAGTTTTGGGTTTTTATCCGCCTGCTCCTCCTGTTTTTTTAATTTTTGCAGATAATGCGATTTAAAATCTTCGTAACAACCTTCAATAAACTCTATACTAGAACTAGCTATATGAGGTGTCATGAAAAACTTATCACTTTTAAATTCAGTAAGCTTACCTGTATACGGCTCTTCCCAAAAAGCATCAAACGCGGCACGCATGTTAGTAATTTTTAAGTGATGGTAAAGATCATCTTCATTAACTAAAGGACCACGAGCCGTATTAATTAAAATAGCATCAGATTTAAATCTCTTAAGATTTTCTTTATTAATAAAATTCTTATTTTGAGGAGTATAAGGTATATGAAGAGTAACTATATCAGCTTTACTGTAATCAGGAGGCCTATCATCATTTAAAATATCATAAGTTAATATATTTTTAATAAACGGAGCCATTTTATGTTTAACTCTTTGTCCTATATTCCCTAGACCGACAATAAGAAGAGTCTTATTTGTAAGAACGTGTCTTTGAGTACTACTCCATGATGTTAAGTCTCCTATACCGTCATATAACATTTTAAATATTAAACTACAAGTAAAATTTGCAGTTTCTTCATAGATATAATTCTTAGTTTTTACTGAAGGAAACTCTACTTGTATGTCAGAAGGAAAATTTACATTATCTGTACCAACACCTGCACGAAAAACAAACTTAACATTAGGGAATAATTTTATATCTATAGGCGGAGCACCTAATATAATTGACGTAGCTTTACTTGGAGTAGTTGTTACTAGCTCTTTTGGTAAAAGAGAATCAAAAAGTGATGTATTGGTCCAAATCATTAATATTCAAGATAATTCTCTAAGCAATATTGTAATGCTGAATCGAGATTTTTTTGTTTATGATGCATATGAAGAATTCTCTCTCTAAGATGCTCATGACCAAATTCATGATGAAACGTTCTTTGTTTTTCTCTGTTCTGTTTACTTCTAGCATTATACTCTGGAGGTAAAATATATAATCTAGCTTTTGATTCCCATAAGGAAACTCTAAATGTAGGTTGATCATATGGGCAAACGTTGTAATACTTACGATAATATTTCGGCCAAAGATCAAATAAGTTATCTATATTATCACACTTTTTAAATCCTAAAACACCAGTATTAACTTCTGAAAAAGCATATGGGATGTTTTTATATTCAGGTATACATTTTGAATATTTTTCTCTCTTTCTAGCCAAACAGTGAGTAATAACTAGCTCATATTCATCTAACATATCAAATATGTCGTATACATTATAGTTAAAAACCGTGTCTGTATCAAGAAACAATGTCTTTTCATATGGAGAATGTTTAAGTACATCAACCTTTGCTCTTAATATCTGGCAATTAATTTGTATACATTGATCAATACCTGGTACTAACTTTAATAACTCATCTGGCTTCATATCAGAAAAGCAAGTAATATGAAGATCAGGATGAAACTTTCTAAAAGACTCTACAGAGATACTTAATTCTCTAAAAAATTCCATATTACCCAGTGCATTATAAACTGTATAAATTATACCTTTATCCCTTTTTTCCATTTTTAAAAAAACCTACCTTTCCTTCTACGATTTTAAATAAATTTTCTTTCCCGAAATAATGATCTGAATATGTTTTTTCAATGCCTCTATTATAATCATCTATAACAATAATGCCATCTTCTTTTATCAATGAATAAGCGGAAAAAATACTACTCATCCGACCTGGTCCATCATATGGCCGTGGTGGTTGATGACCTAACGGGCCATCTACAATTATAAAATCCCATAAAACATCCGTAACTTCAGAGGGTAAATCAATTTTAATTTCTTCCTCGTCAAAAAATGAATCATCTCTAACACCGAGATTTATTTGATGATAATCTTGTATCTTTGTTTTATAATTTATATGATGTACCGTTAATTCATTAGTATTCTCAAAATATGAACAATCTTCTGTGCTTTTATTTGAAATTTTATCTATCCAAGATTGATCATTTTCTAAAAAAACTGTTACACCCTTAATGTTTAAGTTTTGCCACAAATGAGAGTCGTCTCCTAAACCGAAAACTAATAAATTACAAGGACAGTGTGGCTCTAACTCTTTAGCTATTTCAGTATACTGAACATGACTCATTAAACCACGACCATATTTTGAAACTAATTCTTTATAACTCATTTAGCTGTGTATATATTCTCTTCGCCCATACTAACGGATCATAAAGCCTGTCAAATTCTTGTTTCGCCTTTAATGCCATTTCGTTTCTCTTCTTAGAAGATGATAGCTGTCTAAATGCTTTTAGCCATCCGTGTTTATCTGCGGCAATTAAGCCGTGCTCAGGGTTTCCTAGAATATGTAAGTTACTCGGAGTCAGATCTGTTACAACAGGTAGACCTAACTGATGAAAAACAAACGCTCTACCGCTGTTAGATTTGTTTTTAAACCTAACTACATAATCCGTATCATATGCTCCAGTATCAATAACCTGATCTCGTTTATAATCATCTACATATGTAGCATTAGGACATAATCCTATATCAGCCGATAAAATATCCTGAGCTATTGTACCTGCATTCCATTGTTTATATTTTATTTTTATATCTGGTCGACCTATTTGCCAGTCAAACTCCGGATGTCCGTGAATAATAAGCAGCTCAATTTCTCTCTCTTTGGAAAATTCTTCTAATGCTAGTTTAACATGCGGGTCAAACTTAGCTAAATGAGGGTAGTGACCATGAAAGCAAAAGCGTAATACGTCTGTATCAGTGTGTTCTTTTATATCTTTATTTTGAAATAGCTCTTCAATTAGTGGATATAGTAATACGTTTTTGTTTGTCGATAAACTCGCCTGTTCTTCTATTGACCCTACGATAAGAAAATCACAGTAGTCATAAGTATCTACTTTCGGATTTATCAACCCTACCTTTTTCCACGGGCATTGTTGTTTTACAGCACGTGCTATGTTTATCTCACCCTTTACAACAATAACAATCTCTTCATCTCCAATATCATGAGCAATCTGAGAGGGTATATTTAATTGTTGAAAATAATTATTAAGATCATGAATCCAGATCCTGTAAGAACCTGTGTTGAAGTCACGATGATTTGTAAGAAATGTTATTCTTTTCTCCATAGTATGTTAACTTTTTTATTATTATCAGGGTTATCAAATATTTTTACAATAGTCAGACCGTAACCATAAGGTAATGTTGTTCCATCGTGTTTATATTTTTTAATTAAATCGCTATTTGCTAGACCTCGTCTCATTTCAGGACCAAGATCATAATGAGCTGTATCATGTACTAAAACTAATCCTCCACTTTTAACATATGGAGCTATATTATTTAAATCTTTAGTAACTTCTACATCAGTATGAGAACCATCGTGTAGTACAACATCATAACATTCACTATGATCTAAAGTAGGTACAACATCTAAAGAGTCTCCTAGGCAAAACGACCATATATCCTTACTATCAGCTACAAAATCATCAGGAATATCTTCTCGCTCAGATAAAGGCCTTTTATCTACACTGGTTATCTTACCACCAGTTACCTTTAACGCTTCAACCATTGATCGAGTCGAAAAACCACAACCAAATTCAAATACATTCTTGGACTCCATTCCTAAAACAATAGAATATAAGGTGAGATAATGTCTTGTTAATCCTGTATCATTTAAATGATGTTTTTGTACTATAAAATTTAAATCGTGCATATTACTTTTATGTTTTTTTAATTACAACCTCTTTGTTAAGTGTTAGAAATTCTTGATAAGTAATATCACTCTCATTAATCACTTCTGTATTAGGAGGTAATAGATCAAAAAAATCAGTTTGAATGTTTTTTATGTCATAAACAGCATACTTATCATTATCCATAAAAAGCTGTAAATGCAATAACGCAAAACCACCTGGCTTTAATACTCGTATCATCTCAGAGCAAAATTTCGAAGGATATAATGCATGATCAAGAACATTAGTAAAAATAAAATCAAATGTCTCGTCTTTAAAATCTAAATTATGAAAGTCACCTTCAATAACTAATGGCTCACATGCAACTAAATCTACACCTATTGCATCTTTATTTAAATCCTTTAAAGCTTGAACCTCCTGACCTGTTCTCGCACCAATACATAAACACTTATTACCAATATACTTTATATTTTTATCAAAAACTTTTCTAAACCCTGAAGTTTTATAATCCCATTCTTTGGTTAACCAGGTTTTTCTTTTTTCAGGGTCATTAGTTTTCTCTTTCTGTAACTCTACGTAATCTTCATACTTATTAAAAGATCGATTTGTGTGAGGAGCGCGAATTTGTTCTAATAAATTTACAACACGTGTAGCATATTGTTCTTGAGTAAAGTCTCGAGTATACTCAAGACCTTTCTTAACAAGTTTATTTCTCTCTTCATCGTTTTCTAAATAGTAAACAAGCTTTTTAATAATTTCCTGATCAGACATTTGCATGTTTATTTCAATTAAAAATGATTTTAATTTTTTAACATCTTCAGGATGATCATCATACAAATCTCCCGCTAAAGCAGTACCACACATAGGTACTTCTATATACTTTCCAAATCTAGAATTAGGTGCTCCGCTATCAGTAATAATAATTTTAGCTGAATTTATTTTATTAGCAAAATCAATTGCATACTTATCAGTATATGCATCGGAGTGTGAGCCACCGACATGAGGAATAACACCACACTTATACTTAGACGGCATAAGATTGAGTAATCTTGCCATTCTAGCTCGTAGAGGGTAATGTTCCCCTAACATAGTTGTAACGTTTGTTGCACCTACTAACGCAACATCATATTTCTTCTCTATTTCAGGTTTAGGTTTAAATATACTCGCTTCGGCGCTATGAGGAATCCACGTCATACATTTAATATTTTTAAATAATTTTGAATATAGTGTAGCATGTTCTGGGGAGGACTTAAAAAACTCTAATAATCTTCTATATTCTACGTAATCATTATAATGATGACATATAACAACATTAGCATTACTGTCGGTTATTTCTTTTAACGTCCATTCTTTGTCGTACATTTCATTATATCGAATACATTTATAAAACTTTATTTCTTCAAAACCAGATATCTCTAAAGGTTTATACCCGATAACCAAATGACAAACTGTAACCTGTTGATTAGTTCCTTCAATACGCTTTCCTTCAATAATATTATAAATATTATCTTGTGGAGATAAATTAGAATCCCAATTATCCCATCCAGGACCGGTATATATCCCGTTGACATTAGTATGGTTAAACAGAGCGCGTATAGAATGGAATCTAATACGAGACATTTTAGTATCGAAATACTCTTTTTTAATTAAAAATACTATATTATACTGATCAGTTTGTTCTTCTAATGTCAACAGCATCGTACTTTTGTTTTAATTGTTCATAAATTGATGTTTCAGGGAATTGTCCGTGCTTATCTATACCTAACCTACGCCATGCTTCATTCCATAAATGTAATCCGTATATACTATTACTAGGCTTCATTACTTTACCTGGAGTGATGAATAAATTTGATCTAAAGGGAGCAATAAAACAAAAAGTATGTATAGGTTTAATATACTCATTATAATTAAATTTGTTTACAGCTTCATTCAATAACCTAGGACCGACAATTCCCCACTCTAATGTTTTTTTATCTTTCTTTAAACACTCATTATAACAATAATCCATTAACTTATCTCCCTTCGGACATTTAATGGCTCCTGTGTTTAATATAGGCTTATGTGTATCGTAGTCTTCCTCTGAGCAAAATACATATTCGTCTTCAAAGTCCCATGGTTGTAAGCAGACCATATCAGTATCAACCCACCAGCCTCCCTTTTCGTACAATAGTTTATACCGAAAATAATTAGAAAAAGCAGAATATGAACCCTTACCAGGCCCTACTTGATAAGCAAAAACATCTTCTTTAGGAAGAATATCCTTACCGTCTTTTATGATAACACCATCTGGTACATTCTTTATGTCTTCATAACAATATAAATGAATTTCCATATCGTTTTTAACAAACGAATTTAAAGACAAAATCTCCATACATGAAAGTGTATCTCCGATCCATAATGTTTGAATAATATTGCTCATAACTCTAATTGATCTCTCCAAATCCTTAAAATACCAACATTCGACCACAAACTTTGTTCTATAATATTTTCATTACCATGAAAATTTACATCAGTTAACTTACACTCATCAGATACAAGAGAGGCATTTTCGGATAATGACGAATGATACACGTCAGTTATGGTATCATATATTGTTTGTTTCTCTTCTACATAACCAATTAGTTTAACTTGTTTAGAATATTTCTCAATAACAGGTCTTACATCACTTTCATAATAATCAGGATCATTAATTGTACCGTATATTCGAATATCAGTATGACCGTCTTTTATGGCTCTCTCTATAGAAACATGTACTTGTTTATTTTTATCGATACTGCCTATAATACCGGCAATTTTTTGTTTAGGTTTGTTACAGGGTTTTAAATCTTCATTTACATTACCGCAAATAAACCAAGATAAATTTTTTATTGTATGAGCTTCGTGCCATAGTAACTGCTGTTTATTTAAAAAATGTATTTTATCAAAAATATGAACAGGTGTTTGCTTTAACGGATATAGATCTTTTTCGTGTAAACTTAAAATAAATTTATCAACATTAGGTCTAGTTTTTCTTACATGTAAAAAGTGATATATAACTTTATCTGATTCTTTCGTGGTCGCAGTCTGTAACTTTGCACCATTACATTTATCGAGATGCCAGTCGTGAGGACCGTACATTATACATTCATGACCGTTGTTATTAAATAAGTTGCATAAATTAATAAATGCTGTAGTAGAACCACCGGGATTACTCCATCCTGTAAATATTTTTATCACCAATAACTGTTAATTATTGATTTCCATCTAGGTAAATTGCAATAAATATTTAAAGATATGGCTAGAAAAGGACGTTCCGCGTCGGTTTCTAACTCAACTAAAAAGACTGCATTAAGTGGCAGACGAGTTAGTAAGAAAAAATTAGTTAACAATAAGGAAATTAAAGAAAGTATAGAAAAAAATACATTCCTAAATTTTGATGTTAAACAAAAATATGAAATAACACCCGTTCACGAACAATTCCTTGAGACATGTTTTAAGGATATATGTAGAATGGCGTTAGTCGACGGACCTGCCGGGTCGGCAAAGACATATTTATCAGTATATGTCGCATTACAATTATTACGTACACAAAAAGTACAAGAAATTATCTACATACGAAGTATTGTAGAGTCAGCATCAAAAAGCATGGGGTCGTTACCAGGAGAAGTTGATGATAAATTTTTACCGTGGTGTTTTCCGTTATTTGAAAAATTAAATGAATTTTTAGATAAGTCTTTATCTTCTAGCCTAATAACTGAACAATATATTAAATGTGTACCGGTAAACTACGTACGTGGTTTAACGTTTAACAACGCTTGTGTTTTAATTGATGAAGCGCAAAACTTAACCTCCGGGGAATTAACTACAATTTTAACACGGTTTGGCGAAAATACGAAATATATAATAACCGGAGATACACAGCAAAGTGATATAGGAAGTAAGACTGGTTTTAAGTCGATTTTAAATGCATTTAATACAGAGGAGTCCTATAAACACGGTATATGTACGTTTAAATTTAATGAATTAGATATTGTACGATCTGAAATATTAAAATATATTGTAAAAGTGCTGAGAGATTTAAAGATGGAAGCTTAAAGCTTTACGAATTCTTTCTAATAATGTTTTTTTGTTTTGACCACTTTCAACTAGTCGAGAATATTCTAATTTAAATGCATCAATAAATTCTTGTGATAATTCAAATTTACGTGGATAAAATGAACGCACCTGTCTAGTCATATATCGTTCACATAATTTATCATAATCCGTCATATAATTATTTATTCATACGACTCGCCTTATCTTTCTCGATTTGCTCTTCTAATGCTTTTCGTAAATGAGAATGCTCTGTAGGATCTACATCTGCCCACGCACCACTTAATGCTTTCATGTCAGATAGCATATCTTCATCGATAAGATCTCCCCCAGGATGTATATCTCCCTCAGCATCAATATAAAGTTTAAGTATTTGTATACGTTCTCTCTGACTGCCAAATACTTCTATAATACCAGGTTTATCATCTTTAATAAAAAACACACTTGAATCATTATTCATGTATTCTCGGTGCATAGCTTTAAAGATATTATCTACTTCCTCTATAACTTTAAGGTTAGTGTCCCGTAGATCATCTTCTGTTAATTCAACAGGAGCGACCTTTGTTATAGGTGTGAAAAATATAATATCTAAATCACGAAAACTCTCTCTAACGAGAGGAATACATTCCTGTACAAAATCATCATCTATATCTAACTCGGTCTGTTCGGTTGCCCACATGCTATATACAAGATTATCTAATGGACATCTATCAAAAATTACATTATCAGAGCTACGATATTTCTTTTGCTCTTTAATCATAAAATCTAATATTTTCTTTTGTGTTTTTTTATTAGTTTTTGATGAATGCTCGAGATCATTTTCTTTAATAATGTCTCTATACGTCTTTTTAGGGGTAGTGTAACTCGGCCATTGCTCTAAGAAGTCTTTAATTAAAGTAGTTTTACCCTGACACGCAGTTCCACTAATTGCAATCCTCATATTAATTAATATTTATATAGTTACACTTTTAAGGCCATATCCCATACTAGTAAATGTAGCCTAGGGCTAAAATTAAAGTGATGCTTTTTAGCTAATTCTGCAACCATAGGAGCAACTTCAATATGCTCTTTTCTACTACCAGCGCAAGGCATTAACCAAACACGACCTGTAGGTATATCAAATTTATCAACATACTTTTTCATCACTTCATCTAAATCTGATTCTTTACTTATGACGAATTTAAAACCAGATCCTTGATTTGCATGCCATTCTAGTACATTAGGTTTATATCTCCTATTTTCTGGGTCACCATTATTACTAAGCTTAGGAGAAGTAGTAAATGTAGCACCAATTCTAACCCATTCTTTATCTGGCATAATTGTAGCGTTGGTTTCAAAATCAATTCTAGGTACCCAACCCCATTCTACCTCCATATATGCTAAAAACCTAAGCAACGCAGGCTGCTGTACTAAGGGCTCACCACCTGTAATCTTCCATATAGCTCCGTTATATAAATGCTTTTCAAAACCTTCCTGTTCTAAGTGTTGTAATAAATCAGCATTTGTAATTCTATTCTTAACGCTCCAAGATATATAACTATCACAACCATTGGGAGAATCTTCTGAAGCGAAACCTTGACATGTAAGGTTACACATAGATAATCGCATAAATACCGAAGGGTATCCTACAAACTCTCCTTCTCCTTCCACAGTATAAAATACTTTATCGTCAGATAATAGTATTGTCTTATCACTAAGATCGTCTTTATAAAGATTTGTCATTTAAATATAAGTCTTTTATGTCACGGGACTTCGGTTCTACTTCCTTCTTCTTAGGCTTGTCCCATTTTATATCGTCCCAGTTATCATTGACTTTACTGGTATCCTCTTTTCGGCGCTTACTACCTTTACTCATTATTAATCTACTGTAGCTGAAAGTGCAGACCATACTGCAGTTGTATCTTCTACTTCATAAATAGCAGAATTATTTTCATGTTCGAAAACTTCTACTCTTTTACACCAACATCTATCATCAGTTAGTTCTTTTACATACTCATCAGCAGTTCGCCAGCAATATTCAGCAAACTTTTCAATACCAACACCATCCATAATTCTTAAATCTACAATATCATCGTCGTTTAACATCTTAAAGGCTCTTATTGCAGGGTCGTCGGCGGCAATTACAGTGGTGTGATCGAATTGATGTTGGAGTTTCTTTTTAAGATCTTTTAATCCACCGAAGTCAACAACCCAATTATTCTCATCTAACTCTTTAGCTCCAAACCAAAATTTACCAACCAACCGATAACCGTGTACAAACCGGCAATGCGATGTAGCTTTAGGCTGTCTGAACGCACAACTACCTAATTCAATAATTTTAGTACTAGAAAAACTCATAAAATAATTATATATTATTCTTCTTTTTTGTCAAGTTTTAATTCTATGGATTGTAAGACGTTATTAAAATTATCAACTACCCAACACACACCAGCACTGACAAACGGAAACAATATATAATCGTTTTTACTTACGAAATATACAATAACACCTGACCAGAAACCTAAACATAAGCTACATTTAAATAACTCTCGTAAAAACGGTATTTTAGTAAGAATTTTTCTAGGAAAATTAAGTATTGTACCGTATTTGAGAATGAACATTAACCCAATACAGGCTAATATATCAATAATAATTGTTATTTATCCTCCTTTAACAGATCCTTTAAAGCTTTAGTAATTAATTTAGCTTGTGAAACGTCCATTTTTACAGTATTATTATCATCGTCTGTAATATGAACGGTTTTTTTATCTTCTAGCAAAGATAATGTAGGGCAACACGCTTTACCGCCGCACAATAAGATAGATTTCATGTAACTATTTATTTCTATTTACCAGAAAGGATATGTATTATCATCATCATCGTCTTTTTTAAGCTTTTGTAATATCCATTGCTTAATTTGAAGGTATCTTAATTTTATCTTATAAAAAACTGTCATAAATGTTCCTTTATTTTATCTGCTATTAGCTTGGCCCCAAGTTGGTTTACATGTCGATGATCCTCAGTCAATGTTGGATTATGGGATTTAAACCAACTGGTGTGAAAATTATTCTCATTAATATAAACAATATTATTTATATCACAATATTCGGATAATGTTTCTTTATAAAAATCTTTTGAAAATTCATGAATAAAAGGATGTATAGTTTCTTCGTAACGTAAAAATATTATTTTAATTTCAGGAAATTTATCACGAATAAGGTCAACATTATATTTTACAGCTCTTATCGCTTTTTCATAAAATAAATCACGACGAGACATAATATCATATATGTCTTGCATAGTAATTTTAGATTTTTTAGGCGATAGATCGTTTCCAAACTTTAACATAGTCCATAAAAACTCTGATCCATATATGTCAGTCTTTTGGTCATGGCCAATCCGATCTGGGTGACGCAATCTCCCTTTTTTAATTTTTACATTATATTTTTTAGATAAATATTCTTTTATCTCTATAGGCGCTGAATAAAAATCATCTATTGAATAATTTTTACATAATGGTTGTCTTGCTGGAGACGGTACTTGCCAGATAAAATGAGTTAGTTTAAGATGGTATTTATTAGTTAAAAACTCTTTAACCCGTGTTACGTCGATGCCAGAACCACGTTCAGCAATACTGTGTACCTTCCCTGGTAAGTAACGCCAATACGCCTGCATCGCGCCAACCCCAAAGGAAATAGAAAATGAACAACCGTTATTTAAAATAATCATAAATACTCTTTTATTTTATTTGCTATTAGTTCTGCACCGGCGCGATTAGGGTGTCTTTTATCATCACATAATTTTTTATCTTTAAACCATTTTGTATTAAAATTTTCTTCATAGATATATGTAACATTATTGTCTTTACAATACTCAGATAAAGTATTTTTAAACCAATCCTTTGCGTATTCATGAACTAAGGGTATTTTAGTTTCTTCATACCGTAAAAATATAATTTTTACATCTGGCCATTTATCGCGAAGTATATTAACATTTTCATTTACACCGTTAAGTGCCTTTTTTAAATATCTTTCACGGGTCTCGAGCCCGAAAATTTTATGTTCATGTCGTAGTTGATGCCATAAAAAATTATCTTGTAAGTATTTTGTCTTCTGAACTTCTTCCCACGAACCCTCCATATATTTTTCCCCACACCCAAACCTCTTAAACCGACGACCTAGGAGCCTAAGGACGTCTGTTAAGCGTTCGCTGTAACCTGTTGAGTGGTTAAGAGCTCGTTCTGTGTACTTAGGAGCATTCTCCGAAATTTCCCAAAGCTCATCTATTTGTAAGGTAGCTTTATAAAACTCTTCATCATCTTTTAATTCTTCAAATATCGGCTGTCTAGTAGGATGAGGGATTTGATAAATATAATGAGTTAATTGTTTGTTTTTTTTACGCCAACGAGCATCTACCTCATCTAAAAACCTCTTAGTCCGTGTTACGTCAATACCGGATCCGTGTTTGGCAATATTGTGTATTTCTCCTGGTAAATAATCACAATATGATGTTATGTACCAATCAGTGTTGCGCCGGACTTTCGGTTTTTTAGGTGAAGAATGTTTATCTTTCCGTAGCAATTGTTGTCCTTTACCGTTTTTAGCATATTTAATTTTGCTTTTAGCCGAAAATGAACAACCGTTATTAAGAATAACCATAGAAATATTTATTATAAGTTTTTCTTTATTCTATTTGCGATTAATTTCGAACCTTCAATATTAGGGTGTACTTTGTCAATGGTTAAATTATGACGGTAAAACCATAAAGTGTTAAATTGTTTTTCATATATATACGTTATATCGTTATCCTCGCAATAATTTGGTAGTAATTGTTTATAAAAATCTTTACAAAATTCAGCAATTAAAGGATTTCGACCTTCCTCATAACGTAAAAATATAATTTTTACATCAGGATGTTCTCGTCTGACGATATTAACATTATTATTAACTTTACTTAAAGCTTTATTTAAAAATAAATGCCTATTATTGAATTCTTCTACATTGCCTCCCTTAAGTAACCGCCATAATGTTCTATTTTTTTTACCTACAGACCATAGATTATCCTTGTGCTTTCCACAAAAGGGCCACGCATAAGGATCGTTTAATTGTTTTGGTTGTCTGGCGGGGCTCGGTACTTGATAGATAAAATGTGTTAAACGGATATTTTTATTTCGTGTAATAAACTTCGATATATCTTGACTTTGAATACCGCTAGCTGGTCTTCCTATATTATATGTTGTCTCAGGGAGGTAATTAGTATAAGAGACATACGGGTTCAGTATAAACTCATTTAATTTAATAGTAATTTCATCTGCAAGCGCAGACGCTGGATGACCATTAGCATAATCTGCAGGTATAAAACTAGGACCTGGTACGGTACTATCATCTATTCCGTCAACAGTGATATCGCTAGTATGATTCCAACCAGCTGTAAACGAACAACCTGCACATAATATATTATACACTATAAATACTCTTTTATTTTATCTGCTATCAGCTTGGCTCCTGCTTTATTGGGATGGATTCCAAGTTTGTGTTTTTTAAACCATCTTGTATTAAAATTCTCTTCATAGATATATGAAAAATTATTTTTTTCACAATAGTTAGCTAGTGTGTTTTTATAAAAATTTTTAGTAAATTCATATTGTAAGGGCTTTCTCGTATCCTCGTACCGTAAAAATATTATTTTAGCATTAGGGTGATTTTCTCGAATTAAATTAACATTAATGTTAACTACATCTATAGCTTTTTTATGATATTCCTCTATTTTATCAAAAACCTGTAAATTAGGTTTTCTTAATTCATTATATATTGTTTTTTCAAAATCATTATCAGGTGTACGCCGCGTTCCCTCATTAATACTTACTTCTTCCAATTTACCATCATAATGTACGTAAGTATGACCGTTTATAAATGCGTATTTATCACGACCTCCAATTCTAAGTCTAAAATGATCTTCATTGTAATTATTCAAATCTACGGGTTGGCGAGTAGGACTAGGTACTTGATAAATAACGTGTGTCAATTTTACGTCTCTATTTTGATCAAAAAACAGTCTAAAATATCTGGGAGAAATTCCAAGTCCCCATTTACCAATATTATATGTTTTACCAGGTAAATAATTGGCATATGGATACCAGCGAGGATTTAATGGGTCATCGTCCACCAGCTCAACGGAAGTCTTACGATCAACGTATGTTACTTCGCGTTTATAATTACCGTGAGTAAAAGAACAGCCAGCACATAATATATTATACATCATATATATATTTTTATTTTATCTGCAATTATCTTAACTCCCTCACCGTCAGGATGTGTTTGGTCAGTCGTCATTCCATTTTTGTTAAACCATTTTGAATTAAAATCTTCTTCATATATATACGTAATATCGTTTTTCATGCAATATTCACTTAAATTATTTTTATACCAATCTTTACAAAATGCACTGAGTAATGGAATAGTAGTTATTTCATAACGGAGAAATATAATTTTAATCCCTGGGTAGTTTTCACGTATAAACTTAACGTTAATATCTACGTTGTTCATAGCTTTATCTAAATATTTTTCATGATTAGTAAAAATCTCCGTAATATGTTTGCTTCTTAAAATTTTATTTTCTATTAATAAATTCCATATATTTTTTTTATTTAAAATTGAATTTTTATAACCGTGGATTATTTTTCTTTCGTCCTCTACAGCTTCTCTAATATGAAAACACTCCGGAGCGTTTTCGTTTATGTCTAAAGGCTGACGCGCAGGAGATGGTACTTGATAAATAAAATGTGTTAAATCTATATCTTTATTTTCTTGAACGAATTTCTCAATTAAATGCTTTGTAATACCTGCGCCAGCTTCTCCGATGTTATATACAAACTCCGGTAAATGATTAGCATATGAATAACCTCCGAAAGTATTACCTGTAGGGAGCCTTTCGCATTTTGTAAACGAACAACCGGCGCATAATATATTATACATCATAAATTTTCCTCTATCTTATCTGCTATTAGCCTAGCTCCTGCTCTATTAGGGTGTGAGCCATAGTTATTTCGCTTAAACCACTTTGTACCGAAATTTTTTTCATTAATATACGGTATATCGTTTTTCTCACAATAATTAGTTAGTACTTTTTTATAAAAATTCCTGCTAAATTCATATATTAACGGTTTTATTGTATGTTCAAATTTTAAAAATATTATCTTAGCATTAGGATAAGTTTCTCGAATTAAATCAACACTTTTGTTAACCATGTATAAGGCTTTTTTATGATATTCCTCTATTTTATCAAAACCTTGCAAACTCGAGTTAAAATGATTTTTAGAAACCGCTAACTGCATCCATAATGATTTTATTCCAAAGCTTGCACCTAAGGCTCTAAAATGATTTTCATTATAATCACTTAAATCTACGGGTTGACGAGTCGGACAAGGTACTTGATAAATAAAATGTGTTAAATTTATATCTGGTTTTACTTTTATAAACTTTTTGAGATACTTAGGAGAAATACCAAAACCACGTTTTCCAATGTTAAATACATGACCTGGTAAATAACTTGCATACGGAAATTCTTCTGTACCTTTATGACAGTGTGTAAACGAGCAACCACTACATAATATGCAATAATTTTTATCAGAAGGATTTATGGTCTCTAAACACAATGGAGATTTTTCGCAAAATGTTGTATGTCCTATATATTCGTGATTTCTATATATTTTCTTTGTGCTCAGATCCGATCTCTCAACAACCATAGAAGTATTTAATGAGTTGATTTATAATTCAAATATGTTATAATGATTCATATGAATGAGGATTTACTTCGATACGCTAACGGTAATAAACCGCGAACACAAGAAGAGAGAGAAGCGATAATTGATAAAGCTGCTGCAGCGTATGAAAAATATATGGATGCATTAGGCTTTGATTGGAGAAATGATCCTAATAGCGCAGACACTCCAAGACGGGTAGCTAAGGCATTTGTTAATGATCTAGCAGAAGGATGTTATAGTAATTCACCGAAAATTACAGCATTTGATAATGTTGATAAGTACGATGGTTTAGTATTTCAAGGTAATATTAAAGTTAATTCTTTTTGCTCACATCATCACTTACCGTTTATTGGTCAAGCTCATGTATCTTATATACCTGGAAAAGACGGTAAGGTAATCGGTTTAAGTAAAATTAATCGTATTGTTGAATGGTTTTCAAGACGACCACAAGTACAAGAAAACTTAACTATGCAAATTCATAATTATATGAATGAAGTATGTAAGGGAAATAAAGGTATTGCAGTTCTAGTATCAGCTAATCATACATGCGCCGGTCTTAGAGGTGTTAAGCATGATAGTATTATGAAAACTGCTAGAATGTCAGGAGCGTTTTTAGATAAAACAGATTTAACTCGTCAAGAGTTTTATGACTTTGTCAGAGATTTAAAATAATTACTGAAGAGAATCAAAAACTTGTTTAACTTCCTCAGGACTGACGTGCTCCGGTATGTCAGTCCTTATTTTTTCAAAATCGTCAAAGTTATCTCTAATATTACTAGCACTATAAGGACGACCAGATGCATTTGTACTAACATTAACAGCAGTCTGTTCCGGGTCGAGGATATTTAAACCTAATCCTTCTTTCTCGGCCCATGGACGCGCATATGACCAGCGCTTCCAATCATTATCTTTTGTACTAGCTCCTAAAACTACCGTTGTTCCGGCATCTAATGTCTTAAGAGATTCATACGCTGCCGTAACTGGGGACGGATATTCAGAAATACTTACTGTTACATTATTAAGAGGTTCAACGTATAGTTCAAAAATTTGTGCTGCAGCAGATGGAGTAATTACTTTACCGTCTTTAGTTCTTCTCTCACTCTTAGCAGACGGTGCAGAAATTAAAACATGTACATGACCATCAGGATAGGCTCGGCTATAATGTTCGACCATTTCATAATGACCTTTATGAGGTGGTTTAAAGCTACCAGGAACAAGAACAACTACTTTATCGTTTTTTTTTAATAGATCCTCAAGGACCATGTCTGCTTTATTAACAAAACTTTCAGTATATCCTTGATCGACTAGTATCTTGTGTACAATTTTAGCTACCTTTTTAGCAGTTTCTGGTTCAGCATCTTTATTAATAAGTTCTCTATCAGCGTCTGATAGTAATACATCATCTAAGTCAATATGTAATGCTTTACGAGCAAGATTTACTAAAAATGTTTCTCCTTCTGTCGTTAACGGTTCAGCTGGCTCTTGAACAGGATCCGGTAACGGTGGAACTCCAACTCCAGGAGGCGGAATAGCTGGTTCAAATTCACCACCAACAGGTGGTCCTTGTCTAGGAACAAATTCATCTCCTGGAGCCTCGATGAGCATTGAGTTAATTACTTCTGTTGAAGAATTTAAGGCCTGTATATCCTGTTGAACCTTGGTTTGGAGCTTTTTAGTTCTTTCATCATCATCTTTTAATGCTTGCTTTTCATCATCAGTAAGATCATTAGGTGTCTCCTTCTGCTTTTTTCTTAGGTTAGCGAGGGTTTGAGTCTCAGTAGAGTGTGTATCATCATGACCTGTTGTCAATTCAGCGATTTTTTTAAGAAACTTACTCATCTTAATTATTTATAGCAGCGAAAGCTTATTTCTTATATCATTGAAATATGTTTTATCTAAAAATGTTAACTCATAACGCTTACAAAAATATTGTAACTTACTAAAATAAAACTTACCGATTTGTATCTTTTTAAGTTTTCTCATTAACAATATAATTAACTCTGTTGAAACACCATCACATTTAAGTGTTTTCTTAAATTCTTTAAAGGATAATGGTTCGCGTATTATAATAACCGGAAATTTCTTCGCAAAAACGTTTAAAAAGGGAATATACTCTTTATTAAGCATGTTAGTAATATCGAAATATATTACCGGTTTTTTCTTATTATTACAAATTTTTAATACCTCACAAGTATAATGTATAAAATAATGAAATATATATTTTTTATGCTGTTTGTTATTAAACTTTAACTCACTATCAAATTCAGATATCTTATCAATCGATGAATTATGAATATATTCTATTACCGGAGTAAAATTAACAATATTGAAAAAAGAATTAGGTAACTTATAACTCTGGTGGTGGATTTTCGTTAAGTTTTCTAATTGCATCTACATTATTTTTCCAAAAATCGTCATACTTAATTATAATATAATTCTTTGTATAACGCAAGTAATTTTCAAAACGGAAATAATGAGCTATATCTTTGTGAAATAGTAAATAGCTACCTTTTCTGGTTACTTTAATTATTAAAAACCATAACCTACCGCTCTCTGCTTGTTTAATCCATTTATCTAATGTTTTATTTTCAGTAAATAACCTATGATATTCAAACGTTTTATAATTCTTACATTCTAATTTAAATTTAGACATGCACGGAGGTACCATTATATCTCCATCCATCATACGTTTTTGATCTTCGGTTAATTGATCAAGTCGGTGAAAATTAGCGCCTCCAGTATAGGCTCCGGAATTTGGAACTCTAATAAAATTTTCATTAAAAACTTCACTTAAATCCTTAGCAACTTCTCTCTCCCATGCGTTACCCTTCTGTTTGGCTGCGCTAGGCATATATAGTTACTTATCAATTAGCTAGATTTTGCAAGTTAAATTGTAAAATTTTTAATAATACCATGATATTCGAATGTACTATTATCATCAATTACATTTTCGTCATTATACAATTTGTTTAAATTTAAAGTGTTAATAGGAATAGATAAAACAACAATTTGTTTTAACCAAGAATCTGGAACTATATCGCTTGTTTCAGCATAACTATAAGCAACATCAGGGTCTTTAGCTAAATAAACCACCCCAGGCTTACTATCTTCCCATTTCGCTTGAACTCTAGACCCTCCTAAACCGTTTTTTTGTATACTCTTTAATAAAGGTTTATACGTTGCGTGATACAATATATCATTACTTTCGTTTAGTTTTTTTTTACGCTTCTTTTTTGCTTTACCTTTACGTGTAATAGTATCACCTAATATCTTAGGCATTCTTGCATCACCAGGGGCATATGAATCTGCAGTAGTAAAATCTCCTGCGCCTTGCGCTCCCGTCGGACCTATATTAGCAGACGCAACGGTATTATCAGTTAGATATTGTGTAACTGCTTGATCGAATAACTTAAGAGGCATATTAAGTATTTATCGCATAACGGTTAATAAGTTGACTTTTTTTAAAAAACGGTATAATAAATAAATGGAGATTGGTGATATTATCAATCAGTATCTTAAAGAAGCAAGTATAGATACAAATTTAGATCGATTAGAAGTTACATCTACGCAAGAACAGCTAGTTGCTAATAAGCATAAGTGGTCGGCTAGATTAATTAATCATAAAATTAAATTAAATAATTTTAAATCTGAACGATCTACTCTCCTAGAAAAATATATAACTGATTATCAAGATAAAGAACCCGTACGGGTAAATAAATCAATTGCTCAAAAAGCCGTTGAGAATAAAAAAGAAATTAAAAGTATAGATCGGAAAATTGAAAATGAAATTCTGATTATTAGTTTCTTAGAAAATATATATAAAAACATAAGCTTCGCAACAAATGATATAAAAAATTTAGTAGAGTTAATGAAACTCGAAACTCAATGATTGATATAACATTAAATTCAAACTCTCAAGCTGTATTAAAGGGACCTGAGTTAGATATTATTAGAGAGCATTTTAGTGTAAAAAATGAAAATGCGCATTTTCAAAGAAGATTTGGAAGGTTTGTACCTCCACGAACTTATGTAATTACTCAACAAGGAAAAACTGATGTTGGTCTTTTGGCTGAAATTGCAAAGCTTTGCAAAACAAAAGATATAAAAATTAATTTTTCTAAAGATATAAAAAATTCACTTATACCAACATTACGTAAAGATAATATTATTGACTATGATTTAAATTTAAAATTTAGAGATTATCAACAGGATATAATTACTAAATGTATTAATCAAGGACGTGGTACAATAATATTAGCTACTGCAGGAGGTAAGACTTTAACCATGGCAGGGCTATTAGAATTTTATTATCAAAATTACAGTAAAAATTTTAAAGGGTTAATTATTGTACCTGATTTAGGATTAGTAAATCAAACAACTTCTGATTTCGAAGAATATGGAGTATCCTTTTCGACTACCAAATATACAGGTAAAGATGAATTAATATTGTCTCGCAATATTATTATAGCTAATCTAGGCATACTACAAAGTTCGAAGCAAGATATTTCATGGATAGAGCATATTGATTTTTTAATTGTAGACGAGGTACATAAAGTAAGGAGAGGTAATAAAATAAATAATATTCTTAAAAAAATTACTACTCCTCACCGTTTCGGTTTCACGGGAACGTTACCAGATGATCTACTCGACAAATGGAATATTCTAGGAAAGATAGGGCCGCAATTATTCGAAAAGAAAGCTCATGAATTAAGAGATGAAAATTATGTTGTACCAGCAAAGGTACATGTCTTAGAATTAGCTTATAACACTCCCTCGACTGAAATCTATCAAGGAAATAATTCCAATGCGTATTATTTACAAGAGAGTGAATTTATACGAAGGAACTCTTTTAGGAACAATTTGTTAGCTAAATTAGCAGATAAATTAGATAATAATGCATTAATTCTAATCGATTATATAGAGCACGGGGAACTATTGTTCAACACCCTGACTGAGATTTGTAAAAATAAACAAATATATTTTATTAGAGGTGACGTGGAGGTGAAAGAGCGTAAAAAAATACAAGAATTAATGGAGCGTCAAAAAGATATAATAATTATAGCTATATCAAAAATATTTTCTACAGGTATTAATATTAAAAATTTACATTATTTAATATTTGCTAGCGGTGGAAAAGCAAAAATAAAAATTATACAAAGTATAGGTCGAGGCCTGCGCTTGCATAATGATAAGAAAGAGCTTATAATCTTTGATATCGCTGATAATCTACGTTATGGTCAACGTCACGTAGAGCAACGATTATCACTATATGATAGTGAACATATAAAATATAAATTTACCCAGTATCATGAAACCAAAGACAAAGAAACCAAATAAAAAAACATATTACGTTAATCCAAAACAATTTTTACAACAACTAACAGAATATTATGAAACAGACGATTTAATCGACGAACTAGCTGAGTCGGTTTACAAAATCGCTGTTGGTTTAAGTTATTCTCCAAACTTTATAAACTATAGTTATAAAGATGAAATGATAGGTGATGCGGTTGTAAAAATGATAGCAGCTGTAAAAAATAAAAAATTTAATCTTGATTCTGAGTCAAACCCGTTTTCATATTTTACTACTATCGCATATCATGCGTTTATTAACAGAATAAAGAAGGAAAAAAAATATCGAGAAACAATTAATGATTATCAAGAGCAAGTATATGGATCTTTAGCTAATGAAGAAAAAATTGTTAATAAACAACCAGTTAAAGATTACGATCAAGAATTATACACATAATGGTAACCGAAAACAATAAAAAAATCGGTTTCTTCTCCGATTTACATATTGGCATACATCAAAACAGTGAAAAATGGCATGATGTGGCGTTTGAGTGGGCGAAATGGTTTACGTCGGAGTTAAAAAAGGAGAAAATCACTAAAATAATATTTGGCGGGGATTTTTTTCACTATAGAGATGAAATAAACGTTAAATCCTTACACTTTGCAAATAATTTACTGGATTTATTTAATGGTTTTGAAATATTCATGATTCCCGGTAATCATGACGCATATTACAAGGATAACTCAAACGTACATTCGCTATCTATTTTAAGTAACAGGCATAATATTCATATTATTAACGAACCAAGCGTGCAAAATATGTTCGGGTTTAATATTTGCTTTTGTCCGTGGGGAACTAGTATAAATGAGATTTCAGAATCTGATTTAATAATCGGACATTTTGAAATTGAAAATTTCAATTTTAATAGCTTTAAAGTATGTGAATCAGGTATTCAATCATGCGACTTACTAACAAAATCCAACCTTATACTATCTGGTCATTTTCACAAACGTCAGCGTCGAAAATATTCAAACGGAGAGATAATTTATGCAGGAAATCCGTTTGAAATGGATTTTAATGATATACAAGACCAGAAAGGCTTTTATATTCTTGATCTTAGCGAACAAAACATAAAATACACTTTTGTTGAAAATAAAATATCACCTATTCATGTAAAAGTAAACTTAAGTGAACTCGAAAAACTAAAAACAATCGCAAAAGAGGTCGGTTGGTCGAAGTTAGCTATAAAAATTGTTATTGATAAGGATATAAAGACAAACATACTCGATAAAATAATAGCATCTATAAATTTTGAAGCACCGTTCTCATTAGTAACCGATTATTTACATAAATTTAGTATCGGGGATAATATCGCAATAACGAACGAGTTAGGAGACTTGAATATTAAGCAATGTATTATAGAATATATTGAATCCTTAGATATAGACAACAAGGAAGAAGTAATAAGAAGAACCGTACATTTGTATAATCAATTTGTATGAAGTATATAAATTTTAATTCAATAAAAATTAGTAATTTCTTATCAATCGGAAAAGAGCCAATCGAGATTAATTTTAAAACAGGCTTAAACATAATTACCGGTGTTAATAGAGATAAAGAAGATAGAAGAAACGGAGTTGGTAAATCAACAATTGCTGATGCAATACATTTTGCTATTTTCGGTGAAACAATACGTGAAGTCTCAAAAGATTTTATTGTAAATTCCGTAAATAAAAAAAATACATACGTCGAAGTACATTTTTCAATAAATGAAAACAATAAAACTGACAATTACCGAATTATACGTAAATTAAAACCTACAAAATGTTACTTATATGCTAACGACGTTGATGTAACAGAAAGTACAATACCTAACACTAGTAAAAAAATAAAAAACATACTTAGTTGTTCTCCTGAAGTATTTCAAAATTGTGTTATAATGTCACTTAACACAACGTTGCCCTTTATGGCACAAAAGAAGGTTGAAAAAAGAAAATTCATTGAAGGTATTTTAAATTTAGAAATTTTCTCTGATATGTTATTAAGGGCGCGTTCAGAATACAATGACGTTCAGAAAAAATACGAACACATAACGAAAGACTTCGATCATGCAACTAATATTTTTAAGCTTCTTAACGATCAGAAAGAAAAAATAGTAACTAACATTATTGAGAGAAAAAATAAAATAAATGATAGAATAAAAATTATAAATGAAGAAATAGAACAAAATAAAACAAAAATTAAAAAGATAAATAAAGATTTATATAACAAAAGTAAAGAAAAGCTAAAATTTATAAAAAATAAATTAACCGACATTCAAAGTCAGTTAGATTCTATTTCAAATAAAATTACTCAACATCAAACCGAGATTAAATTTTATAAAAAACAAACCTCTAGCATGGGTACAGAGGGAGACAATTGTCCGGTATGCTTACGACAAATTACTAGTAAGGATAGAGACCATATTTTACAGGAAAAAAATAAAATTAAAAAAGATATTGATAATTGCGAACAAGATATTGAAAGCTTATTACAGCAACAAAAAAATATTTTTAATTTAAAAGAAAATAACATCACTGCCGAGTCTCAACTTAATGAATATATTTCTACTATAAAAACAGTTCATAATAACAATAGATTAACCACTGTACATATTAATAGTCTTGAAAACGATCGCGGTGAAAATGAAAACGAGTTACAAGAGTTAACAAAAAGAGAAACGAGTTTAGAAATAAAAGAATTAAACAATAAATTAAAAGTAAAAGCAAAAGAAGTTGACGAATTAGAAGAGGTATCAAATAATATACATTCTGATTTAGAAATATTAGAAGTGGTAAAATATATTCTATCAGAAGAAGGTGTCAAATCATTTATTGTAAAAAAGATTTTAGATATTCTAAACAAACGATTATTATATTATCTACAAAAAATGGACGCAAATTGTATTTGTAGGTTTAATGAATATTTTGAAGAAGAAATTGTAAACGAAAAAAACGAACAGTGCTCGTATTTTAATTTTTCTGGTGCTGAAAGAAAAAATATAGATCTTGCTATTTTATTTACATTTATAGATATGAGAAGGTTACAAGGTGACGTGGCATATAATCTATTAATGTTCGATGAATTATTAGATAGTTCACTTGATGAGAAGGGGGTAGAACTAGTGTTAAATATAATTAAAGAACGAGTTGACAAACATCACGAAAGTATATATGTCATCTCTCATAGAAAAGAATCTGTTAAAGCTGCTTCCGGTGAAGTTATTATGCTAGAAAAGAAAAATAGCGTTACAACTCGTGTGGATTTATCCAATAATTAGTAATAAATTTATATAATGATTTCTCATTTTAATCATATACCTCGCTTACCATTCGCACCACCACCGACAGGTAATCCATCTTTAGCTCTACCTCGACCTAAAAACGAACGTCCTAAGACCGATGGCGCCGCGCCAGATCTTCCCCGAGGTTTAAATTTTTACGCAGATTATTCAGGATGTGGTCACTGGAGAATGATCTGGCCAGAGTTGCTGCTTAACTGCTATAATAAAGCAAACGTACAGGGCGGTACGGTAATGATTGGAGATAAGGCTTTTTATAGTGGAGTTAAAACAGTTCGAATTCAACGACAAGCAACTCAAACTCAAGCAAGTTATATAAAATGGCTAAAAGAATTAGCCAAAGAATTACACTTTAACATCATATACGAAATAGACGATATAATATTTAAAGAAGATATACCACATTATAATAAATTTAGATTTGCGTTTGAAGATCCAAAAATAAGACAAACTAGTATGGAAATCATGGCTGCATGTGACGAAATTACTGTAACCAATAAGTTTATGCAGGAGTACTATACGGAAAAAACTGGTAATAAACAAGTAACTGTTGTGCCTAATTTTATTCCTAGATTTTGGATGGATAGATATTTTGATCTTACAACAATTAAAGAAAATTTTCAAAAATTTAAACGCAAACCAAGAGTAGTATATTGTGGTAGTGGCGCTCATTTCGATATTGAAAATAGAATCAAACAGAAAGATGATTTTTTTCATATTAACGATGTAATAAGAAAAACAGTAGACAAATTTCAATGGGTATTTATAGGTGGTTTTCCGTTAACATTAAGAGACTTAATATCGCAGAAAAAAATTGAATATCATGAATGGACTAATTTAGTAGATTACCCTGCATATATATACAGTAAGAACCCTACAGTTTTTTACGCTCCATTAGAAAATAGTACTTTTAATAAAGCTAAAAGTGATTTAAAATTTATTGAAGGTTGCGCGCTAGGGATTCCAACTATCTGTCAAGACTTATGCACATATGATACTGCATTTCATAAATTTACTACCGGAGACGACTTAATAGATAAAATAAAATATCTAACTAGTGATTATAAAAAATATATAAAAGAGGTAAAACGAGCTCGGGAGTATATGAAATCCAGATGGATGGAAGATAATATTAACTTCTACACTGAATTATATTCATTTCCGTATGGTGATCCAAAGAGAAAAAATCTTAATCGCTTAAACGGAATTAGTTGATTTATTGCTTCATATTCTTTATACTATAAGGAGTGTATAGAAATTTAGCGTACATACCGAATCAGCGCATTATGCGGCTGTATACATGGGATGAAAATGGAGTTAGAATCGAAACTGATTGTCCGTATCGTCCATATTTTTATTCTGAAACGAATTCAAATCGATACGACGCAACTTCATTGTACGGTACAAAACTTCGAAGACACATTGCAAATAGCGAACTAGATAGAAGAAAAAAAATAGAAGATCTTAATGATCATAAAATTTATGAAAATATTTCTCCCTACCAACAGTTTTTAGTTGATAGGTTTTGGGAAGTAAACGAAACAGACGAATTTAGCAAGTTTCCTGTTAAAATATGGTTCTTTGATATTGAGACATATTCCCCTGACGAATTTCCAAAACCAGATGAAGCGAGTCATATGATTAATGTAATTACAATCTATGACACTGTCGAAAAAATGTATTTTACATGGGGTATTAATCCATACAAACCAAAATCCGATGACGTAAAATATATTCACTGCAAGTCTGAGGTTGAGTTATTACAAAAGTTTTTAGATTTTTACTGCAAAGACCGACCTGATATTTTATCTGGTTGGGCCAGTGAGACTTTTGATATTCCATATATAATTAATCGAGTTAGGAATTTATTGGGAGAAGACGCTACTCGGTTGTTTTCACCTGTTCACGATGAAATTATGAAGCCGATTTACCAGCGTGTATACCGTGGTAATTTCGGTAAACAAACGTCCAAATATGTAGTTGAAGGGGTATCAATGTTAGATTATCTAGATGTGTACAAAACCTTCAGCATGGGCATGAAAGACAGTTATAAGCTAGATAATATAGCTCATATAGAACTAGGAGAGAACAAGGTAGATATAGGAGAAACTAACCTTGCGACACTGTCTATTGAAGATTGGGACAAGTTTGTCGATTACAATATTCATGACGTAAGATTACTGGTAAAACTGGATGCTAAGCTCATGTATATGGATTTAGCAAGAATGCTATCTTACATAGGGTTAACTCCATTTAATGCGGCATTAGGTACTATTAGTACAGTTAACGGTCGTGCTATCGTTGAAGCGAGAAAGTCAGACCCGCCTAGAGTTATACCAACCTTTATAAAAGGAGATGACAGATCTGGTAAGTATGAGGGAGCGTACGTAGGTGAACCTCAGCGTGGATTTCAAAAAAATATTATATCATTTGACGCTAATTCCCTATATCCGAGTGTAATGGTAACTCTTAATTTAAGCCCGGAAACAAAGATTGGGAGTATTATAGGCACAGATAACGGTAAGGTATACATAAAGACAATAAACAATAAAGATATTGAAATGTCTTATGGAGACTTTAACAAGTGGTGTGCTAAAAATGAAATAGCAGTAACAAGAGCTAAGAAACTTTTCTCACAAAAGAACAAAGGAATCTTCCCTAGGATTACAGATCACTTCTATGCTATACGTGCAGGAAAAAAACAAGAATGGAACGAAGCTCGTGAAGAACTACATCAACTGTCGGTAAAATTAGAAAAAGAAACTAACAACGATTCAAAGAAAAAATTACAAAAAAAGATAAATGATACTAAGTTCAAAATTGATCAATTATGGATCTGGCAATTTACTCTAAAAATTCTTATTAACAGAATTTATGGATATTTTGGCAATAAAAACTCAGCCATGGCTGATGGTGATATTGCTCGGTCAATTACGCTAACTGGGCGTGACGTAATTAAACAGAGCAATATTATTCTAAGAAATTATATAAAAAGAGTAACAGGGTTATCTGATAGAGAACTAGATAATAACGACCCTATTATCTATAATGATACAGATAGTTCGTATTGTACAATAACTCCGATACTAGAACATTTAAATATACCACTTCATGAAAACAATAAAATAGATGATAGGGTTTATAAATTAGTACAAGACATCGAAGATGATTTAAATGTTCATATTGAAAAATGGGCAAAGGAAACATTACTAACTAAAGACCCTAGATTTGTTTTTAAGCGAGAGTCTATTTGTGATAAAGGAGTATTTTTACAAAAGAAGCGATATGTTTTACACAAACTAGATGACGAAGGAGTTGTTTGTAACAAATTTAAATACACCGGGGTAGAGGTAGTTCGAACTACTATGCCTAATGCAATAAAACCATATGTGAAGAAAATTATCGAACATATGATTATGACTGAAAATCAAGTCACTACAAATGAAATTTTTGAAGAGACATATGAAATTTTTAAATCATTACCTATAAGAGATATTGCGTTTGTTATGGGTGTTAAAGAATACGAAAAATATAGTATACATGCTAAAGACTGGACAGTTAAAAAAGGAACACCGATTCATGTAAAATCTTCTATATATTATAATAAACTTTTAGATCATTATAACATCTCTAATAACCACGAATATATTAGTTCTGGTGATAAGATAAGATATTTTTATACAGTTACTCCCAACAAGTTTGGTTTGAATTCGTTAGGGTTTAAGTATGACATACCACCGGAATTTGAACAAGATTTTAAAATAGACTATGAGAAAATGTTTGATAAAATCGTATATAGTGTTATTGATAGGTTTTATGACAACGTAAACTGGAAGTCGTTTCGACCCGGGGAAGCTGTTAATACGGATTTATTTGATTTCTTTAAAATACCCGTTGCAAATTAATTTTTTGATAATATAATAATTACATGGATATCATTACATACATTGATAGTATAGGTAGGACGTGTTTCGGTGAACTAGTAGAGCGAACAGATTCATTTTTAAGAATTAAGGCACCAGCGATGATTATGGTAACGCCCAATGACGCTGCTAATATGAAAGTTGATGTTATGCCGTTATTCTTTACTGAATTCTCTAGCGGTGAAGCACCAGTGTTTAAATATCTAAACACACAATACACAGAAGTTGAGGTTTCTATTTCTGATAAAATATTAGTTCATTATAATGCTAAGATTAATGTTAAGGAAGAAGCGAACCCTGAACCAGCAGCAGCCCCGCTATCTGACGAGAACATACCCGAAGTAACATTATTCGAGGAATAATATGTCAAAACTGGTTGATAAGGCATTTGCTAAGCTCCAAAAGCTTAACAGTAATGCTACTACTTTAGAGAAAAACACTCTGAGTAATGTAACAGAGTGGATTGATACAGGTTGTTTAGTATTAAATTCTATCCTATCTGGGTCACTACATGGTGGTGTACCTAAGGGTAGAATTACAATTTTCGCTGGAGAGTCTCAATGCGGTAAGACTTTTATTTTAAATAAAATTCTCGCTAAGGCTCAAAAGCAAGGAATGATACCTATAATATTTGACACGGAGGTCGCTATTGAAAAAGAAGGTGCAGAAAATGTAGGCCTAGATGTTTCTAATGTAAAGTATGTTCCAATAGATACTGTAGAAAACTGTCGTAATCAAATAATGGCATTTTTAGATGAAGTAGAAAATGAACCAGAACTTCACGGAAAATTTATTATATCAATAGATTCCTTAGGTAATTTAGCATCATCAAAAGAAATTATTGATGCTGAGTCTAATAAAGGAGCCATGGACATGGGGCTGCGGGCCAAACAGCTAAAATCCATGATGCGTATTATTACATATAAGGCCGCGGTGACCGGTACAACTATTATATGTAGTAATCATACATATGCTGATCCTGGTGCACTCCATCCTACCTTAGTCAAGCAACAAGCTGGTGGGTCGGGCCCTATGTACATGGCTTCTTTATTAGTCCAAATGGCAGCTAAAAAAGAAAGAACTGACGCTTCAAACGACAACGACGAGGCACTATCAGAAAGTAGAAACTATTCTGGAGTTACTCTTAGAATGCTTACCGTAAAAAATAGATTTATTCCAGCATTTTTACAAGCGGAAGCATATTTAAATTTCAAAACAGGTTTAGAAAAATATTCTGGATTAAAAGATATTGCCGTATCTCACGGTATTGTACAACAAAATGGTTCTACATATAGTATGGGGGATAAAAAATTAGGTTATTATAAGAATTGGCGCAATGACGAAGAGACGTGGAAATCTATATTACCTAAGCTAGAATCTTCTATAAATGAAAAATACCGGTATGGTAAATCATTAGACGAGGGTGCTATATTAGAACAAGAAGATGAGTAAAGCAGTTGTACCTATTTCAGGAGGCTTAGATAGTTCCGTAATCTTAAGTATTGCATCACAAAAACATGACGAGGTATACGCATTAACATACAACTATGGTCAAAAACATAATAAAGAAATTGAATATGCTAAGCTTCAAGTTGAGCGTTATAATCGGCAGCTAGATGGTCTGAATAATAATATTAAAGAACATAAGATTATAGATATAACTTTTTTTAGAGATATTGCTCCAACCTCCTCACTCACAAATAATAATATAAAAGTAGCACATGCTCGAGATGTATTAGGAGACGCTCAGACTGTAAACTATGTACCGTTTCGTAATATGATGATGCTGTCTATTGCATGTTCATATGCTGAAGCAGTCGAAGCTGATACTGTTTATCATGGATCAGCTTTGGTAGATAGTCAAGCTGGGTACTGGGATGGTAGTAAAGAATTTTTAACTGAAATTAATAGCGTTACAAGTTTAAATAGAAAAAATCTAATTAAAATAGAGGCACCATTAATTGAACTATCCAAGAGAGAAATCATAAAGATAGGATTAGATAATGGTGTGTGTTTCGAAGATACTTGGACTTGTTATGAAGGTGAAGAAATTGCATGCGGTTATTGTACTGCTTGTAGTTCACGTATACAAGGCTTTTTAGAGAATAAAATTAAAGACCCAATTAAATATGAGCGAACAGATATACCATGGTAAAGAGCTAGAATATTCTGATATATTATTAGTACCAGGATATAGTCAATTAGATACTCGAAACAACGCCGACACATCTTTTAAATTAGGTAAGTTTACATTTAATCTACCGGTTGTTCCATCTAATATGGAAACGGTAATAGATCTCAAACTCTGTAAGCAATTAGATGATAATAATTATTTTTATATTATGCATCGATTTCAGGATGTGTTTGAAACGGTGCGACAACTTAATGAGCTCAATTGTAATTGTGTAAGTGTCAGTATAGGGGTAAATGAAAAATCATATCAAGAATTAGAAGCGATTATAGATAATAATTATAAAGTTGATATAATTACAATTGACGTTGCGCACGGACATCATCAAAAAGTCGGTAATATGATTAGATACGTAAAAAGGAATTTACCTCATGTAATAGTTATCGCTGGTAATGTTGGAACATATGCTGGGTTCCATTTTTTAGAAGACGCAGGTGCTGACGTTGTTAAAGTAGGAATCGGATCTGGAGTTATTTGTACTACGAGATATAAAACAGGCTTTGGTACACCAATGTTTTCAACGTTGTTAAAAATTACTTCACATAAAACAAAAGCTAAAATAATGGCTGATGGTGGTTGTCGAGAATTTGGAGATGTCGCAAAAGCATTAGTTGCTGGAGCAGACTGTGTAATGGCTGGTTCATTCTTTGCAGGGTGTGTTGACTCACCAGCTAAAATTGTTGATGGGTGTAAGGAGTATTATGGAAGCACTTCATATACACAAAAGGGAGATAAATTAAATTTCGTTGAAGGGAGACAAATAGAAATAGACTTAGCTCCAGAGTATAATATTAGATTAAAAGAAATCGAAAAAGCTCTTAAGAGCTCTATTTCATACGCCGGGTGTAAAGATTTAAGTTGCCTGAGTGATACAAAGTTCATACAATTAAAATAATATGTGCGGTATTTTTGGTTCAACAGATATTAAAACATTTAGAGAGCTATATACAAAGAACTCAGAAAGGGGTAATTTTGTACGTAGTGTAACAATGATATTTCCTAGCGGAATGAAAAATAATGTCCGCGTAATGACGAAATACGAACAAGATTTTAATAGACATATAGAAGAAAATCCATTTTGTTTATATTACTTAGGGCATGTACAGTCCCCTACGACAGAAGTTAGAACCTTTAATATTGATACATCACATCCATTTTCATATAAAAATACATATTTAGCGCATAACGGTGTACTACAAAATTTTGATAAATTAAAAGAAAAATACACATTATCAGGTAAGGTAAATAAAGTAGATAGTAGTATAATATTACCATTGATATATATGTCTGGTATACAAAACGCTTTATCGGAAATTGAAGGGACATTTGGATGCTGGATGTATGAACCAGATATGGGTAGGTTACGTATTTTTAGATCCGGTTCTACATTATTTACTGATAATAAATCTTTTAGTTCGGCGCCATTTTCGGAATGGGAGATGGCGGAAGAGGGTACAGTATATGAATTTAATTTTAGTAAAAATACCTTTACTAAAACTAATACATTTAAATTAAATTCTCCATTTTTTATATGAAAACTTTAATCGCAGTCGCCACAAAACATAACGGTTCAAGCTTTAAACGAACTAAATTATCTCAAAGCTTAACATACCACGAAAATAACACCATTACCACTTTCGACCTTGAACCTACATATAATAATACTAGTGGCTTGTGTTCTGTATATAATCATTATTTGTCTTCAAATAATCTAAGACAATATGATTGTATTTTATTTGTTCACGACGATGTGTTTATTGATAGTATAAATTTTTTAAAACAAATCCGCACTCAATTCCAACGAGGATTTGATGTAGTAGGATTAGCTGGTGGTAGTAAATTACGAGTTCAAAAACCTTGTTTATGGCATTTAATGTGTAATCCAACTACATTATCTGGAATAGTATCACATTATACAAAAGCTACCGAATACTCACCAACTATATTCGGACCAACTCCACAGGAAGTAATCTTACTTGACGGGTTGTTTTTTGCTGTACGTACTAAATCCATTGTACAAGAAAAAATAAGATTTGATAATAACCTTAAAGGATTTCATCATTATGATTTAAAGTTTTGCTTAGACTGTCATTTAGCAGGGTTGCGATTAACTACTGCTCCTATTCATGTTATTCATGAATCACCCGGTCTTCTCAACCACACAGAGGAGTATAGCAAATCAGAAGATTACTTCTATAATACTGTCGTTAAATATGCTAACAAACGAAAGTAATTACTTAGACATAGATTTAGAGTATTTAGAAAAGGTAGTTTTTAAGAACTGTCTAGAAGATGAAATTTATCTAAATTCTATTATTGATAATCTTAATTATAAATTTTTTAAGAATAAAGACTTTCAGCAAATAATTAAAATTATTCAAGCACTTTATCGGAAGAATAATAGACGTCCGACTATTACTGAATTACAATTATATTTAAATACATCACAACTTAAACAGCATTATGAAGCAAGTAAAAAAATCATTGATGTTTTAGAAGTAGAATTATCTAATGACTTATTACTTTCTTACACAGAAAAGTTTTTACAAGAACAAGCTGTATTTAATACTTTTTTAGAAATTGTTGATAATAAAGAAAGAGATGTAAAAAGCATTCATGATAAGTTCTCAAAAGCATGTAACATCTCTATTACGACAAATACAGGTCATAATTATTTTAAAGATGTAGAGCAACATATTACCGACCTAACGACACGGGAAGAAAAAATTAAAACAGGCTGGGATTGGCTTGATACTAGATTAGGAGGAGGATTCCTCGAACAAGGGCGTAGTATGTATATTTTTGCTGGGCCTACTAACGTTGGAAAATCTATATTCTTGAGTAATATAGCAAGTAACGCTGCAGCAGAAGATAAAAATGTTTTAGTTGTTTCTCTTGAAATGTCAGAAATGATTTATTGTAAACGAATTACATCTAAGCTTACTGGGCTACCTATAAATCATTTAGATGATCATGTCGAAGAATTGAGAGATAGAGTAGGTAAATTCAAAATAACACACCCTCGAGGAAATATTATAATTAAAGAATTTGCTCCGAGTTCAATTACACCTCCACAATTAGAAGGTTTTATAAAAAAACTAATAAACAAAAAATTTAAACCTGATATTATTGTACTTGATTATTTAAACTTAATGGCAAGTACATATGGTAATAATTCGTATGAACGAATAAAAAGTATATCTGAACAAGTAAGAGCAATGTCATATACTTTTGAATGTCCAATTGTATCTGCAACACAAGTAAATAGAACAGGATACGGTACGGGTAATAATGCCGGTGGACCTGGGTTAGATGCTATTGGTGAGAGTTATGGTCTAGGAGCTACTGCAGATGCAATAGTTAGTATATGGAGAACAGAAGAGGACGAAGAAGATGATGCTCTTCATATAGGTATTATTAAAAATCGATTTGGCTCTAACACAGGTAGTACTCGAGTGTCAATAGACTATAACACTCTTACTCTTACAGAGAATAACGATTTGAATATAAATGAAGATGTGAACGCTGCGGAAGATGACGCTGTACAATTCGGAAGAGTGATGTAAATATATAAAATGTCTGAGGATAACAATAAAGAAAGACCAAAGATATACGAACGCAATCCCGATACTAATGTAATACGTTGGAGATATTTAGGAGAACATCCAGAAGATTACGGTTGGCCTCATTATGGTAATATTTTAACAGAAGAAGAACTAGATGAATAATAAGGATGAAATAATTTTTACTGACCTAGATCTAGACGGTTGCTGCAGTTACTTAATTTATACATGGTTTAAACAAACTAAACCAAAAGCTGTTACTTTAAAAGTTTCTAATATACGTGAAAAATTATTAGGATGGCTCAATTATAATAAAATTGAAGATTATAAGAGAGTGTATTTCTTTGATTTAGATACAACAGAAATTAAAGATTTAATAGACAAAAAAAATGTAGTTATTTTTGATCATCATAAATCTCATGAAGATGATTATTCTTTAGCTAAAACATATATTGACGTAGATCAAACATCATGCAGTAAACATTTATATCAAATATTAAATCATATATATCCAAATGTAAATCTTACTAAGGAACAGAAAAAATTAATTACATTTGCAAATGATTATGATTGTTACGAATTAAAATACCCTGAGAGTAATAAATTAAATTTTTATCTATGGTACAAAAACGGTGATAAGCTGCAAAACTTTATTAATGATTTTGAAAATGGTTTCTTCGGATTTACAAACGAACAAAATAAAATAATTAGTTATCATTTTTATAAATTTAAAAAAATGAGGGAAACCATAGATTTATTTAAAGCAAAATTATCTATAGGTGGAAAAGAATATAATTTTATTAGTACATTTGCAAATGAATATATTAACGACTTAGGTCAATATATAGTTGATACTTATGATTGCGATGTATGTATGATGATTAATTTAAAAAACAAAAGAGTATATCTCCGAAGAAACAGAAATATAGATTTTAATTTAAGTACTTTTGCTAAGAAGATATGTGATGGTGGTGGCCATGAATATGCAGCCGGTGGTATGTTAAACGATAATGTGCTTTCTTTGAGCAAGCAATTCGAACCACTAGATACAAAATGACAGACAGTCCGTATACAATTTTAGAACGAAAAGATATTGTACATATTTTCTTGACATTATGTAGTTTTGTTTCAATTTGCGAGAACCGAAAAATTAATCTCGCCAATGTATTTTTATTAGTTCTTAAAGAAGAAAAGTATAGAGAATTATTTAAAAAGTCGTTATTATTAGATAGTAATTTTGAATTAGTTAAATTATTTTTACAACATGATCCTTATTTATATAAAAGTAAATATATAACTAAATATCTCAAAAAAAATTCTATTGATTTATGAGCGAATTATCAGTTTTTGAAAAAAATATATATAATCTTTATCTGAAGACTTCTAGAAATAAAAAAGGATTCACACCAAGAAAAGATTTTCAAAAACTAGACGATACAAAATACGTTCTATTAAAAAAAATATCACGTACTTTAAAAAATAAAAACATAGATCCAGATATATTTTTTAATGCACCATATAAATTATATTCAGAAAAATATGTGCCTTTAGATTTCTACAGTTCATTTAATGCTATTTCTACATATAAAAAATACGTAACAGAATTAGAATTAACAGAACCTGATCACGAATTTAATATTGTTAAATTAAGAGATAGCTTTAAATTTATTTACGATACCTGTGTCAAGAATAATCTTACAACTTGTAATGAATACCTACAGGTAGAATCAGGTATGTATCCAAATTTTATTTTAGATTTAAAAAACAGAGACATCAGTTATTATAGTTTATTAGCGCTTAACGTATCAGAGAAAAATATTAAGCTAGAAAAAAATATAGTTGAATTTGTATGCAGTAGTTTTTATAATACTTTAAGTAGTTTGAGATCGAAATATACATTTTCGAAAAAAATCAAACCATTGGGAATAAAATTAACGAAAACCATTAACGAAATATTAAAAAGAAAATGACAACGAAAAATATGTTTGAATCGATTAGAGGAGCAATGGCTCAAGACACGCAAAAGACATCTACTGGTAATATTATGCGATTGAAACCAGGTAATACATATGTATTGCGTCTTGTACCGTTTGTAAAAGACCCTAGTAAGACGTTTTTTCATTATTACTCACACGGTTGGGTGAGTGAAATGACTGGGCAATTTCAGAGTGCAATTAGTCCACAAACGTGGGGAGAAAGAGATCCTATTGCAGAAGCACGATATAGAATCTCACGCACTGGTTCTGAAGAAGAGAAGGATAAGGCAAAAGCTTTAAACCGTAAAGAGAACTGGCTTGTAAATGTTTATGTAGTAAAGGATCCTGATAACCCAGAGAATGAAGGTAAGGTGAAGATTCTTAGGTTCGGTCGTCAATTACATAAGATTGTAATGGAAGCTATGGAAGGAGAAGATGCTGATGAATTTGGTGAAAAGATTTTTGACCTATCAAAGGAAGGTTGTAACTTTAGAGTTAAAGTTGAAGAGCAGGGAGGATATCCGACATACGTAAGTTCTCGATTTGCTTCACCTTCTCAAATCTCAGGAGTAACAGGTGATACTATTAAAGATATCTACGAACAGACATTTGACCTAGAAAATGTTTTTCCTGTTAAGAGTTATGACGAACTGCAAACAATGCTTAATGAGCATTATCATGGTGTTACAGAAGACCCTGGTCAAGAGACTGCTGCAGTACCATCCGCGGTCTCTTCAGATGACGACGATGATGATGATTTGAATTTTGATGATTTAGATGCTACTACATCAAAAGACGATTCTAAATCAGCTGCTATTGATGATGATAAAGTCAAAGAACTACTTGATACTTTAGATTAAAATGGAAGACGAAGTTGCACTAAAAATGTTCATTCATCAAATGAATGATCAAGCTAAGGACCTGAACAAGAATATTGTTCAAAAAAGCGCTACAATGCAGGATATTCCTGTAGAAAAAGGAATATATAAAAAGAAGAAGAATAAGGTGAATGCTCAGCAATTAGCTGCACAGCAACAAATGCTTATTCAACAGCAACAGCAATTAGCTGCACAGCAACAAGTCGTTCCTCAACAAGTTATCCCTCAACAACAAGTGACTGGAGATCCCGCTCTGTTAAACAATTTAATAGAGCGGGTGTCTTCCGTTGAGAAACAACTTACAAAATTCCTGACTCTAATTGAACGGAGACTTGCAAAAAACGCAAAAGAAATTAATATACGAATCAAATTGAACGAAGATAATGATTCTACCAATAAAGAATAAAGATAATTTTATTCAAAATTTTCTTAATCCAGTCTCGCGATTAGACTCATCTGTAACACTAGATATAAACGACAATATATCTACTATAGTACATAATAATTCTAATATTTTTCTTAAAGCAGAATATAAAATTAACTGGGTAGAGCAACCTGATCAAAATAATATATGTTTACCAGATACAGTTAAGCTAATTAAAATTTTATCATGTTTAGATGAAGATAATATTGATCTAGAAATACAGACTAATTGTATAAAATATAATAGTAGTTCTAATCGATTTACATATCATTTATTTGATAGTAGCATAGCTAAAAACGGTGTATTTAATTTTGATAAAATTGATGACATTACATTTAGTACTAATTTTAAACTGACAAAAGAAAAGAACAGCGCAATATTAAAAGCACTACCATTCGTTACCGAATCAAGTAAACTATATCTTAAAACTGAAAACACAAATGTGTACGCCGAACTGTCAGATAAAAAACTACAAAACGTTGACAGTTATACTACAATACTCGCCGAAGAGTATGAAGGAGATAAATTAGATTATGAATTAATTTTAGATATAGAGCTATTTAGACTAATATCCATATTGAGCTTTTCCGAAGCAACGATATATATAAATAACGAGTATAAAATGCTTATGATTAAACTTCAATTAGAAGGCAGTAATCTTACATTTGTCAGTACTAGTTATAAAAATTAATGAAAAATAAAGTCACAACTTGTGGTTATTTTATCAAGCGCTTAAGGGATAACGGTTATAAAGTCAATAGGATTTTTTCTGATTATACTTCTGAAGACCCGAGACGCTGGACAATAATGATTAATCCAGAAAAAGCAGCCTTATTTATAACGTGTTATGTTAATTATGACTGGACGGGTGACTTTAAATTCGAATTACATGATGGGGTGTTATTTAAAAATCTTCAATTAAAAACAGATAGTATGGAGGTTATTATGACTAAATTAATCGAAAAAAATATTACGCCCAATGAAAAAACAAATGCCAAAACCTAAAAATTTTGATAATCTATTAAAATCCAGCATTAACGCAGCCGAGTCTGTTGAATCTATGGAAGAACAAGATATGTCGTTTATTAATGATTATCTTGCCGAGCATCTAAAATCATTTATATTACTCGGATATGACCTTAAAGGAGAAAGTGTAGTAATTGTTTCAGGTAAGAACCCTCAAGATTATGACGCTATTGAAACATTATTACGACGAGTAAGTAACATAGACTTTTTTAAAGACATACAAGAACAAACAAATACAAATGAATAAAATAATTGTCTTAGGTAACGGTTATATTGGTAAGAAGGCTTATAAGCATTTTGAAGAGAACTTAGAAGGTATATACGATGTAGTTCGCTTGTCGAACTATCCATATACTTCACCCGAGGAGTTAAAGGAAACATTATTTACTAATTTAATATCCGAGTTCCGAGGATCACAAACCAAATGGATAATTAATTGTGTTGGTTTTACTGGTTCTCCAAATGTAGACGCATGCGAAGAACAAAAACAAACATGCTGGGATTTGAACGTAACACTACCTACTATGTTAGCTCAATTCTGTACTCAACATAACGCAAAACTTATTAATGTAAGCTCCGGGTGTATATATGATACATTAGACGTGTTTGACACAGTATCGTTTACTGAAGAAGACGAGCCAAATTTCGGGTTAACTAACCCTGATAGTAGTTGGTACAGTAAGACAAAACATGCAGCAGAATTATGTTTAAACAACTTTGACAATGTTTATACTCTACGCATAAGAATGCCTATTTGTAATGATTTTAATTCACAAAAAAACTACTTAAGTAAGATTTTAAAATACAATAACGTCTTAAATGATGTAAACTCTAAAACTGTTATTGAGGACTTACTAATCGTAATTAATAAAATAATTAATATCGAAGGCTTACCCGGTGGTGTTTATAATTGTGTAAACCCTGAACCTCTCCAAACGTCTGAAGTTTGTAGCATTTTAGATGATCATGGTTTGTGGAATCCTCATTGGAAGTTTATTACTTACAATGAATTAAAACAACATATTGTTGCTAATAGATCTAATTGCGTTTTATCAATAGACAAATTAAAGGCGCATGGGTTAGATATGCCAACGGAGCGAGAATCATTATTTAGAATATTGGGCGAAAAAGAAGCATATGAAACATAAAAACATCCTAGTAACAGGTGGCTTGGGATTTATTGGAAGTCATTTTGTTGAATTACTTTATGATAAATGTACTAATTGTAAGGTAACTATAGTAGATAATTATAGTTATTGTGTATCTCAAAAAACCGAAAATCATTTATGGGGCTTATATAAACATACCCCTGGTCATAATAACGAAATAGATATATGGTATTGCCCTATTTCAGATTTTAAACTAGACAAACAATATGACTATATTGTAAATTTCGCAGCTGAATCACACGTAGATAATAGTATTAATGACGGGGATGTTTTTATTGATAGTAATTATGTAGGTGTGTATGAATTATTAAAACAGTTACCTGACAATACGAGATTTCTCCAAGTAGGTACAGATGAAGTATATGGTAGTTTACAATTTGATTCGAACCCTAGTGAAGAGCATGACCTATTAGAACCGTCTTCTATATACTCTGCAACAAAAGCAGGAGCTGATTTATTAGCATTATCTTTTTATAAGACATATAAGAAAGATATTATTGTAACAAGATGTACAAATAATTTTGGTCCTAGGCAATACCCCGAGAAACTTATTCCAGTTATCGCTCAAAAAGCTACTAATGACGAACAGATACCGGTATACGGTAAAGGTGATAACATACGTCAATGGATATACGTCAAAGATCATTGCGAAAAAATATATAACGTGTTAAAACTAGGAACCTCAGGAACAATATATAACCTTGCTCCCGACTCGGAATATAAATCAGAAATCAATAATATTAATTTAGTTCAAGAAATATTACATATTTTAAAGAAACCTGAAAGTCTTATTTCATTTGTAGAAGATAGAAAAGGTCATGATCTTAGATACAGCTTAAGTGATTCAATATATAAGGCGATGATAGTTAAAGCAGGTGACCAATTAGAATTTTCTGAAACCAAAAAAACATTTGCCGATGATTTGAAATATACTATAATGTGGTATATTAAAAATGAAAAATGGTGGGACAAATAATCTCATAATTGATGGTAATAATCTCTTATACCGAATATTCTGGACTAATAATTTTAAACTAGATGAAAAAGATAGTCCCGGTCAAGTGTTTTTATTTTTACGATCTTTAAAATCTTATGTAGATAAGTTTCAACCGAAACAGATTTATTGTACGTGGGATAAGAAATTAGAATGGCCTTCATCTAATTTTAGAACCGAAGTTATTACTGTAGAGTATAAAGCAAATAGAGACGATGACAAATTCAAAGAAGTTCATCAATACTCAGAAAAAATACAAGAAATTATTTCCTTATTAGGGGTACATAATATGTTCCCATTAAGAATGGAGGCTGACGATTTAATGTCTTGGTTGTCATCTAGCCTACCTGGTAAAAGTGTTATAGTAACAACTGATAAAGACCTACTACAAACAATCTCTGTTGATACAAGAATCTATAGCCCTATAAAAAAGAAAATAGTTACACTACAAAACTTCGAAGAATATACAGGAGTAACTAAAGATCAATATTTAAATTACAGAGCAGTAACAGGTGATAAATCTGATAATATACCTGGAATACCTAGATACGGTCTTGCTAGATTTAAAAAATTAGATTTAAATAAACTAACAGAAGAACAACAAGTTATTTACGAGAGGAATTTAAAATTAATGGACTTAACTACAGGTTATGATTACTACCCTGATGAAGTACCTGTATATGAAGAACAATTAAAAAAAAGCAAGAATCACAAAAGTGACTATAAAAAATTTATAGAAGAAGCGAAGAAATTGAATATGTGGTCTATTGTAAGAAACTATTCTTCATGGCGCGAATCGTTTAATAATAACGAAAATATAATAAATATTATTAACAAGGCGATTAAAAATGCGAAAAGTTGAATATAAAAAAAATCCGAATAACATAATGGGCCCAGCAGGTAATACAATTACACCTACGATGAGAGAGGTTAGAATGGGTAATGAAATACGTACGGAAGCGCATTATAACGATCCTCATACTGGTCAATTTATTACAAAACAAATAGTAGATGTCCGACCAGTAAAAGATGAGCCTAAGTGACGTTATACCGCAGGAGTATATAGTAGAAAAATTTTATCAATACGCAGGGTATCCTAAGTATAAAAAATTAACTAATGTATACGAAGGCGGTTGCCCGGTCTGTAGAGAAGGTAAATCTTGGAATAAAAAAAGAAGACTTTACTATATAGTAAAAGAAAATCATATTTTCTGTCATAATTGTGGTTGGAGTGGTTCACCTGTAAAGTGGGTTCAAGAGGTAACAGGTAAAAATTACATTGATATAATTAATGAATGTAAGAATGTAAATGTATTTAATATTCCTATTGAAAAGGACATTCCCATAACTCCGGAGAAACCGCCACAGTCTCTTCCCGGTGATTGTGTTAATTTATATGATAAAGTACAATGTAGTTTTTATAATCATGAACCTATGGTAAATCATGCTATAATTACATGCAAAGAAAGGAGATTACTAACTGCAATTAATAAACCTAAAACGTTGTGGTTTAGTAGAAATGATTTCGTCCATAAAAATAGAATAATAATACCTTTCTATGACGACAATAAAATTATATTTTATCAATCGAGAAAATTAAAACAAAATAAAAAAGATACAAAACCAAAGTACCTTTCGAAAATAGGAGCCGATAAAACAATATTTAATATTGATAAAATAGATAATGATTTGGATTATATTTTTATTTTTGAAGGACCTATAGATAGCTTTTTTGTTAAAAACGGTGTTGCAGTAGGAGGTATTAGTAAAGGTAGATCTTGCTTTACAAAACGACAACAGCAACAAATAAATCAAAAACCTTTCCATAAGCGTATTTGGGTTCTTGATAATCAATATTGCGACGAGACAGCAAAAGAAAAAACTCGACTATTACTCAGTCAAGGAGAAAAATGTTTTATATGGCCAGAGGAATTATTAAATTATAAAGATTTTAATGACTTATGTGTGCAGATAGACCGAGACGAGATAACTCCTCAATTTATAATTAAAAATAGTTATACCGAATTAAAAGGTAAATTATTATTATCTAAGATTTAATTACTCACCCCAACCTGCAGGTCGCGGTCCAGCTATTTCATCAGCCCACGCCTTGTCAGTTAACGCCCTATCACCAGCTATGTAAACCGCCCATTTTTTATCTAAGTCAGACGCGTAACCACCTTGGTGTTGTGGGTTTGCTTTTTGCCATTCGGCGGACCCTCTATCTGGTTTTGGAAGAGGTTTGTATTCTGGTTCTGGCTCAGGAGCTGGCTCAGAAAAAACTTCAGTATTTTCGGCATCAAAAGCAGCTAATGCTCTTTCTGCCTTTTTTCTTTGACCCTTAGCAGACACGTATGCTTTCTCAGCAATACTTTCATCTTCACCTTTTGCTGCGACTAGACCCTCAGGAACATCTCCGTTGTGATCTTTTTCAATTTGCGCCCACTCTGTTCGAGCTGCCTTCCACGCCATGCGAGCCTTTTGAGCCGCGACCGAACTGTCATCTACTGCTTTTTGTAATTCTGCTCGTGTTGCCATAATATTAATTATTTATGCTTTTCTATATAAAGGTTTTTAAAAATTTGATGTAAACCTGCCAATCTTTCACATACATCTAAAATTTCATTTTTTGTTGAATCAGAAACATCAGCGAAAATAGTACCTACTTTATTATCGTTTCTTAACTTCCCTAATACACTATTAACACCACCGTTAAGGTATTGTAATACATCATCAATGTTCGTAATCCACTCTTGTAGATCTTTAAGTTCTTCCTGTTCATTGGGGTTTTGATCTATTACGTCCTCGAAATCAGCCGCATGTCCTGGTTCATCTAAGGCATTTGCGAAGGACTCTTTATCATCTTCTGGTGCAGCATCAATCGCTGGAGCAGGTATTGGTGGACCTGGTTCATCTTCTAAAAGTAAAGATAAAAACCTATTTTCAAACTTTCCCATGTAATTATTTATTAAATACTTATGATGAAAGGCATACTTTTTGAAGATTTATATAAGTACACTAACAAGTACTGGAAAGACGTAAAGTCTAGACATGTTCGACCCACTACAAAAACATTAGATGATATTGCAAAAGCTAGTCCTGCGACGTATAATCAAATTTCAGCTGACCTTGTTCCTTTTCCTGGTGATCATTTAATCGAGCAACTCGGTAGCGCATTCACAAACATATCTGACGCTACTTACTTATTAAATCAGCTTTTTGAAAATCCTTCTGTGCACTTAGACGAAAAAATTGTAAAATCCGCAAATTTAAAGTTGCAAAAAATTCAGGATCTTATAAAATCTGTGTCGGAAGATTTAGATCATGACGAGACAGATAGTTAAAAGTATATTAATTGTTTCTTTAATTTCACTTTCAATAAGTAGCATAGCGATGCTATTTTACCCTTCCCTTATAACATTTATAAAAGTTGCAATAGGTACAACCGGAATACAAATATTATTCTTTTTTATTTACAATAATGTTCTTAGATATATCGCTCGGTTAAACCTAGAAAAAGAAGCTCTTCAATTATCTCAATTAGCTGAACAAAATCGAATTTTAGCTGAATGTCAGGCATGTAAGAAAATGAATAACGTATATGTAAAATTAACTGAAGAAAATGAATTTAATTGTGAAGATTGTAGCACACTTAATAAAATACAAATTGATATCAGTACTATATTACCGACGAATTTCCCAGACACTGGGACAATGATTTATGATAAATAAAAAACCCACGAAAGACTACTCACAGCTCGCAAGATGGTTATGCTTATTTGAAGCTGTTAATATTATTTCAGAGAAAGCTGACCAAATCGGTCAAGGAAAAGACTGTTTAAAGCCAATACCAATTAACAAATATATTAACGAAAGATATCCTTCAGTATTAAAAGACGTTGAATATGAATTTAGTAATAGTCACCGTACACGTCGTCGTTAGATCCATAATCAAAATAAGTTGATTGTTCTGTATCCAAATCATTAATATAATCTGTATCAATAGCTGTTAAAGGACCAGTACCAGATTGATCGGCAACTTGTGTAGATTTAGCCTCAGCAGGTAATCCTGGTAAGAACGTATGATCATTTCTGCGAGCTCGAAGTCTAAACACATAATGGCCTTGAAGCTGGTTAATCTCATTAACCATTTGATCCATACGTTCTGTGATTTCAAATATCTTTCCGTCCTTACCTCCAGGTCGATCAATTGAACCATATTCGGTTAATTGAAATACATCCCCGGCGTTAGGTACAGCACTTAAAGTACCAGTATAACCAGATTCGTGATAATAGGAAGAAAGAGTTTGCTGATAAGTTTCAATATCTATTACTGCTGTTAATTCATCATCAGATACTAAACCGTATTGAGAATATGTTACTGCACCATCCGTTAAATCTATTAACATAGTCATGGTCTCAGGAGACTGGTATCCTTGAAGCGGATTTTCGCCATATACTTTATCAGTCTTATCTAAATCAAATTTTCGGACATAATAACTAACGTTAGTACCATATAACCGTATTTGTTCTTTCCACCATTTTTTATACGTCTTATTACGTTCGTTAGCGCCTAACGATTTATTATTAAACCGAATAACATTCTCAGCGTCACTATGATAGTTAACTGCTGTAACTGTATCTGTACTCCATGCTGATGCCATTACTTCTTAATATAATATTGATTGTTATCGATATACATTGTTATTCCAGTATTACCTAAATTCCTTGAACCCTTCTCTTCAAGATCTGTAATTCCATATATATCTTTTATAGTTTGAACATCTCGGTCATTTAAAAGAAATATACCGTTTTTTTTCTTTTTTAAATTATCTAATATACGACAAGAAGTAGCATCTGCTCTATGACTTGCAGGTAACAAATTTTGACGTGTTCTACCGGAGCCTGCACTTCCTCGTAATTTATATAAATCCTTACACCCTAAAGCTTCAAGAAATTTTCGAGTGAATAACATTTTAATTATTTAATAAAAAAAGCCCCCTACATTAACGTAGAGGGCTATCAAAGGTATTATATATTTATCTTATGTCTTTGCATTGGCCTTTAACGGACCTTTGCCATACTTGGTATCACCAGTCTTTTTACCATCTCCGGTTTCTTTACCAGTAGTTGGATCGTCGTCTGTAACCTTAGCATCACCCGTACCTGTAGACTTACCACCTAAACTATCAGCGGCAGGATCTGTAGCATTACCAGCACCATCAGAAGGATCAACACCTGTCTTTGTACCAGCGCCTGTCGGTTTTCCGGTAGATGTTTCATCTCCCTCAGACACTGTTTCAGCGTTCTCTGCACTTTCATGTGCAACTCCCTCTTCCGGTTCGTCTTCAGCTGCGTCAAATTCATCTTCAGCTGCGTCGTCGGCAGGGGCTAATTGATCAACAATTGCTTTAAGAGCATCGCATTGATCAGCAGTTAATGTTATTGTGACATCACCGTTATCGTCACTTGGTTCGTCGTCAAATCCGAGATCATCAGGGCTAGGTAGACCTAACTCAGCGCCGAATTCGTCGTCTTCATTCATAACTTGCTCGTAGAGCTTATCAAATATAGATTTATCTTCTGACATAATATTACCTTTGTTAGAATTATTTATACTATCCTCAACAACTTTCTCTTCCTTTTCAGCATTTTTTTCTTCTGCTTCCTTGGGTTCCTGTAAATCGTCTTCAACATGACATGTGGCCGATTCCTGTTCTGTTGAATCAGTTTCCTCTGCAGGACGTTGTGTTTTCTTATCAACCTTATTGTACCCACTTTCATCAGGTTGTTTATATGATGTGCCGTCCTCTTCATTTAATCTAGCTTTTAACGAAAAGCCTTTTGAACCTGAAGATAACCGACTTTCATACTCTTCCATTATATTTGTAAAACTCATAATTTTCTTTTTCTCCTTAAGTGTGACTAGCTTTCTTTCAACTCTAACTGATTCTTTCTTTACAACACTGTCTCTTTTAACCTCGATCGCGTCGCCAACGGCAGCTAAATTAAGATACTCACCGTCAACATCAATAACTACGTAATCATCATCCTCACCCTCAACCTCTACTAGATCCCCGACATCTAATGGCTCATCATCTAAATAATCACCACTATGACGAGAAGGATCACCAAAATCCTCTTCATCACCAAAATCTGGACCGAGGTCTTCATTAACTTTTTTACTATCCTCCTCAAGAATAGTCTCCGTCTTCGCAGTGTCTTCAGCAACTACCTTTGCCGTAGCATTTGCAAAGGCTTCATTAATAGAGTTTAAATCTTTGCTGTTCATGTAAATATTTATAGTGCCCAGGCTAAAAAAAGACGATAAATTCTATTTAGGCAATACAAATTTACCTAACCCTAACATGGAGTACGAATGGACTCCAGACATGGTCAAATCGCTTAAAAAGGCTAAACAGAACATTCTCTATTTTGCAGAAAACTTTTTTCACATTGTTAACCTTGATCGAGGTAGAATAAAAATAGACTTATACCCTTGTCAGAAAAGAGTATTACGTAGTCTGAGAGATAACAGATTTGTAGCTTGCTTAGCTAGTAGACAAACAGGCAAAACTACCATGATGACGATTTACGCTTTATGGATTGCCTGCTTTCAGGATGATCAACGAATATTAATCGTGGCTAACAAAGAACAAACTGCAATTAGTATTTTTTCAAGAGTTAGACTCGCATATGAAAATTTACCGAACTATCTTAAACCTGGAGTTTTAGAATATGGTAAAACATCCATGAAATTAGCAAACGGTAGTAGTATAGGTATTAGCACTACTAGCTCGGACGCTGGTCGTGGTGAATCTGTAAATGTATTAATTCTAGATGAGTTAGCTTTTATCCCAAATAATCTTGTTGAAGAGTTTTGGAAGTCAGTATATCCAATTATTTCCTCATCAACAAAATCTAAAATATTTGTAGCATCTACCCCTAATGGTAGTGGTAACTTATTTTACACATTATATACAGAAGCGGAAAAAGGAGTAAACAATTGGAAATCAGAAACTATATTATGGCATGAAGTCCCAGGTAGAGATGAAAAATGGAAACAAGACACTATTAAGTCTATAGGTAGTGAAGAAGCTTTTGCTCAAGAATTTGATTGTAAGTTTCTTGATACTGGAGATTCATTTATTGATGAAATCTTCTTTGAAAAATTATTATCGAATACAACTGAACCGACATATGTATTTGACGATGGGTGTTATAGAGTGTGGGAAGAACCAGATAAAGATCATTTATATACTATTGGTGTTGATGTAGCAGAAGGGGTCGGTCAAAACTATAGCGTTATACAAGTCTTAGATATAACTGACCTACAAGATATAAAACAAGTTGCAGAGTATGCATCTAACGAAATTAACCCGTTTGAGTTTACTACTAAAATTCGTGACATATGTTATCACTGGGGGGCACCACCTGTATTAATAGAGAGAAATAATTGCGGTAGTCAGGTTGTCGATAACTTATATCACCAATACAATTATAAAAACATCGTTAATTGGTCTCCTAAAATAGGTCAAGTAAAATATGATAGGCTAGGAGTATACGCTCATACTAATACCAAATATAAAGGCATTACTAATATGAGATATTGGATTAACGGTATTAAGTGTGTTGACATAAAATCAAAAACATCTGTCGTAGAGTTGAAAAATTTTGTACGATACCCTAACGGGTCATGGGCTGCTCAACCTGGCTTTGATTTTGACGACAGAGTCATGGCAATGGTATGGGCATTATTAATATTAGAAAATAGTGTAATACAAAAATATTATAATGTTATAGAAATCGACGATAATCAACGTCCTGCAAAAATTGAATTAGGTCCATATATTGATCAAAAATTTAGTAACTTCTTGCAAGATTATAAAATGCAAAATATTGATGACAGCTGGAATCCACCTTCAGTACATTTTACAGATATAAATATTTTTAATGAAGACGGAGCTCCTAACTACAATACAGATATGGACGAATTAGAAGCACAAGGATATATTAGAGTATGAATCAAGCACCACTTAATAAAAATAGACATGATAAATTTATACTGGTTTTAAATTTACCTGAAGGTATAAAAAATATTGTAGATAACATAACCAGAAACACAAATAGAATCGATGCTAATAGTTTAGAAATTAGTGTCGCTGGTACCGTAACACCTACCATTAGTATACCAGAAAAAACACTACCATACGGTGCGCAAACTATAAAAGTTAGCTCTCATGCTCGACCAGCATATGAATCTTTAAATTTAGATTTTAAAATTGATAATCAGTTTAATAATTATTGGGCAATATATAAATGGCTTGATATTATTAACGACGTTAAAACTGGTAATTTTAATGAAGATGATATTATAAAATATCGAGCCGCAGAATCTCCTGCGACCCCCTCTCAGCAACTACCTGTATATTCCTCTAATTTAACAGTATACGGTTTAGATGAATATGAGAATAAAAAAATTCAATGGGACTATATTGGCGCATTCCCTACTAGATTAGCTGAAATTAAATGGAACTATGCTACAGGAGAAGAAATTACCTCTTCTGCTACTTTTGAATTTACACGATTAGAAACAAAGTTAATTTAAAATGCAACAATATCCTGATTTTATATATAATACCAATACTAAAACAGTTATTATAGAAAAGACAGGTAAGTTTATTGTATCTAGTTCAGAGGTAAGTAGAGACGGTGAATTGATTCCTGAATATTTTACAGATATAAACGCCGTAAAAAAATATTTACAGTATTATGATATTAAAGGAACTGTAGGTATAAAAATTTAAACGATATTTAACTCTCCTGTAGAATCTCCAAAATGGTGCATATCTATTCCATGCTTATGCAACAAGCTTACAAATAAATCACACATTGGTTTTTCTTTTTCTACTCTAAAATGTTTACCTTTATTTTTTCCACCTACTAATAATACCGGTAATTCATCATGATTATGTCTATTTCCATCTGATATACCTGCACCATAAATTACATCTGTGTTTTTTAGTAAATTATCTTTTTTGAGCTTAGTAATAAACTCTGAAAACAATCTTACATTAAACAAATCTATCATTGCAAGGTCGTGTAATTTTTTAGGGTCTTTTTGATGATGAGACAGACTATGGTGACCATCAGCTATTCCTATCTCTCTATGCGGGCCATTATAACCATCGTGTTGTGTTAGAAAGGTTATAACACGTGTTGTGTCATTAAGGAACGCTAGATGCATAAGCTTATATAAAAGTCTTATTTTATCTGATTTTTTATTTACTTCAAAATCGAGCTCAAAATCTTTATCAAGTTTAAACCTTTCTCTAGTCTGTAAGTCCTTTTCGACCTCCCTTACTGCATACATATATTCATCAAGCTTAACTCTATCAGATGTAGGTAGTTTTTCTGACAAGGTCTTACTTTCCTCCAATACAAAATCAAGAATAGATTTTTTATGTACTAATTGTTTTTGCTCTAACGTCTTTACATTAAAAAGTCTATTAAAAATATCTTGCGGGTCATGCATTGCTGCCATAGGCAGTTGAGCATTCTTCCATGACAAGTTATATTGATAAGCACAACTATAACCTGAATCACATTTACCTACTAAACGAGCCTTACTGCCAGTAACTTGTAAACTATCGAATCGAGTGACTCCATTATATTTGTCGGCTATGTATTGATCAACAGATTTACCTGATCTAATTTTTGATTCATGCTTATGAGCTTGCCTTCCAGTTAAAAATGTAGAAGCTGCTCGAGCATGATCACCAGCCCCGTCACCATTAGCTCGTGCTTTATCGTGGGTTAAACCAGAAATAACTTGCGTTTCATTTAAATGAGCTTCAAGTGGAGATAGAGTATTTGGTATATCAATTATATCTCCATATGCACTTGGAGTCCAATGGTGCATGTTTATACCATTAGGTACATAAACTACAGCTAATCTTTTTATGTTTTCAGAAACATTACCGAAACACTCCAATCCCGGTAAAGCAAACGCCGCTCCTAATGCTCCTATAAACTGTCTCCTGTTCATAGAATTATTTAGGATAGATACTTACCAATAATTACACCGTTTAGTATAGCAATAATAAATATAATTAACCACCATACATATTTTTGTTTTTTGCTAATCATCGTCGTCACCTATGTCTTGGTCTTCAGTACCATGTTTATACGCATACAGAAGTAAGTACGATGGGGGTCTCTCTTCATCTGTTTCAGTTTGAATCCAATCCTCGTTTCGATGATACAACCCCCGTGCGCGGTGGTTACGTTGTTTAAGTTCTTTATTTGATGTTTTGTTATTAATCATCTCCGTCGTTACCTATTGCTTCCACAGGGCAATTATCCATTGCCTGTTTACACATCTCTTCCTCTTCTTCGTTTTTCGGTTGTTTAAATACGTATGAATAACCTCCATCATTTTCACGTGTAAAATTTTCTGGAGCCTCTTCTCTGCATAAATCACAATCTATACACTCTTCGTCTACATAATACCGTCCGGTGACGTTCTCAGGTTGTTTGTAATCTTTATCTGCCATTTTATTATTTTATAGGTTCAACAGAGCAACAAGGTCTTTTCTTTCCATCTCTTCGATTAGCACGTGCAATTGCAACTGTAATTTTTTTAGCTTCTAACTTCCCTGATAAAGCTGCCATTTTTTGGCTCTCTTCAAACGCAGCAATAGTCTCTGCTAATTCTTTTTGCTTTTCGTCGCCCATAAAAATATTTAATCAAAGCAATAACTCATAACCATATTAGCCTTATATGAGCACATCGGCATCTTATCTTTAATTTTCCTAAACTCATCATAGGTAATAAATCCTTGTTTATACGCCTCTCCCTCAATACAACCAATCATTGTCTGAGTTCTATCTTGTATAGATTTAACATACATAGACGCAGCGAACATTTCATCAGGATTACCAGTATCAAACCAAGCATAATTACTGTTTAATGTATTATGTCCCAACACGTTATCTTCTAAATAACTTTTATTTAAATCTGTAATTTCTAACTCACCTCTCTCAGATGGCTTTAATGCACGTGCTCTTTTTCCAGCAGTTTTATCATAAAAATAAATACCCGTTACTGCTAAATTACTATCTGGACAGGTTGGTTTCTCTTGTATAGAAATAACATCCCCATATGAATTTAAATCAACCACACCATATTCCGATGGATTTGAAACTTTATAGCTCACAATACATGCCTTATTTCCAAATCGCTGTCCATCATGCACCAGTGGCGCAAGTTTCGGTTTTTTTATACCAGTAAAAATATTATCTCCAAGAATCAAACATACATCGTCATCGCCTTGCCATTCTTCACCTATAATAAGTGCTTCAGCTATACCCTTAGGAGATGGTTGAACTTTAAAAGTAAAATTAATTCCTAAGTATGGTTTATCTTTTCCATCTCCTTGATTAAACATACTTAATAAATGAGGATATGATATACCATTAGTGATAATCATCACATCTTTAATACCTAATTTTATTAAAGTTGATAGAGGATAATAGATTGTAGGCTTATCGTAAATAGGTAAAAGCTGTTTTGAAACTGTTTTTGTACTAGGATATACCCTCGACCCAGTCCCGCCAGCTAAAATGATGCCCTTCATATATTTATATTATACTGCTTATTTCACCAAATCAACTAAATTATGACACCGAGAAACAATAAATAATTGTAAAGGTTTTTACTATGAGTAGACGAACAATCCAATCACCAGGTGTAGAAATAAGGGAAATCGATTTAACACAACGACCTGCTGCCGCAGTAGGAACAAGTGTATTTATTGCAGGATTCTCCGATCAGGGACCAACAGACGAGATTTTTAATGTAGGTACATTCGCAGAATTTCAAGAAATTTACGGCCAGCCAACTAATGCCGCGGAGAGATATTTTTATCATTCAGCACGCCAAGTATTCAACAGTGATGCTAATGTTTTTTGTTCTCGTTTACCATACGGTGCCAGTACTGGTGCGAGAAGGTACTCTGCTCTAGCTTACCCAGTCGCCGCGCTTAATACAGCTACAGTTACAGGCTTTAATTCTACAACCGGGTCTCTCTCTGTTAATAAATCTACATTTGGTATGGTCAGTGCCATGTGGAATTCCACCGGCGCACAACACGATGGTACAACAGTAGGAACTACTTCAGGGAGTGGCAACGGCTGGGCTCTTCCAGAAACCGGGTACAACGCAATACAAAACCGCGGTTCAGAATTAGGTGTAGAATTAATCATAAAAGATGCTAACGAAAACTTAAATTATATATCTACAACCACGAACATTTATGCTGCGTTATCTGGATCCAGAGGAGATGCCAAAGGCAATGGTACAAACACTGGACCTGATTCTTTCTCTACTACCCTAACTGCAGTTGCCTCTGCCTGGTCGGGAGCTACTGAATTTGCTGCTCTTACTGCTACAGGTGCGACATTAGTGGCTGGTGAGGTGTTTTGTAAAGACGCACATAATTTTGGTAATATGCCATTTGCTGATGATAACGGTACAACAGTATCTTTAAGTTCGTCTAATTATTATGTTATTGGTAATCCGTCTTTAATTGAATTAACCGAAGACGAATTCAATGCAGTAAAGGATGGTAATATTACTTGGTCAAATAACTTATCCGCAGGAACTAATAATACATTTACTAGTAATACAACTGAATTAGGTAAAGCAGGTATTATTGTTTTAAATAAAGGCGCTACGTATACTAACGACAATTTTGAAGGTTATTATGCTGCGATATCAGATAGTTCTAGTACTAACCCATCCACTCCTTATGATACAGCTGGTGCTCGTATTTATACTACAGCATCAACAGGAGATAAAACTCCAGCTGCTTTTGCGACTGTTCCAACATCTCGATACGACTTCTCATTATCCGGGTCTGCAACTGATGAAAAGAGTAATGTGAGTAAATCTCTTGAAAATATCTCTAAATGGGAGCTAGGACCTGAGTTTATTGACTGTATTAATTTAGGTATTTTTAAAGTCAGAAACACTCCATTCTCAAATTCTGAAATTGAACTAACTCAATTTTTAGCAGAAGGGTATACAGGTTCATTAGATTCCTCTAGAAAGGTTCAAAACGAAAACGGTGGACCACAAAAATCAATTTTCATTGAAAATGTTGAATCTGGTTCTCCTAATATTCAAGTTTTAGTAAACCCGTATATTAGTACAAAGAGTGGATCATGGACAGCGAGTGAAGGAGCACCTAGTAAATTCGTACGAACACTTCATACTAATAGTACAAATGCTGGTTGCTTGCAAGCCGCCATGGGTGCAATTAGCGCCGCGCAGAATCTCGCCGGTGGCCAGGCTCTTGCAACAGCACCAATATCAACGAGATTAAGGACCGCTCATGCTAACTTTTCGAAAGAGCAAGGGTTATGGCCGTTAGGTGTTTATAGTAGTACAACTAATGATGTAACTAATAAAAATATTGGCAGTATTCCAGATAAGTTGGATAGAGTGTTTGAAATTGGTAGTAACGTTGATGTGTTTGAAATGGACGTTACTATCGAAGCTGGATTAGGAACAATTCATGCTATAGGTAATGGATCAACATTTGATGATACTATTTTTAGAGATGTTGGTGATGCAAGTGCAGGTACAGGATTCTATACACCAGATCCTAACATGAAAGACAACTCTGGAGGTACAGCAATAGCCGATAGGAATAATTATATAACTGTATTCAATAGATTTGAATCATTTGCACGTGAAACAAGAAAAGATCATATCTTTATTGCTGATGCCTTCCGCCCATTAGTTGTTCAAGGATCTGGACCTGGTCAAAAAGTATTAGATGATAAAACTAAGAACTTTAGTAAGCACGTATATTGGCCTTTGAGGCATCAATTTAGTGTTACTAATAGTAATTTTGCGACAACATACGGTAACTGGGCGAAAGTAGAAGATTCTATAGCTAATGCTCAAATATGGATTCCGTTCTCCGGTGTAGCTGCGAAGATTTACGCACAAAACGATGCGGCGTTTGCTCCTTGGTTTGCACCAGCTGGGTTTAATAGAGGTGTTGTTACTGGTGTATCTGACATCGCAATAAGCCCGACCCAACGTCAACGAGATCAATTATATAAAATTGCAATTAACCCTGTTACACAGTTCCCGGGTGAAGGAATAGTTATATTTGGTCAAAAGACATTACAAAGAACACCAACGGCCTTTGATAGAGTTAATGTTCGTCGATTGTTCCTCGATTTAGAGAAAAGAACACGAGAGACATTGAAATTCTTTATCTTTGAACCTAATACGTTCTTAACAAGGAACAAGGTTGTTAATACATTAACACCTATGTTTGAAAACTGCAAACAAACAGAAGGTATATATGATTACCTTATTGTTTGTGATGACAGGAATAACCCTGCTAGTGTTATTGATCAAAATGAGCTAAGAGTAGATATCTATTTGAAGCCAGTTCGAGCAGCAGAGTTTATATTGGTTAACTTCTACGCTGTTAACACAGATGTTAATTTTCAGGAGATAGTTGGACAATAAAAGTTAAAGTAAACATTAAATAATTATAACATCATGGCTGATATTAAACAAACAATTCAAGATTTTTATAAGGTAGCGCAAACAAGAGATTTCGCACGTGACTTTCAATTTCGTGTATTAGATATTTCTAATAAGGGGGTGCCTGTTTTTACTGAAAATGATCTAGTATATGCTACGACAGCAGTATTACCAGGTAAAACTATTGCCACGAAACCTGTCCCTTATAATGGTTTTGAGTTTAAAGTACCAGGCACTGTTTCGTATACTAATAGTGATTCTTATACAATTGACTTTTATTGTGATGCGACAACTAATGCTCGTATTGCAATGGAAAACTGGATAACTGAAACTTACAACGATGAAACTACTACTGGTGATGGTGTACTTCATAATAATAGTACTATTACATTAGTTCAATTAAATACTCAATTTGAACCAATGCGTACATATAAGCTTCACGGTGTTTTCCCGGTTGATTGTGGAGAAATTGGTTATTCAATGGCAGGTGACGGTGAAATTGCAACAGTTACCATAGCTATGGCTTATCAATTCTTCAGAAGAGATCCTGCAATACGTGGTACTGTAAATACTATAGGTAAATTAGCCGGTGCTTTAGTAGGTTAATTGCCTTAAATATTTACATATGGCGACGAGCCTTCAATTACAAAGTTCTGGTGTAACAGATCTAAGACAAAAATTTTATCAACTGTTACAGGAGTTTGCAACTTTCCCTGCTGCACAAAATTTCTTTCTTGTGCAAATCCACGACTTACCAGGTACCGTTATAGAGTCAAATGTAAATAGTTTAGGTATACGACCCGGTACTGGTTACTCAACTGGATTGGATTCAGCTACTAAACAAGTATTCCGACCGTTTTTTGGTGGCGGTAATAATTGGATGTTTTTATCAACAGGTGTTAATCTTACTACAGAAACTACATCTGTAAACAATAAAGGTACATTAATTAACGGATTATTACCAGTTGGCCCTTTTATGGAATCAAGAGAATTTCCTGATAATGATTTAGATATACAATTTTCTGAAACTAATGTAAGTATTATAGATAGTTTATTTAGATCGTGGGTTCAATTATATAGTGTATATGGTAACTTAGGAGATCGCCGGTTAACAACAGATATATCTATATATTTTATATCAAAACAAAACGACAATCCATTTGATAGTGAACCACTAATTACTAAAATTTATACATATAAAGATTGTATACCATATGTAATAAAAGATGCTAATGTCTCTGAATATGACGGTGATACAAAATTAGGTTCTATAGCAGTAGGCTGGAGGTTCTCTAAATATGATGTCCGTATACCAGTAGCGGGTAGTAAGCCTGATCCTTTCTCAGCATATGAAAACTTACCAAAAGAATACGAATTACCATATCTTGGTGAAAAACAGGCAGTAATTAAACCAGAAGAACCAGCCCCACAATTACCATTAATACCAACCGAACCGAAAAAAATCTTTTCACCAATTGGTGATGAAGATTTAACACTAGAAGAAATCCAGAAAAAACAAAAACTTACTAAAGAAGACATGAAACAAGCTAGTGCGACTGCTAGGAAAACACCCTTCATCGGCCGCCCGGAATTTGACCCTCTAGCTAAACAACCTGAACCGATGTTCCCGGGCTTACCGGAACCAGATCCAACTGCAGATCAAAATACAACAGGTACCTTCCCAGGTGCACCACCTATAGGTGGACCAATAAAACCTCTCGTTGATCCAAAACAAGAGGAAAGAATTCAAAAATCTCTTGAAAGTATACAAAATAAAAAAGATAATAAAGCTATTATCGACTTATTGAAAAAGCAACCAGATTTTCAATCGTATAAAAGTCAAAAAGATATTGCAGTCGCGGAACGTACCGCCGCTGAAACGAATAGATTGTTTAATGAATCAATACAGAGAAATAAGAAAAGAATAGAAGATAAAGGAAAAGATATGCGTGAAGCGAGCGCTACTTCTAAAAAATCTACAATACCTCCTATTACAGAAGTACCCTTCAAGCCTGTAGTAGATAAATGGACAAAACAATATCAAGAACGACAAAAGAAAAAAGACGGTGAAGGTGGTGATTAGAATTAAATGATAAGTTATAATGACGTATTAGAAATTTCAAGACTTTATAAACATAAACAATATGATAAAGTATTTTCGTTTATTACACAAAAAATTCCAAGTAAAAGTATTATAGATTTTTTAAATAAATGTAAAAGAGAAAAATTTATAGAAACTAATGACTGTGTAAAATTAGATATAGATAAAAAGGAATTAATAATTTATAAAGATGACTTTCTCAAAAACCTACCTAACGATAATGAAGACATCTATCATATTGATAATTATAAAATTACTATAGGTTACCCGAGAATAGATTCAACATTACCTGCTTCCTGTATTAAAAGAATTCAATACCAAAATGTATTTTTAGACGTTAATCCGAATAACTACGACCATATACCCCTGTCATTAGTTAAAAAAAGTATGCCATACATACAAACGTATATTGATAAATTAAATGACGGGTATGTATATTACGTAAATAAAAACTACAATAGTAGATTTCTATATCATAGAGATATAATTATAAATATAATATATTTATGTTTCGTTCAAGACTATGAAAGTTTAATACAACAACAGCTACTTCTTATGAAGCAATATAATTTTACATATCAAGACTTTAATAATATTACAATAAATTCAATAAATGCATATGTAAAGGTAATTAATTTAAAACTTAATAAAGATGACTGATCTATTAGATAAATTTAAAAATCTATGTACAACGAATGTTATATTACCAGATAGTAACGAAATAACATTAAATAAATTAAATGTAAATTTTCAAACTAAATTACATTCTCATTTTACTAATCTTCCGAATGATTCGGAAAATATAGACAATGTTTTTGTACTTGAATATATTAAATTTATTAATAAGCACATAATCGAGTTACATTCAGAAAGAACGTTTACTCATAGAGATAAATTATTTCTTTTAGATTTTTGGAAAAACGATATAGAGTCTTCTGATAATTCTTCTAATATATTAGAAGATTTAAAATGTATAGATAAATTAAATGATGTAGAATTAAAACTTAATTTAGGCACTATGCATCCTAAAATTAAATTTAAACAACCTACCTTACAACAAGAGAATACAATATTAACGTTCTTACTGGAAAATAGTAACAGCAAAAACACTGATATGGATATAATCTTTTTTGATGTTTTTAGATTCCTACATTCAATAGATATTGACGATCATCAATATCTTATTGATAATATAACTACACAGGAACTATATGAATTATTTTTATTATTTGATATAGAACATCTTCGAACTATTTCAAAAACACTATCTGAAACGCTTGAAAAGGTAACTAACATACGATTACTTGAAGCCGATTACTCTTCTTTTTATTGATTTTAAATTAAATATCTATAGAGATGGCTGATGAATCTATAGGTGCGAGTCTAATAAATAAACTAACAGATGCTCTGAAAGACGTATCCGTTAGGCTTAGTGACGTTGATACTAATACTTCAGAGACGAAAAAATCAATAGATAAACTAAACAAAGACTTTATTACATTATTTGGAGGAAAAAGCGCTCTTTCAAAACTCCTCATAAAAGATGCATCTATTAGTAAATCTACAAAAGGTCACCTTAAGAGTATAGATACAAAATTAGGCGGCATCGCAGACCTAGTTGACATCAATAAAAAGCAACTCAAGGAATTAAGGAAACTTAGCGGCGGGCCTGGACTGTCAGGAGCTACTAAAGGTAAAGGTAGTAGCGCTCCAGTTAGTGGCTCAGCTGGGGACCTCACTAAAGGTGAATTAGAAGCCTTATTAAAAAAATCTAGTAAAGGTATTGGTTTAAACTTAAGAACCATAGTAGGAGGTGGTGCCCTAGCGGCATTCGGTATTCCTCAAATGTTATATAAAGCTGTAGCGGGGTTGTCGACTGCAGTACCTATATTACTTGCAATGCACTTAGGTCGTGATTATGCTGAAGGCGGGATTGGTCAGTTTGGTCTCCCAATGGCTGGTGGTTATGGAGGCCGTGAAGGTACCGGAATACTAGGAGGGTTAGGAAACGTTGCAGTTGACTATGGTCTACCTGCTGCGGCCGTTGGCGCCGGGTTCACAAAGAGAGGTCGTGCTATGTATCGTGGGATAGGTAGTGGTACAATGAATCTTTTCCGAACTCAAAAGGGTCTACACAAATATGCTAGAGGTATAAAAACAGGTAGTGCACATACATATGCCAGGTTAAGTGGTTATACTGGAACTAAATCAACACGCGCTGGTACACTTCATTTTAAAAACGGTAAAATTGTAGGTATTGAAGATATGGAAACTGGCAAAGTAGTCAGGAAGCCAACAAGTGGAAGACCATCCAAAGCATTTAATAAAGCCCTGGGAAAAAACGTACATAAAGCCGGTAGTAAAATAGGATTACGAGCAGCATCAAAACCGATACCGTTGGTTGGATTACTTGTCGAATTAGGATTTACAGTAACAGATGTACATGAACTAATGAGCGACCCAGCCGCGTATCAAGCATTTAAAGAAGAATTTGATGCAGCTGGGGGCTTAGGTAAAATCGGACTTGCGTTCATGAATCCTGCTGCGGCAGTCGAAAGAGGTTCAGAAGCGATCATACAAGGTATCAAGGGATCGGATGCTAATTTACAAGAGCACGAGTCTAGATTCATGGATCCAAATAGCGACCTACGTCAAAACCGACAAATGAAAGTAGGTGAGACAGGATATTCATATGAGAGTTACCATCAAGCTCGGATGAAGCAAATAAAAACTATACAAAGCCATGATGACGGTCTTAACTACCCGTGGGGGTTCCCTGGATTTGCACCTACCTCGCAACAAGTATTTGGTCAAAAGCGTTACATGTCTAATGAAGAGCTTTTAACACAAAACTTAACAAATTTAAAAACTATCTCTAACTCTCTTAAGAGTGTTTCTACTATTAAAGCATATAAACATGACGGAAAGGAAATGACATGGATGGAACGGGAACAGGCCCGAAAGAGGGATAAGGAAACAACAGCCAGACAAGATAGAATTAAAAATTTAACTTATACTACAAGCTCTAACGTCAATAAAATAAAAGGAAATAGATTAGCAGAGATGTGGGAAAAGGGCATTATTAACGCATCTGACCTACACTTTATGACATACAAGAACGTAGAACTCTTAGCTAGCGCTTACGGTAAGTCTTATAGTGTATTTATGAGTGAAAATGTAGGTGCCGAGGGTTTTGCACGTCACCACCAACAAAGAGAAACAATGCTCTCGACCGATCATGGTAGAGCTCAATTCCAAAAAAGACAGGACGATACTCGAAGAATATTTCATGAATTTTTAAGTGCGAATAGAAAAGATCTTATACAATGGTTAGATCGTCACGAACAAATACAAAACAGAGCAACACAAAGCCCGATAACAGTGATGCACCAAGTGGGTGATGACACCCATGTAGACCAAGAACATTCGAACTTTGGGCCATAGGAATTAGAAAAATGATAAAAACAACATCAAAATATTTTAAATTTCAAGAAGTTGAACCAAGAACTACTCCAGCAGTAAATGCTACTGGTAGTACGCTTCTTAAATCAATACAAACTGTAGCTAAGAGTCAAAGGTATTCTAAAAATATGGCTAAAGTGGCGGTACCTACTAACGGTGGTGTGTTTAATATTGTAAAGAGTTTTCGGTGGACGAAATCGTCATTAAATTCTGTTACTGTAAATAACACACCAACTATTACCCTAAGGGAAATGGAAGTAATAAATCCAGCGTTTTTTAATAATATAGCTCTTTTTATAGATCAATTAGTAAATAGAGAAAAAACAGGACTACTTAATATAGGGGACAGATTATTTTCAGGAGAAGGGCAAAATGCAGTTCAGCAAGGGATGTCAGATTTAAGAGATGCCAACGCTCCATCAGCGTGGGCGAATCTATTAAGTTTAAACTTAAGTCAGCTAGCAGGTGATTTGGGTCATCACTTATTTAGCTCTGCGGTAGCTGGAGCAAACGCATTATCAAATGACTTTGAATCACTACGACAATATGTACTAGGAAGTGATCCTATATCTGGACCAGCATATTTAAGACAATATGAAAGAATATATGGTATACATTATACTGGTTTTAAATATAAGATACCTTATTTAGAAGATTCGTATAAGGAAATAAGCAATTCATGGGGTAGTGAAAATACAGGTGGTATGATCATGAAAGGTGTTAATGCAATGACAGGGCTTACAAATTTACTTTCTCCGTCTGTAGGTGTTGATTTCGCTAAAACATTCGATTACCCTCAATCCGGACCAAGTTATAATATAAACTTTTACTTAGATAACACAGTATATGATGGTAAAGAAATGGCGCTTGATAATCTTACTTTTATATATTTGTTACTTTATCAGAATTTACCTAACAGGATTAATAGAACAGCAATAACACCACCAGTTATATATCAAGCCTTTTTGCCAGGTGTTTTTAGTTATCGATGGAGTTATTTGAGTAAGATTAATGTAAATTTTTGTGGAGTAAGACGACCCTTTCATGCAAACATTGGAGGGGAACAAACGGAAGCTATTATTCCAGAAGGATACGAAGTACAATTAACCTTAACTAGCCTTACACCAGAAACAAAGAACTTGTTTTTTGATAGTCTTAATAATGCTGTAAATGCTACTGAAGAATTTAGAGAGCCAACTGCAGAGGAGATGAGTAAAGTTCAGGGACAACTGAACGGTTCTTATAAACAATCACCGCTTGAAAAACATCAACAAACACCAGGTATATCTCAAGGACCAACAGAATGATAACTGATTTACAAACAAAGAGAAATAATATTGATGCTTTATCACCAATTAGTGATACTAGGTATGAAAATATATTTAATATGAATAAATGTGATGGTTATTTTTTTTATAATATTATTAAAAAAATTAACTTTCCAGATGAACTAGGACCAGAAGTATATATTGAACAATATACCACTGCTAGTATTCCATGGACGACATTAGCATATGAAGTATATGGTGATCAAAATTTATGGTGGATTATATGTGGTGTAAATAAGATACAAAACCCGACTATTAATCCTGAAATCGGTAAAGCTTATAAACTTATAAAACCATCATATATAAACACCATACTAGCAGAAATAAAAAAACAATTAATATAGAGTATAATGCCTAGCAATCTCCCAGACCCATCAGTTAATGAACCGCTTAAAGTTACTGCTAACAGTACTGACTATCTGGTTACAATTCAATTTTTAAATGACAAAGGTCAAGTTAAAACTATTAGTAGAGATTTTAAAAAACTACAATTTGAATCATCATACCTTACTCCGTTTATGCGAGGTAGACTACAAATAGACAACACTAATGAAAAGAGTACATTTCAATCAATAGCGTCATTTAAAACATTTGATTACAATATGGTTAGTAGTGGAGCAGAATTTATTAACATTACTATTGAACAAATTTATAACCCTACCACAAATCAAAAAGTTACAATATTAGCTGAACGATATATAGTACAAAATGTAGAACTAGGTCTTAACGACGAGAAAAAAGTATTAAATTATTATTTTGTAAATATAGACTATGGGCCGTTAATGTATACTAAATTACCATGGTCGACAAATAATTATGTAAATGCCGCTGCTCAAAAAAATACAAACGATAAACAAATTTTAGTTAGTGACGCAATTAAACACTTATTAGTTTCACTATACCAAAAAGAGTCTAACCCGCAGTCAATTATTGATCTAAAGAACTGGGATGAAAGTTCTTCGAAAGTAGAATATACATTGAAAAATCAAGAACCTGCAATTATGGGTCTAAACTATTTAATGTCTAAATATGAATCTAAAACTCACGATATGGGGATACTAACAAAAAACAGAGGGTTATATCAACTTAACTCTTTAGATAAGCTTATAAAACAAGCATCAACAAAAAATTACACTGGTTTAATACGAATAGAAACAGAAGATAATAGAGAACCATATACTAATAGAATACAACCAAACAGATCGATCTGGAATAACCATCAACCTATACCTGCTCATATATCTACAATAAACATTGTACCGCAAGAGTCTACGCTCGGTTCTCATTGTATAGTAGATCATTCTGTATCTTCATATAATATTTCTAATAAACAATTTAACTTATTTAACCAGGAAGGTACTGTAGATAAATTAAAAGAAAGTATTAATAATTATACGTCAAGAACAACTGCCTTTGATGAATCTCATTTAAATACACCCAATAGAGTAGTATTATCTAATTTTGAAAATATTAAAAATGAATATAATTATTCAGGTCGATTAGCACTGCAACAAAAATTCATAAATACGTCTAAAAAATTAACAATACCAATAAATGGTAATTTATTTTTAAAAGGTAGTAATTTTATAAACGTTGAACTAACCGGGATTCCACTTAACCAAGAAATGAGAGATATTTCAGGATCATGGTTTATACTACAAAACACAACTGTCCTTCGACCAGGAATGTTTAAATCAAAAATTGTTTGTGGAAAATTAGATAAAGAAAAAGTATGAGTACAGTACCATTAAAAACAGGCATACCAAATATAGTGGATAGTAATGTTTTAGATCCAAATACACTAGATCCACAATATATAGATTTTAATTCTTTAGCTAAAGATTATGATAATATAAAATATACAAATGACCCAATAACAGAAGAAGCCGACTTCTGGGTAAATTTAGCAAATGCGAACCCGGTTGATATATCAGAACTAGATAATAGCGGAGAATTTATTGCATGGTGGTTAGATAAGTACCGTAAAAGTCATCCTTTAGTAAGAGATTTAGTTGAGCAAAGACTGCCTAATATAGAAGATACAATACTTCAAACTATATCAGAAAGCGTCGGTTTATTATTCACTCAATATTTAACACCGCAGCGTAGAAATATGCACTATGCAGATGAATTCGATCCAACACCAGATGGACCTGCAGCTAATCCAAACGATCCAAGTGTTACTCCATTTCCTTATAATAGTATAATAGATGATAAGTTAGACTTTGATACTCGTAAAAATATATTAGGTTTAAGTAAACGAGCGGAAGCTATTTTTGGACGAAATATGCGACAAGTTATTTACGGAGAACAAGGACAACCAAATCTTCCTCATGGGACTAATCTCGTTACTGATTATATACACTATCAACGTTTAGGAGAAATACATAGTGATATTATGATAGAGATAGGAAGAATTTTAGGTGGAACATATAAAGTGTTATATTGGTTAACATGCAACAAAATTGCTAATAAACAAGAAGCTGTTCCCGTCGTACATACTCTCAGAGTTGAAAACACTGAGCAAGAAGTAGATGATTTAATGAACGCAATTCAAGACTCGTGGCGAGGGTTTACTATGAATGATATTAAGTCTTAGGTTCTACCTGATCAATATCAATAACATCTGCCTTTTTTAATAAACGATCTAAAACTTCTTCTCTACTTAACATTAATTCACTTTGTTTCTCAGCAGCTAGAAGTTGCTTTTTAGAATCAATATCTAGCTGCTTCGCCTTTATTGTTGTATTAGATTTTTTATCTTGAACAACTAATTTATTTAATGTTTCTATAGCCCCAGTAGATGCTTTAATAAGTTCAGCAAGAGAAGAAACATTTTCTGCTTCAGGCATATGATGAACTACCTCTTTCATATTATCTATTAACTCTAATGAATCTTGAATTAATTTTGATGATTTTTTAATTATAAATTCTTCAACATCTTCTTTAGACAAATCAATATTGTCTTCAGCATGCTGAAGTATTTTCTTATTATCTTTCGGTAAAGTTTTTAATTGAGATATTAAATCCGCTGGATCAATGTCATCCATAAAATTATTTACTTGAAAAACGAAATATATACACTATATTTGTCGTATGAAATTAAAAGGCAGCATTAACGAACAATTAAAAGCAACTGGAGGTCGTTTTCCAGAAGATTTTAAAATGAGTTTTGTAAGAACTCACCCAGATGCAAAGCTACCAGAACAAGCACATAAAAGTGATACTGGGTATGATCTATATAGTGTTGAAGAGGTTATTGTTCCTGGAAGAGGATCAGTTGTTGTTCCGGTAGGATTAACACTCGCGTACTTAACACCTGGTCTTTGGTTTAGAATAGAACCTAGAAGTGGTTTAGGGTTTAAGCATAACATTCAACCTCATTTAGGTATTATTGATAATGGTTATAGAGGTGATCTAGGAGTAAAATTATATAATTTTAGTGATACTGAAGTAACACTTCCTAAAGGAAGTAAAATCGCACAAATAGTATTATACACTCATTTTACAGCAAAAGTAACAGAAACTAATAAGGTTGATGATACTGAACGTGGGAGTGCTGGATTTGGATCTACAGGATGACGATTTCTGACATCTGGTGTGAAAAATATCGACCGAGTACATTAGATGAAATAGTCCTAGATAAAAATACTAGGTCTTATTTTAATACAGTACAGTCGGAAAAAAATATACCTAATGTACTATTTGTAGGCAAGCCAGGTATTGGTAAGACCTCTCTAGCTAAGATTATCGTTAATGATGTTCTTAAATGTCAATATCTTTATATTAATGCCTCTGATGAGAACGGTATAGATACTATACGTACAAAAGTTCTTAACTTCGCGCAGACCCAAAGTCTCTTTGGGAATATTAAGATTATAATACTTGATGAGTGTGATGGGTTATCTATTGATGCGCAAAAAGCGCTACGTAATTCGATAGAAGAATATCACGACTTAACAAGATTCATTTTAACAGCAAATTATAAACATAAAATCATACCTGCTCTTCAAAGTAGATGCCAGGTATTTGATATCAATTATAATAAAAATGATTATATAACTAAATTAATATCTATCGTTAAAGCTGAAGAGGTAAAAATTAATAAAGAACAATTCACTTCTATTGTTAATAGTTGTTATCCAGATTTCCGAAAAGGTATTAATACATTACAAAAATATTACTTATCAGGTGGTAAGGATGATAGTGTATTTAATGTTACAGATTTCTTTAATGGATTAAAGGATCTTTTGAAGGAAAAGAAATATGTATTAATACGCAAATATATAATTGAAAATGAAGCATTATTTAATAATGACTATGATGAACTATTTAAACGGTTATTTGATTATATGTATACTGCGGAAATAGATATAGATAAAAAAAGAGACTGTTTAATTACAGTCTCTAAATATTTTTACCAGAATAGTCAATGTATCGATCAGGAGATCAATTTCTATTCTTGTATACTAGCCTTACGAGTTTAAGGTAAATAATTCGCCGTACCTAAGTTATAATTACCATCAGGTACTTTAGTTTGCTGACCTACATCGATTGTTTTATCTTCTGCTTCTGCAGGCTTCAGCTGTACTTCTCCTTGCTCTCCTTTAACTGGTCGAGTTGCTCGTGCTTCCTCCCACGACATATCAAATTCTAACAATTCTACAGGTATTGTTAAATTATGTGAAAAGAACCCTGGGTTAACTTCAACAACGATATCTGCACTATCCCAATTTTGTGAATCAGTAGCTTCTGCTTGATTAGGGTTCCTCGCATCATATAAATTCTTTTTTATAGTAGAAAGCATAAGATATTTGCCCTGCTCAACTAATGTTAAAATCTCATTTACATAATTTTGCCTAGCTTCACCTAGACCTTTATACCAATCAGATGACTTGCAAGTACTTTTAATTTTAACATAATCTCCAGCAACCGGACCGGGTCTAGTAAACTGACCAATTTGTTCTTCAAATAATGTATCGAACTTACTCATTTCAATTATTTATTGTTTTAAGCACTTATAAATTAAATAATTATACATGGCGATTAAGCTCGACATACTTAAAGATAGAAAGAATGCAGATGCATATCGTAAATTCTCTTACGCAGATTTAAGATTAGATCTAGATCTTAATAGTCATATACCATCTACTCCAGTAGGTATCAGTAAAAATCCTATAGATTTTAGATTAAGCTATGATGAAAATGCTATTTTTAATTCTATTAAAAACATCTTTAATACAAAGAAAGGGCAAAAGATTTTAAACCCTTCATTTGGCTTAGATTTAGAAGTATTTTTATTTGATAATATTTCTAAAGAAAATGGAGATGTTATTGGTAAAACAATATATGAAGAATTACCTTTACATGAACCTCGTATAACAGTAGAAGCAGTTAATGTTGTCGCTAGACCAGATGATAATGAATATGAAATAACCATGTCTATTATTATTCCTCCGTTAGGTAACAAATCAGCAACATCAACTGGAATATTAACAGAAGGAACTTTTAAATACATTTAACCCATGAGTCATTATACAACAAATACAGAACGATCTAATATAACAGAGTTCGATTTACCGACAAACGCATATGCTGGTTTTGACGCACAAACCATGCGTGATTTAATTATTAATCGTCTTAACAACGATTCGACAATTAATTTTACAGATCAAAATTTCGAAGGTAGTAATATTTCTGTGCTTATAGACATACTCGCATACACATACCATACATTATTATTTTACTTAAACCAAACAAGCGCAGAGAGTAATTTTGCTGATGCCGAGTTATATGAAAATGTAAATCGAATTGTAAAGTTAATAGGTTACAAACCAGCTGGACCGCAAACGTGTATATTACCAATTAATGTAACAGGAAAAGCAGCACTAAGTAAAGGTTATTATACAATACCGAAATTTACCTTTAGTACCGGTAGCGGTCAAACATTTACTACTATAGAAGATATAACGTTTGAAAAAACAACAACAACTGTCGAAACAATCGACCCTGTTGGTAATACATTAATGTATGAAGGTACTGTAGAAGAATATCCAGTAATATCTCCACTGGGTGAAAATTACGAAACAATATTTTTAAATCCTGGTGGAGACGTATTAATAGATCATTTTAATATTTTTGTTTATGTTAAGGAGACAAATGAGCAAAGTAAATGGTATGAATGGAGCAGAACACCGAGCTTGTTTTTATCAAACCCGAATGATAGACATTTTGAAGTTACATATAATGAAAATAAAAAATATGAACTCAGATTTGGAAATAATATTAACGGTAAGAAGTTAAACGATGGGGACTCTGTAGCAATATATTATATAAAATCATCCGGTACTCGAGGCAAAGTAACAAAAAATACATTGAACGCTAGTAATATAAATATCTACAATACTACACAATTCGATGAAATATTTGCTGATGTCAAAGACACATCACTTAATTATGTAAGTATATCCGCTTCACCTAATATTACTTTAACTAATACTGAAGATAGTACGGAATTCGGTGAACCAGAATCTGTATCAGAAATCAAACAAAACGCTCCTAGATTCTTTAGTTCGGAATATAGATTAACAACCAAAGCTGATTATAAGAGTTTTATACAACGTAATTATAAAAGCTTTATATATGACTGTGCAGTATTTAATAATAGCGATTATACAAACAATTATTTAAAATATATAAACGATGAATTAGGTTTAACAGACTACACTAAAGATACAAACGCATTAATGAATCAATATTATTATGCAGATAGTGCTGATTCGAATAATATATACTTAATTATTGTCCCTAAACTACGTAAAGAAAAATCCGTGGTTACTCGGTCTAACTACTTACCAACTGCATTGAAAGAAAAAATACAATTAGAGATTGAACAGTATAAACTATTAAATAGTGAAGTTACTTTTCTCGATCCAGTTTATTTAAATGTTGATATAGGACTTAAATCTGCTGGAGAAGATTCTAGTACAGCATTTAGAAACACTACTGAGATACATTTACGTAGGGATTCTCGAACATTAATTAATGAAGCTCAATTAAAATCAAGTGTGTTTAATATAATAGCGTCATATATTAAAAAATTAAAATTAGGAGATACAATAAATGTAAGAGATTTAAATAACGATATTGAAGCCATTAAGGGCTTAGTCGATTTTAAAACAGTAAGAACAGATTCAGGTCTAGAGATACCGGGGTTGTCATTATGTGTTTTTAATCCTATATATAACGGAAAGGATATAAAATTTATTGACACAACGTTAAAACTAAAACCATATCAAATACCATACATACAAAATGAAGTAGCCTTAAAAGATAAAATTAAAGTTATGAGTGTGTTGGAAAGTAAAGCTATAGTAGAATATTAATGAGTACGTCGACAGATAGTAATAATGACCCTAACGAATTGCCGGTTTCGTTTACAGTGACTGTTAATACTTCTGGAACTAACCCAGATAGTGTTGATAGTCATCCACTAAAAGCATCTCATGCTGGGTTTACTCGTATATCAAAATTTACAGTAGAGCCTGTTCTCTCAGCTGCTGACCATTTATCTAAACTTGATCTAGCAAATCTATTTGATAGTAAAGTATCTAATCGTATAGCAAAATGGGATTTTGGTGATGGGTATACATTAAGCGGCACAGATGCATTTAGGGCTACACATACATATAATGTACCAGGAATTTATACAGTTGCAGTTTTCTTATACGATAAAGACAGTAATGCGTATAGATCGACATTTACAGAAACAATATCAATCTTTAATTACGCAAATACAAGCCTTGCTGTAGAAACTCGGAATATAACAGAAGCTGATGGAGCAAATGCTAGAGCTTTATTCGCCGGTGAACGTAAAACATTTAATATGGAAACCACGGCGACCTGGCAAGACATACCAGATCCAGATGAACCTGCAACATTCTTTTTTACGTCAAGTGGTAGTATAGCAAAACCATTTGATTTTAATAATAAGTACGGGCATATAGTACCGTTTAATGCTTATTATGATGAAAATAATAATATAATTAATAACGTTAACGGGTTACAATCAACACTACACCCGCATTATTTTTATGTAGGTACTAATAATACAATAAAAGAATGTACAAAGAGTCAAGCTTTTTCTAGCGAAAATACTGATGCTCATCTTTTATATTCAAGCACAGATGAATACTTTAGTAAAGCTGCTCCACAAGTTCGTAGACCTATTAAGTTTCAATATCTTGATGATATACCAACCGGTCAAGTAAATTTATTAATACGATTAGATACAAGTAAGCACAGAGTAAAAAACTTTTATGTAGATAATATAGAAACAGATATTAATAATAGTGGTCGAAACTTTTTAGAAACAGATGTTGCTCGTCCAATAGTTAAAGACAAATCTACTATTAACAAAAATGTAGGCACTACTATTGGTATACCAGTAAAAATCCAAACACCATTTACTAAGCGATTATCGTTTACATCTACTGGAATGAAAGAGATGTCCAGTATACAATACAAACGTCAAGGTGATCCGTTTCAAGTATTCGTGGCTCTAGCTGATGAAAAACTAAACATTGCAAAATTTTATAATACGTTTTACTTACTAGCAGGAGCTAATAACCCACCTCAAGACAGACAATTGGCTTATGAATGGACAGATGGTACAACTACTTCAACATCTAACATTAGCAGTTTATGTACAGAGTATTTTCCGTATGACGGGACAGTGACGGCTTTAAGTAGTTATGCATATTTTAATATTACTCCTCTTGAGTCCGGAACATGGACGTTGAATATAACAGGAAGATTAGATTCATTTGACTCTGTAACTGCTGGTCTTACTTCATTAGGAAAAACTATAGATTACGATTCTGATGGTCCATTAGGCCCGGTAACAATCGGGACTAGCTCGGGAACCGCAATAGGCGGTGATAAACTAATTATGGGGTCTTATACCTTTACTGTATTTCCATCTACTAACGATGTAGAGATTTATAAAGTTAATGAAGATGTAGATTATTCAAATATATTAAAAAGTTACAGATTTCAATCCTTACAACATGAATACGATAAACTATTTGACGGTATTTTCACATCATTTGTAGGTGAAGCAAGCTCAAGCCCAACAACATTCGGTAAAACAATTTTTGAAAAAATTGCAAACTTTACAATGAATAATAGTGATGTTGATTTCTGTAGTGTTAAGTCACTTGAATCTTTTTATCATTTTCTTAATGAAGATATAGATACATCATTACCAGATGCTCCACCTGAGCTAAGAAGAATGTATGATTTATTTAGTGTAAAGATTACTAGATTATTAGGTGATTATGAGCGGTATAATAGAAGTTTTGACACTCAGTTTTATACATCATCTGCTTCTAGAAGGAATATAGATTTTGATAATAAAATTACAACATCTACTTACGTAGTAACCGCTGGTAAACCGTTTGTTGCAAGACAGAAATTTAATAATGAGTTTATTTTTATTAACCCTCAGCAAATTCCAAACTTAAGTGCTCATGCGACACTTTCAGGATCAGGAGTTGGTGCAATAGTACATCCTAACCCCGTTTTAACTACGTACCGTTTAACTGCATATAATGCACTTAGAGAGGGTGTTGCATGGTCAACATCTCCTGGTCTGTCTACTGACCCTACGGGGACATATACTCAAGTACCATTAACTGCCTCTGGAGTCGGTACATGGGGTTGGCCACTAGATACAACTGTTGTTGGTGCATCTGGATTAGATTTATTATATGATTTTTATCCGTTTTCAGAATATAGTATTGTTTCTGATGAAAACGTACAAAATAATATTATAGACTATAATAATAAATACAATTCTGTTGCAAGGTCAGTTTCATCTTTAAGCGCGTCGTGGGATCCTGTTGGCGGAGTATAAAGAGTGGAAAAAGCATTACGAAGAAGTTTTTAATGCATCAGAACTACCTACTCTATATAATAATTACCTTACTGAGTGGAAAACAGAAAAATTAGAAAGAGAAGTAGATGATGATCTTTATGTAAGAAATATATATACCCAATTTCTTAAAAATATAAATCTTAGTACAATAGATAATAATGTTGTAAGGTTTCTTGATCGAATCAAGACTACTAACATTTATGAATTAGAATTAGCTGTACATTATTATTCTGAAATAATAAAAGATCAATTAAAACATGTTCGCGATTTAAGAGAAGATTTTAAGTTTACTAAGACAAAAAACAAACTTAAATCTTCAAAAGTCGGAATAACAAATTACCTTAAAAATTTTATCATACGGTTACTTAACGATAAAACATTTATTACTGAAGGTACTAATACACTAGTCGATGATATAAACATACCAAAAATTGCGAATAATTTTAGTATTAATTTAAATACATATGCATCAGACGAGTTTGTATATAATTTTCATAAAGTAGATAAAAACCTCGTTTTAAATATACCACAAAAGGTTCTCGATGAAGTACCTAATATTAGTCAGGTATTAACGGTTAATAAAGAC